ATGTATAGTCGCAGTGCCTACAATTATAGTCCCCATCTGGGCAAAACCTATGTATACGATAACAAGTATTACAAAAATTTAGGTCACGTGATCAAAAATGCTAAGCGCAAACACGATGCTCTCGAACGCGAGGCGGACGAGCGCGAGCTCGATCACCTAGACAAGTATCTAGTCGCCGAAGATCCGTTCATGGGTCCCGGTAAAAATCAAAAGTTGACTCTGTTCAAGGAGATCCGTAACGTGAAACCCGACACGATGAAGCTGATCGTCAACTGGAACGGCAAAGAGTTTCTCCGTGAGACTTGGACCCGTTTCATGGAAGACAGCTTCCCCATCGTGAACGATCAAGAAGTGATGGACGTGTTTCTAGTGGTGAACATGCGTCCCACTAGACCGAACCGTTGCTTTAGATTTTTGGCGCAACACGCGCTCCGATGCGACCCCGAGTACGTTCCCCACGACGTGATCCGCATCGTCGAACCGTCGTACGTCGGCACCAACAATGAATACCGCATCAGTCTCGCCAAGAAAGGTGGCGGCTGTCCCGTGATGAACCTGCACGCCGAATACACCACTTCGTTTGAGAGTTTCATCGACAAGGTGATATGGTACAACTTTTACAAGCCCATCGTGTACGTGGGCACCGATTCGGCCGAAGAGGAGGAGATCCTTCTCGAAGTGTCGCTCGTGTTCAAGATCAAAGAGTTTGCTCCCGACGCGCCACTCTACACCGGTCCCGCGTACTAAATTTGCGAAGAGGACAGTCGAGCCAGTTCGTCGACTCTCCGTTTGAGCTGTGCAATTTTTTCGTCGTCTTTGTCGTCGCGACGCTTCTGAAGCATACTTTTCGCCTTTGCGATGTCATCGTTTACGATAAAGTATTCGACGGCTCGCAAAAATCTCTCTCTGGACATTGTGTCCGCTCGGTCGCCGTTTGCCGCCTCTTTGACCGCGCTCGCGGTCTCTGCGTCTTTAAACATAAACTGAACAATAGACATCGTCCGTTCGACGCTGTCAATGAGCCGCAAAGCGTCATCTTTCGCAACGATATTTTTTACATTGTTTAAATCTCGAAGTATATCGGCCACGTTGCTTTGTATAATTTGGCTGTTTTCGGCTACTGCGCTCGACGCTATCGTCTCGGCTTTGATCCGATTGAACATTTCTCGTTCGGCCAATTCGTCTCCAATTCCTCCTCCTTCGATCTGACTATTTTTTGTAGTAACAAATTTAATCCGTCTCGGGTCCTCTTCTTCGTCGAGCCACGACGACGGTTCCGTTTCGGTTTCAATTTCCGACGAAGACGAGGACGGTTTGATTCCTATCCGCCGAGACAGGATCGCACCCATGGGCGTAGATTCAACGTTGGGCGCGGCCACACTGGGTGGTGGTGTAATTTTGCGAAGAGTCGGTCTTTGTTTGATCTGTTCTAAAAGCAAGTTGCGCGTGTCGGTTTCGGGTGGTGACGACGCCGGTTCGACGGGTCTAAGACTCGGTTTTTGTTTGATCTGTTCCAATAATAAATTTCTAGCTTCAGCCGGCGGCGGCGGCGGGACGGTAATGAGTTGAGGCGGCGGCGGCGGCGGCGGTGGCGGCGGCATAAAAGTCGGTGGCGGCGGAGGTGGCGGCGGTGTAGGAATCTTTGATGATTCAATCTGTTTAGGCAGGATCAATGATTCAATCTGTTCGGGCAACGGTTTAATCGGTTCCGACAGGATCGATGGTTCAATCTGTTCGGGCAGGATCGATGGTTCAATTGGTTTAGGCAGGATTGATGGTTCAATTGGTTTAGGCAAGATTGATGGTTCGGGCAGGATCGATGGTTCAATTGGTTTAGGCTCGGGCAGGATCGATGGCTCGGGCAGGATCGATGGTTCGGGCAGGATCGATGGTTCGATCGTGGCCTTTGATGCGGCCGTCAAAATTTCATCAATTGTATTTTCGATGCGAACCGGCGACGGCTGAGCTACAGCAAGCTTCAAAAGTGCCAAGACGCGCTCCAAATGTTTGTTAACTTGTACCGGATCGTGGGACTCTTTGGCGAGATCAATGTGTCTCCTCATGGCCAGTTCGTATTGCCGGTCACATTGTACGTCATCAATGGCTCTGTCGATCTGTACAATTTTGTCGCGCAACGACTCTGATAGAGTCGGACGCAATGAAACTTTATCCTCGTACATATCGCCCGCTATTCGCAATAATTGCATGCATTCGTAAATGTCCAAATTTACCACTTTTGATTGTGGACTGGCCGAGAGCAGTTTGCGTTTCAATTCGACACAGGGCGACGGTGTTACGAGTCGCGACATTAACAATTTTAAATCTACATTATAATTGTTCTCTTTGAAAAAATCATCAAGACTAGTTGTCGTCACCATAATGGACACCCGCTTTGTCGAAGATATCAATCAGTTTTGTAGAGACGTGCAGGTTCACAGCGGCGGCGGCGGTTCCCGTTTGATAGACGGCAAGTACGGTAAAGTGAGCGTGATCAGACACACTCCGACGGACAAGTTGTTTTTGAAAAAGACAATCAAGCACGAAAACTTTGATGCGATCGAATTGACGGTGCATCACCTTATGAGAGACCATTCGAATTTCATCAAACTCTATTATGCGTTTAATACGCCCAAGATTCACGTGCTCATCATGGACTATGTCGAGGACGGAGATCTGTTTGAGATATTAAAGATGGACGGACCGTTTAGTGAACGCAAGACTGCCAATGTCGTTTCACAATTGGTATTTGCTCTCAACTCTTTACACAAACACAGGATCATTCATAACGATGTAAAATTGGAAAACGTTTTATATACCAGGAGCAATAGACGTGTTCAACTGTGCGATTATGGCTTGTGCAAACCGATCGGGGCCGTGCAGAAACAGGACGGCACCGTCGACTATTTTTCTCCCGAAAAGATTCGAGACCAACCATACGACGAGACCATGGACTTTTGGGCCGTTGGCGTGATTGCTTACGAACTGTTGAGCGGTGAGCATCCGTACAAAGACGGCAAAGATGACGACTTGGACGTTGACATTTTAAAGTATCGCATCGAGAAAAGTTTTAGACCCATACGAAAACGTGACATTTCAGAGGTCGCCATCGACTTTATCAAAAACATGTTACATCCCAATGTTAAATCAAGACTGTGTAAAATAAAACACATAACTATCCATGACTTTTTGTATAAAGAGTATGAGCAGTACAAATAAAATGTAATGAAATAATATTATTGTTTTATTATGTGTTGTGTGTGTGTGTATAAGGGAAAATAATAATAATGCAAGTATAGTTGTGTGTATTATAAGGGAAAATAATAATGCAAGTATACAAGATACAAAAGTATATTTATTGCAAGTATAAGTTATATTAACCACCACCATAAATTTTAATTATTATCATACAATTATATTATTTATTTATATTTATTATTACAATAACATACAATTACATTTATTATTTATACAAGATAAATTCCATCGATGAACATGTAATAGGAGATCAAGCCGTGTCTTCCATTTCGTTGCACATACAAATCGAAGGAAGTGGAAGACACGGCCAGACACTCGCACATTACTGAGTTAAAAACTTCACTTTTCCATCGGGATACAAACGCGTCGTGTTACACTCGGATATTGTCGCCTGCCTATATTTAGACTTGGACTTGGATTTAGAAATGGAAGACGCGGCAATTGTCGACTTGGATTTAGAAATGGAAGACGCGGCACCGGCGGGCTTAGGCTGCCTAGGCTTAGGCTGCTTAGGCTTAGGCTGCGGAGACGCGGCCGATGTAGACGGTGGCTGCGGCGACGGTGGTTGCGGCGGCGTCGATGTAGATGGTGGCTTAGGCTGCGGAGACGCGGCCGATGTAGACGGTGGCTGCGGCGACGCCGGCTGCTGTTTGCGCTGTAACTCATTCATAATAATGTTTTCGTCGATACCTCTACGGCGTTCGATACGCCGAGTGTAATGTATGTTGCGCGCTTGACACATGTACCGATCTATGGAATCGAACAGAGCCGGCACACCATTGGTCCCATTATTCTCATCTTTAATCATCACCTTCTCCATAATAATTGACTGAAACTCGTTTGTGCCCGGTAATCTGTACAAACATTCAAAGCCCTTGTGCAATTTTATGTCACGCACGTCCATGTCTTTGCCATCTTTATCCTTGCAGCTAACAAATTCAATATCATCGTCGTCATCGTCATCATCATCATCATTATTAATCGTTACTGTCTGATCAAATTTAGTTTTATAATATTGATCAATTACGTCCGGATCGGATATGATTTCCTTTTTAATGACCACATCATTATCGTCTACAACAACGGGCTCTTTGTACGGAACAACACAAGAATCATCGTACCTGAGAGGTTCATCGGACTGAGATGATGACTCTGACTGCGGCGGCGGCGGCGGCTCGGTCGCAGACTCGGACTCTGCCTGTGGCGGCGGCTCGGTCGTAGTAGACTCGGACTCTGCTTCATGCAGCGTCTCGGGCTCGGTCGCAGACTCTGGCTCGGTCGTAGACTCGGACTCTGCTGCTTCATGCGTCTCGGAAGTCTCGGGCTCGGGCTGTAGCGTTGGCGGCGGCTCGTAATCGGGCAAATAGTCTAGATACTCAAATGGTTCGAAAACGGGCGCAATCTGCGGTGGCTCAGATTCGGCCGCAGATTCGGGCGGGGACTTTTCGGTATTATTGAAAGCCTCCTGGTTCGGCGGAATGTTATCGTCGTCGTCGGCATCATAATCTGTAGACTCGTCGCTATTAAGTTGTACAGAACAGTTAGTATTAGATTTTAATTTGTCTATATTTACTACCGATATGGTGTCCGGCCGAACTTTATCATCATCATCATCATCATCGTCAGAAGAATAAACAATTGCAGGTGTAATCGGTATTGACCGTGACAACTTACGTGACTTTAATGATTTGGCGGTAGCGGTAGATGCGGATCGTTTCCTGCTCTTGGCCTTGGTGCTCACTGCCGAAGAAGAGTCAGATGCGGCCGTCGCCACGCCCGAATCATCTACGTCGTCGGCGAGAATTCCAATTTTTTTGGCAGCATTGTTAGTAGCGCCGCGCAGCTGGTTATAAAAATCGCTCATAAACTCGTTCATGGGACCAACATTTAGTGATACGAAATAATTCATTTTTTCGCAAATGATACATGAATAATTCACATGTTCTTTAATCTCCTCTACAATCTTTTCGTATATACAATCGACGCAGAATCTATGTCCACACGTCATAAGTTGAGAGGCTGATTTTTCATTGCAAGATTCGCACAAGATCGCGTCTACGCGCAATTGGTACAATATTATCACAGACTTGAGCTCGTTGATAGACAGATTGATCTTAGCCTCTAATACTTGACGGGCATTCAGTATGGCCGGTCTAAGTTTATCTTTCATAATATAGACCTCGTTGTGAATCGATTCGGAACATAGAAAATTAGTGTAAAAATTTAAATTTTGATATTTACATTTCTCCATCAGAGTGATGCCCAATTCGGTTGCGGCAATGGTTATCTCCTTGTGGCTTTGAGCAGTCTCGACAATTTGTAAAAATTTACGTACCAAACGATAATATTCACTGTCATCGTAAGTGGTCCTCTCGTGGCTCCTCAGCAGCTCGTCCATCTTCACCAATAGTATTTCGACAAGTTTAAATCGGGTCATGTCGGTCAAGAGGTCATTGAGTTTTTTGTTCAACTTGACATCGAATGGAACGCGGCACATGTTTTGCTTGAATTGAACCAAAGCGTCACTGTACACATTGTACTGAGTTTTTGTCACGTTAAATCGAAACGTGTTCGATTGTAAATCGAGATGACCGACGCGGTTATTGCGCTGTTGCACTTTATTGGTGGCCGGCACCAAAAACACGTTGATGCATTGCATCGACTTTGACTCTTCGAACGCGATATAATAGTTGGACATCATCGTCGCAGAGTGGTGTACAGAGCTATACTGTTGCCGCGAACACGAACAGTTCGGCCTTTTATAGTCGGGCACGATGGAGCGCGTCGCCTACATGATTCCGGTCACGTACGCCAGCGGATGCCTGGCCAAATTTAGATATGAACAGGATGCCTGGCCGGATTTAGATAAGATATTAACAGGATGCTTGGCCGGATTTAGATAAGATACGAACAGGATGCCTGGCCGGATTTAGATATGCCGGTCACGTAGGCGGCGATAAGATATGTCGGTCACGTAGGCACCGGAGCCGGATTTAGATATCAACTTTTTTGTAGTGCAAAAATATACCCTATTTCGTAGTATATAGAGTCGATATATACAGTGTAGACTTTGCTAGATAAATAGTCTACGATTCGAATTATTGTACTGTATATTGCATCCTGCTGATAACTCAACTTTTTTGCACTGCAAAAAAAAAGATAACTTATCGAGCCCGCGTCCGCGCTCGTCGATAACACATACACACACAAGAACCATCGCGTCCGATATAAAAGGCCGAACTTGTTCGTGATCTGGCACACAACGCTTTCGGTCTCGAACTCTGTCTGACTAACTCTGTCTGACTGACGAGTGCTAAGCTGAATTTTGTAGTGATTTGGATTACAGTGTGTTTAATCATACAAAGGTGAGCTATTTTTTTTTCTATTTTTTTATTTCTCTATTTCTATTTCTCTATGCGTGTGTTATGTGTGTTGTATGTGTATGACGTTACGGCGCAATTTCGAACAAAACAAATTTTGTTATAGATGTCTTCTACTATTGCCATTTGCAATACCTCTGGGGATGTTAATCCTCCTCATATTGATTCTGACTACGACACCCCTGAGATTGAGGTCTCTAATGGTGCTGCCGCGGCTGCCGATACCGGCGCTGGTGCTGTCGCTGTTACCGACGGCGCTGCTGGTGTTACTGTCGACGGTGCTGCTGTCGACGGCGCTGCTACTGCTGTCGACGGTGCTGTCGACGGCGCTGCTGTCGCTGCTACTGCTGTCGCTGTTACTGTCGACGGTGCTGCTGCTGCTGCTGCTGCTGCCGATCCCGGTAAATTACCTGCTATTAATTATATTTCTGATCATAAATACAATAACTTGTACATTGCTCTGAATGATTGTAACAATATTCTTTATGAATTCATGGAATTGCCCACCGATTTGATGCGGTTTATTACTAAAACTGTTGTTTCTAATGAGCATTTGTTTTCCGATTATAATACTATCCAATTATTTTTACGATCTAACGTCTTGGACGTGATCAATGGTCGCGTGTACTTTGCGAACATGTCTGATAATTATAAAATTCGTATATTTTGCCAGTACATTGTCCAGTTGTACTATTTGTGTTTTGATAAATTTGATGACGATGATTGTGACGTCAAAACTAAACTATACGCCGAGCTTGACTTTATAGAATTGATCCGTCTCAATAAAATGTTTAAATTTGACGGATTGGAGTTGTACGACATGGCTTTGAGACACACGATCATGGTCAAGGATCATAATATAAATATCAACTGTTTTAATAAATTCATTGCTAACGCTATTGGTATTAGGAAAAGCGTACTGTACATGGCTTTCTCTGTGCCCGGTTACGATAATGACACTGCTAACAATTCAGAGTATACATATGATAACAAAAATTACTCTATGTCAATTGCGCGATACCTGTTTGATAATTCGTTTTACTATGAAACTGATTGGTCCAAGAGATTCAATTTGAACGAACCAATCTATAATAATTTGAGTCAATTCTTTGCTGTATTTTCAAAGTTTAACATTGATTATCGTGACTTTAAAACTAACAATTGTTTAGTTAAAAAACTCATTGTTGCCAATGTGTACATTTTAATGCATCAGAAACGTTACAATGATCTATACGAGGAATTTAACATTATTGATGCGATCAAAACTGCCACGAGCCGAGATGAAGTCATCTCTATTGTCGAAAAGGCGGCTCAAGATTTGAAAAAGTTTAATTTTTCCATTTACAATTTTTCCGAAATTTTAAGGTCCGATTCCAAATACCAAACTAGCGATGAGTTAATTAAAAATAAACAACCATTTAAATTTAACTATGAATTGAGTTATGCCCTAAACGATGATCAATGTAACAAAATGTATTCGTATCTTGTGTCCCAATTGGAAAAATCATCATTGCTGCCCAATATTCATGTTAAAATTTATAATTTGATTAAACAATTTAACATTATGTCTTGCGAACATTTTAACGATACTGTGATTATTGCAAAATCTTGGAAAAGGATTTACATGCATTTTAAATTATTTGTAAACATGTTCAATTGGATCGACTTGGAATTTGTGGCCTATGCCATTAATAAAGTTTTGGATAAAAAAATTGCTCAATTAACAATTTGCGATGAATATGATGATAACGATGAAGATGACGAGTATACCGCTGTTTTAAATAATGATGCTAATACTACTGACTATGATTCAGATACGATTAGTCCAAATGTGGATGACACTCCTAATGACACTCCTAATGTGGATGACACTCCTCCTAATGTAAATGACACTCCTAATGTGGATGACACTCCTAACGATCAAATTGAACATGTAATTGCTCCAATTAGTACTCTTAATGCTGCGACCGAGGATGTATCATTTGAAGAAAGATGGGCTGCCATAAAATCTAAATATGCCGAAACTTTCAAAGATTGTGCACGTATCATAGACGACTATAAAGATTATGCGCATAAAACTTTTGATAGTGTACGAGAAAATATTGGTAGAATTGAGGCCCACAAGGTTAAAACTTTTGATAGTGTACGAGAAAATATTGGTAGAATTGAGGCCCACAAGGTTAAAACTTTTGATAGTGTACGAGAAAGTATTGGTAGAATTGAGGCCCACAAGGTTAATGAGCTGACCAATATTAGCGCACCGAATGTGGTTGTTAAGCGCAAGCGTGGGGCCGCGTCTTCCGTTTCTTCTAAACGGGCTAGATATGGAGTTAAAATTTTGCCTCCTCGCGCCGCAGCTAAACGATTGTAATTTTTTTTGTATATTTGATTTGTATTATTTAACTAATGATTTTATACTTGATTTGTATTATTTTAACTAAACTTTGTAACATGTGTATTACTATAATAATCATTTTTAACTTGTATTATTTTTAACCTTGTTTGCTCTAAATAAATGTGTTTAAAATGTATTCAATTTTTTAATTCCTTGACTATTTTTTTTAGTTTAATATTAACTTGTACATACACATACACACGCACAGCACATACACATTTTATAAGAAGCGTAGTAAATACAATGCTGTGTCTTGTTGTCTTTAGATGATACTACAACACCCATCTGACAACGAATTAAATAAACCATTATCTCAAGTATTCAAACATTTACGAGAAATGGGCGACGTGTACGATGATACCGAAATGGCAGCTATTTACGCCGCAGCCACCACCTCAGTCGAGGATACTAAAAATGATGTAAGTAGCTATCATGACCACCAAGTATTATCAAACTTTATACTTAACGGCATGTACTCTGAAGATTTGAAGGTAAATTTAAAGGCTCAATACAACGTTAAATTGGCCGCGTTTCGAATAATAGAACACAAATACGGCGAGCTCAAAGATATTTGCGGAATAGACAAAACGTCTCCTCTCCACTATGGCGAAGATGAAACTGTAGTTTTGTGCGGCGAAGACAAGTGTTATCATTCTCTCATAGCCGAAATTGCCGACTTGTCCAAAATCATAGAGGATTTGTACGACGCGTCTCCCGTGTACAGATTAAACTATTTTATATTTGTACCGTACGTGAAACGGTTGCTGCAAATAATATGCATGTTCACAAACGATGTATGTTGCAAACGATCCGTCCGCTCAACTATCGCCCGACTCGAAACATGTCTTAAGCGCGGCAATGAAAAGTTAGAATCGGTTCGTAGACTTAACAAAACATTATGCGTGATGAGCGTTTTCCTACAGCAAACCGTGTACGAATGTAACATTTGCAAAGACGTGTCGCACGACGAACGTTTCTTGAAACCGGACGAGTGCTGCGGCTTTAGGATATGCAATCTATGTTATGCGAACCTGTGGAAGTTTTCTAACACGCCCCACAATCCAGTCTGTCCCGTGTGCAAGACTAGTTATCGCGTCGAAAAATACGAGTCATCATCGTCGCTGATAAACGTTAATATATAAAGTGTGTGTGTGTGCGCTTTATCATTATTAAAAATAAAATGGAAAATACTTTTGTTGTCGAGGTACAACCCACCATGTCGGTAGAACAGCGGTTCGTAATTAATGTGAAACAATTAATCGAGCCGTCTACGCCTCAATTGCGATACATCAAACTTAGCGAGCATGCGTACGAACCGACGTATGGTTCTGACGGAGCGGCGGGTCTCGATCTGAAAAGCGCTCACGACTATGTCATAAAAAGCGGCTGTCGAACCGTGGTCAAGACCGATCTCGCCATATGCATACCGGAAGATTGTTACGCGAGAATCGCGCCTCGTTCGGGACTCTCGGTCAAACATGGTATTGATGTGGGCGCCGGAGTGATCGACCGCGATTACAGAGGCAACGTCGGTATAGTCTTGATCAACAATGGAGAATTCAGCTTTGTGGTCAATCGAGGAGACAGAGTGGCTCAGCTGATTTGCGAACGCATCTATAGATGTGTGCCCGTCGCGATGGAATCTTTGGACGAGACGACACGAGGAGACGGCGGTTTTGGTTCTACCGGAATTTGAATTTAATAAATGATGCAATGAATATGTTGTGTTTTAATCAGCAAACTTGAAGTGAATTGATAAACACGAACAGTCGGCCAGGTTTGATTCGAACTTGTCTGACTTTTCGTTAACATCAACAGTTGGTCGGGTTTGATTCGAATTTATCTGATCGATGAAAAGTCGGACAGGTTTGATTCGAACTTGTCTGACTTTTCGTTAACATCAACAGTCGGCCAGGTTTGATACAAACTTGTCTGACTTTTCGTTAACATCAACAGTCGGCCAGGTTTGATTCGAACTTGTCTGACTTTTTGTGTTGATGAAAAGTCGGCCAGGTTTGATTCGAACTTGTCTGACTTTTGTGAAAATATCTAAATAAGTTGTAAAGATGAGTTCCACCACAACGGCGTCGCCGGCTGCCGATGTGCTTTCATTGGAGCGGAATCAGCTCAAGTATTTGTTTCTCGCCTCATATTTTGATCTGGTCGACACTCAGCGGCTCGCCGATGAGACGAGACCGTTTATTCGAGAGTATCTTTTGAACAACTTTCGCGTGATCAACGATGACACGCTATTAAAGTACATTGACTATTTACAAGAGATTCGGCTTAAACACATGATTGCCGACAGGTCGCCCGACATTTTCAAGTACATCAAGCCGCAATTTAAATTTAAATGTACGAAGCGGCGTATGGACATTTTAAAATTGGACCGAAGCGTCTTCATACAACCAAACACCACCATATACGCAACGAACATGTTCGTTGCTAATCCACTCGACTTTGGCGTACAAATGTATCGATTGTTTGCTCGCGTGTTTCCCAATAGAAAGTTTGTCAATAACGAGCTCAGTCACGCGGTCATAGGTGGTAACGAGGGCTACGTGTTCGATCGATCGTACGTGGACTGGTGCGGCGTGCGATTGTGTGAAGTGGCCAACGTGCAACAAAACAATCCGTTTCCGTACCGATTATACTTGATAGGCGAACAGATGGCTCAGTTTTTCATCAAGGAAAACATCATGTTCGATGACGGTAGACTTTTGTTGAGAAATTTCTACAAAGGTCTACCAATGTACAAGTCCAACTTTGAAATTATAAACAGCAGAAATTTTGTTACGAAAAAACCCAACGAACTGTTCGACTACATACAGCAAGAGCTGAACAGTCAGTCCACCTATGTAAAGTTTATACAACGCGATTACATATTTGACGCCGGCGACTTTCCCGACGACCTACTCGAGCTGCTCAACGATCACATGACTTTGACTTCGGTGTACAAGTTTATACGAAAATTTATTGAGGGGGACGAGCTGGGCAACGATTACAGCGAGATCGTGTTCGATCGCGTGTCCGTCGATCGGTACAGAAAGATGATTGTCCGGATCGATGATAGAACCATCTTTCCAACGTTGAGGTTTGACGCACCGTCGTACATATTCATTCGTCCCGACTTTGTTCAGATTCGAGGCGTCAGAAACGCGTTTTACGCGCCAAAAGAACACGTTCTCGGCATACTCGAGAACAATCTGTTTTTCGGCGCCAAGGAAACGTTAGAGTTTGACTTTGACAAATTGATACCGTACAAACAGGCCGTTCCTGCGATACGAGTCGCCGGCGAGATTTATTCGATTGTGAGAGAACAGAAAATCTATTTGACACGTTGGATGTTTGCCAATAAGATACCTGTGTATCTTTTAATAAGAGGTGATTACGAAAGTTCTTCTTCAGAGTATAAACGATTAAACGAGCTGAACAATCCGTTGGTCCAAAACGCCGTGCTTCAGCTGCTTTTCGGTCGGAGACAATAATTATTATAAGAGTTTTTAAAACAACATGGACGATTTGAGAACGGGCGGAAACGTATCAAACGCAAACAATCGATACAATCCGATGAACATGAATCCGAACATGTTGATGACGGTGCTCATCGGTCTGGTGATTATAATACTTTTGATTCTACTGTTCCAATGGAGCAGCCCCAACAGCTCGGACAAGGCGGGCACCAACATGGCCTATACGAATCCGTTGAACGCGACGATGAGAAACAATCCGTTGATAAATACACCTCAGAGGGCGATGTTGTGATGATATAAGTGGACACAATAAATATGAAATCGTCATCTGACAAAATTCGAACGGTCACCGAGATCGTCAACGGACAGGACAAGTTAATCAAAGACTATGAGTTGGACGAGTTAAATGAAAAAAATTTAAACAGTCTTGTGAGCTATGACAATTTGGTCACAAAAATGGTTCTCGCCAAGTACATGGCCATGCTGAACATGTTACAGTTGACGCAGCCGTTGCTTGCGACGTTTCGCGACAGGAACGCGATCCGGGAAATTGTCTCGATCGTGCACGGATCAATCGGTTTCGTGCACAATCGCGTCAACCCGCTGGTCAAACACTTTGATCGCATGGAGTACGTGGTCACGCACGATCCCAAGTATAGCGTGCCGGGCGAACCGTTGTTCTTCACCATGTCCCAGGACGGGGACGAGCAGGTGATTCAATGCTACATTGACAGACCGACGATCGTGCGCACGCTCGAAAAGGAAGTGGACACTACGATTAGCGTATACGACATTGACGGCAGCCGTAGCAAACAGAACAAGTTGGCGAACGCGCTTCGCAGCTCGATGAAACGAAAAAAGCGCAGATATGACGACGACGAAGACGGAAACAGTCTTACGGTCGACATCAACTTGTCCGAGATCGAGGTCACACAATATCTAACGCTGCTGCTGATCATCGAGCACGCGTACATACATTACAATGTACTTCACAACTACGACGTCCACAACTATACCAGATCGCTGTGGGACCATTCGATTTTTGCTCACAAGTCGGCAAATCTCAACAATATTTTTAACAATTTGCTTTTGAGTAAATTTAAGTTTACCATTGAAGATTTCGATTGTATAAAGTCTATATCTAAACATAAAGGCATATTGACTATATGAAAATAAATTGTGACACAGAGCAAATCAATGTGGTTGTTATTGGCATTTTTCATCATATTAAAACTCATGGTATATCATCAATTGCAAAAAATGCAATTTGGCGCCAACGATTCAAAGATTTGCCCCAGAGGCTATCACGGCACCAATTCCGATCCGTTTGATTGCAACGCGTACTATTTGTGTCCTCAGGCTATACGTTTCTTTTGTCCGACGGGACAGCAATTCGATCTGGACACGAAAAGATGCGAAGACGTTGTGGATTTGGACACGGGATGCGTAGGCAGACTGCATAGAAATTTGTTATTGTAAATGAAACAACGCAATAGATCAACAATAATACATTTATTTCACAAGAAAAATAATAATTGCACAATATTTTTTTTATCTTTTATCTTTTTTTTATCTTGGCCTACGTGACACGATTACTGGTGATTCATCGATAATTACATTTTTATCTATTGAGATAATCGAATCTAAATCTCTTGCGCAAGTGCCCGTTGTCGAACTGAGCGCATTGACAAACTGTGCGGACACGTTGCCGGTCAACTGTAGCAGAATTTTGTACTCTAAATTTTGATTGACGATCACGGATTGGACATTTTTAAAAGCCAACGATTCTCGGTTTTTGCGCACCGACAGAACGTGCCACACCGAAGTCGAAGTTAGATCCTTCATCACGACTACCGTAGGAGGCCGACTGAAGCATTTGTTTTCGAGCAAACCTCGCGACACAAAAGGTAAAATAAAACAACTAATTATATAGCCGCCACCGTTGGTGTTGCCGCCGCCGCCGGCATCATCGTAAATTTGTCGTAGTGTCATCGATATGGGACGTTTATTTTTTTCGTAGCCACTGACGAGTCTTGTGGTAGTAGTAGTAGTGTCATTGGTATCATTGTAATCGCATTCGTATACGAATTGAACGGTCGAGTCGGGCGATTTAGGTACATACATGATAACTAGATTGCCGCCCCCGTTTCCGTTGTTGCGGGCTTCATATAAATTAATAACCATTATTTTTTTTTCACTTTCAGTATATCGCTGAATCGGAAAAGATGAAGATGTTACACAAACAGAAACTCGATCGGCATCAGCAGCAGCACCAACTCGTCGCCGACGACGACTACAACACTGAGCACCTCGTCGAAGACTTTGCTGACGAGTTTGGCAGTTTTGATAATGATTCAGAACAACAACAACAACAAGACTACAATGCTAGTCACCAAACTCCAAAGTGTGAAGATGTTTCGGAAATGATAGACAAAATAAAAATTTTCAATGATCGCATCAACATTGAAAAGGAATTGGAATTGGATAACTTATTTTTTCAACAACAACAGCAGCAGCAAATCATGCCGACACCTCCTCCTTCGGTGCGCGACTTGCCAGTTTTAAACGAAACACCATCGGTCACACCATCGGTCCGAGTAAACGAAACACCATCGGTCCGAGAATCTGCGCCAATTATACCGATTTACGGTAAAGGCAAAATGATGAAAAAGTCTGGCAAAAATATGAGTAAAATATTGAAAAGCAACGGCGGCGACAACGGAGACGACAGCAGCAGCGACGATAGCGGCAACGAAACCAAGTCGTCGAGTTGCGGCTCAAAGAAACAACCGAGATACAAAAAGAAAAGGGCAGCTATTGTCGCAAAGCCGCCGACCAGTAAACCGATTATAAGTTCGTCCGACGACTCGTCTTCGGATTCTTCCACCGAAGATGACGCCCCCCGAGACCAATCAAACGGTCGCGACCGATCAAGATCAAACAGTCCGGTGAACGATCCGGTGGTTGAGGAGCAGCAGCGTCGGATGTCTTCCAACGGTCAGCACTCGGCGGCCATCAACATGATCATTAACGATGACAATGCAGACTTTGGCGCCGAAACGGATCAGTCGAGACGGTTTGTAGATTTTTACACGTCCAAGCTGTATCACATGTTTATAATTTCGCCCAAGACCGGCGACGTCGACGGCGATCCGACCGCGTACGAGTTGCGATATGTGAACACGGTGCATTCGGTGCTGAGCGAGTATCGCAAATATTTTAGCAAGTTGAGCAACAAAGTTTTGGTGGTCACGATGGCACGTTACAGATTCATGATCGTGGAACGAGTCTTGCACGCGATGAACATTAACATACCGCTGCTCGAACGCATCGAAGAACCCAAGGACAATGAGATTTCATTCAACGAAGTCAAAGACTCAAACTTTTTCAATCTACTCGTGCACACGTTCAATTTGAACACGACGATCGTGCAGACGGACATTGCGTTTATGTATAGCGCTCTGTCGCAATCCAAGGCGATGTACGTTCACAACAAGATGAACAAGTTGGTGACTGACAAGACGCTGTTTACGTTGCCCATAAACGTGTCGCGACGAGACATTGTATTTGAGGCTAGCGAGATTGCCGCAAACGTTACGGTGCCGACGAGCCGCGCGACCGCCATCGCTACAAAGGAATCGGCCACGAACGTGTCCACCACGATGCCGATATCGGCGTCGGACGAGCAGCCTCTGTACATTACGGACATTGTCAAAGCGTGTCGATTTTCAACTTTTGCCGTCAACGATCACGGCGCCAAGTCGTCACCGAACAAGCTCGAGTCGTACATTAAAAATCTCACTGAAGAATTAAAGTTTTGGCTGCCCAATGCGTCGGGCGAGGACGTGAAAAAGATTCGCAGCAGTTTTACGTACAAGTACAGTAGCGTGGCGCGTCTCTTTTACAAAGACAGAGACTTGTATTTGTTTAAAAAAGTTCGCAAAACAAAGGGAAACAAGAGTTTGGTCGAGGCGTATTTGAATGCGATGAATGATCACAGCATACACAGTTTCATACTGGTCGATACCAAAAACGAGGAGCGTCTGGCGATCATCAAAAAGGGCAAAGTGTACGTGTGGATAAATTGCATCATATCTTCGGACATTGTGCCCGAAGACATTATCCATAAACACAAGGACGGCACGCATTACGTGTTTGCAATGAAGCGAACCAACCGCAAGGAGGTGCACGCCCGACTCAACGGCATGCTGAAATTGGTATCGACGTACGTGGACGAGTCGCTCAAGATGAAATACGTTATTAAAATTGCTCAAGACATTTTCGGAGCCAATTGTGAAATCATCAAGTACGACGACGGCCGCCCGATGGATCACCGCGATTCGTCGCCACCTCCGTCGACATCGGCAGAGGAGGTCCGTCCGATCAAGAGAAGCATCGACGATTCGGTCCGTCCGATCAAGAGAAGCATCGACGATTCGTCTTCGATTAAAAAGTCTAAGAAAATAAAGCTTTAATTTTTTTTTGTAAAGATTGAATAATAAAAATTTATAAACCATATAAGATTGTTTCATCATTATGTCTTTCTTTAGAAACCTTAGACGGGTAAACAAACCGTACCCGAATCAAACTTCGTTTGTCGCCGACAATGTCACGTTGGCGGCGAGCACGCCCAACGGATTTCAACATGTATTCTCGGCGCCGAGCACTAGACCTATTGCAAATTCAAACTCGGTCGTTCCGGGCTATAATTTGTCGAACAATCGGTTCGTGTCCACGTCGGAAATCAATTCGGCTCTAAGAAATTCGGACACAAACTCGATACGAGGCATATTCGGCAACGTTAACAATACTCAATTGAGCGGCATGACGCAGATGCGCCGACTAGACAACGTGCCCGATCCGTCGATTTTTAACAAACGCACGCGACAGCAGCAGGTTCGCAACAACTATCCCGATTCGGCGACTCGCACGCCCGAGGGCATACAAAATTTTATGAACCAGCAACCTAGACTGTACAACTATTTGGACAATCTAAAAAAGGCCGGTCACGTCGGTCTGTACGGGTTCGGGATTTGGTTAGTTTTCAAGGCGGGCAGCCTGATCGGCGACGTGCGAGACGCGCTAAACAGCACGGGCGGCAGCTTCTACGTGACCGGATATCAGAACGGCGACAGCGCAGACAGATGCTTTCTCATGTACCGATCGTGCGGAGTGCCCGCCATCGACATACCCGCCGAGGATATCTGTTTATCGGATCCGCTTATACAGCAACAGTCGACGCTTCAAAGTTTGTGCAACAATTACAATCAAGACGTCGAGGGCAGCGTGTGCCGAGCGAGCGATCCCAACGCCGATCCCGCATCGTTGCAGTACGTGGACATTTCAGATTTGATCGTCAACACGACAATCACTTGCGTCGAACCGTACGATCTCGCCGATCTAATTGGCGATCTGGGTCTAGATTGGTTACTAAACGAGAATGGCCTAATTGGAAAATCGAAAAACAGCAGCAAGAGTATAGGCGAAGCTCTCATGCCCCTGATAATAGCGATCGGTGTTATACTGTTCATCGTGTTTATAGGATTTATAATTTACAAACGCGTCACCGCGCCTTCGGTGAGAATAGAAGGAGGAGGAGGCGGCGGCGGCGGCGTCGGAGGCAATGTCGGTGTCCAAAATATAAGGTGATGATTGAATAGGACATGGAATTTGACAAAGATATCGCGCGGTTGACCGCTGCCATCGGGCAAAATGTCGATGTACAATCCGCGTCGCCGTCTCCAAAGCTGGGCGATGTTTTGCAGCAACTCGGACGCAAAAGGAACGGTCTGCTGTCGAGAAAGAAAGACGAAAACTTTGACATTGCCGAAACAATCGAGCTGTCTGACGCGACAAAAGACTATTTGAACGTGTTGCAATTGGAAAAGTTGTACGCGTGCAGGGCGTGCTACGAACGCGACGACTCTCGCCGCTGTTGGTTTCACAAAAAGTACATATTCACCAAAAACATGAAGACGCACTACGACGAGTACGTGCAATTTTTAAACAGTCAAATGGGCATCGTGTCGTACGTAGAGCTATATTACACGTATCTGGCGGCGCCGCCGTTTTGGAATGCTACCGCCAAGATCATGCTAGACGAACTGACCGGACATTCGTCGATCGCGTCTCTGCTAAAGCATCACGGACACGAAACCTCGATCGACGCCGACGAACCTGCCGCCGTCGCGATGGACACGTGTGAGGAAAAATAAGAATTCATATCGATTTTGTGTGTATATTATAAAAAAAGTATATAATAAAAATATGAGTCAAAACATTTTATTGGTAATCCGTCAGGATATCAGTAACCTCAGCGATCAGGTCACGGCTCTACAGGGCGCCGTCGACGATGTGCGCGCAAATCTGCCGGATGTCACCGAGATAAATGATAAACTCGATGCGCAGAACGCTCAGTTAGTGAGTCTGGAGGCGTCGAACGAAGCGATCAGTACACTCGTTCAGTCCCTGTCCGAAGCGGTACAGAACATTACGGACATTTTGACGCCCGAGATACCAGATTTGCCCATACCCAATCCTCCTCTAGGCAAAAAGAACAATGGAGGAATCAATAAAAAGTAACGAAAAGATTCTAGACATGTTGGCGTTTTACGTGGACCAAGACGGCGGCAACTCGCCAGCCATAGTACGAGTTGTAAACATTTTAAATTATATAAATTCAAATTTTGTTAGAGTTAAACTGTTGGACGACAATCTGGGCATAGACGTGATGGACGCATCGTCGCCCGTCTCGATATCCGAGGGACGTATGAGTTGTGACCTACAAATGTCCATGTTCAACGTTGACTTTGATTGGTACACCGACAACGTTGTCAAGAACGTTACGCATCGTAAAGAGCCGGCCGACGCCGAGCTTAGAATAATCGATTGCGACAGACACTGGCCTCTCACCTACAATATTAGAAACTTTACATTGTTTCGAGAGAAGAGTGCGGCGACGACGACGACGACGACAAGTCTTTCGCCCACGGCCGCTTTAATTTTCAAAGTTTTAGAATGCCACTATACTAAATGTGTTCACGTCGATCGCGGCGCCGATAACAACGACACTTGTGTGTCATGCGACGATTACCGATTCGATTTTGAAGACTGCAATCATTTTCATAAATCATCATCATTGTCAAGCCAACAAGATTACAGACTCGACGAGATCAGGCAAGCTATTCGTAAATCCAAAAACCACATGTACGTCGAGTTTGAGAGGCACGAGCTAGTGCCCGAACTGATGGTGGTTAGAAGAGACGAGCGAGACCGGCGGTGTCATTTCTTTTACTCGCATCCCAGATCGACTTTGCCGTACGCGGTCTTGTTCACGTTGCCCGACAAACTTGCCAACATCGATTGTCCGGGCGGCGGCAAAGACAAAATAAATTTATACCAACACTGCACATTCAAACGGGGAGCGGTCATGCTCGCCGCCGACGCCGACGTGATCACGTACCGAAACGCGATCGACCATAATGTCGTTGTGCCCGATTTTGTACAAAAATTTTTATTTGCTACCGAATAAACTCTTTTGAAAAAAAAATTGTTTTTTTTATAATCAGTAATTTATGTACCAAAGCAGCGGATCGCCGGCGGCGAACCGTTGCATTCCAATAAAATACATGAACGGAGCGTTGATTAGTTTAAAAACTATCATGAGTATAAAGATTATGACGAGACTGGACATGACGGGGCCGCCGGCGATCCACGCGATTCCGGCGCACGCCAAAAGCAGAAACGTTAGAATGTGATCGACCAACGGTGTGCGGTTTCGTTCAGAGTTTGTCATGATTCGATTGTGCCGTTCGGTGTACGCATAAAACTCGGCGCGCGTGTACATGGCGCTAGACGCGAGAGCCGCGCCCACGAGCGTGATGTCGTCAAAGTCCGACACGGGCTCGTCCTCCTCCCAAAGCAACAGTTGCCCGTCCGAATTTACTTCGAGACTGTCCAAGTACTCCCATATGAACAGTATCGAGTCGAGTTGATACTCGTCCATGTCTTCGACCATGTCGCCGAAAAATATTGGTTCAAACTCGATCATGTCTCTGCTCCCCTCGCCTATTGATTCGTAGTACGAGATCAGAAACGAGTCGACCAGATCGTCGGGAAATTCACGCGGAAACATGTTGTTGTAACCGAACGGGTCCCAGAACATTAGCAATAGATCGACAAGAGTCATCGCGATCAAAACTATACCGATCACGGACGACGCCATGATCGCCATACGGGCCAGAGCCTTCGCCAAGGCCGTCACCGTTTTGATTGCGAGACGCGACATCATGTTGATCACGGCTCCCTTGTACACGTACGACAAGAATCGAGCGCTCACCCGGCTCGTCGTCGACAGCAGGATCGAGCGCAACTTTGGCAAAAGTGTCGTGTTGATCTTTTTCAACATTGATTTAAAATTGCTCAATAGCGCCTCGAAACCCATATCGGTAAAGATGCCGAATAACAGGGCGTGATCTTCCAGAAACTGCGCAATGATCGCGTCCAATTCGGCGTCGGAATCGTCGCGACTTTTTCGATCGATCCTGACGCCGCAGTTGGCGATGCCGATTCGATAGGCCGACGCAAACTTTGAAGCGGGCAACTGTTCGCGCGTATAGCCCGTTTCGGCTTTGTACACGAGCCGAACGTTTTGCGTAATGTCCAGTTCGGATATCGATTTAAAAGTTGAAAATTTATTCTCAAAGTCGACGTCGACGGTGGGATCGCGCACGTTTCTCCATTCGTCTAGGACGCGGGCCGAGTCGACTTGGGGCGGCGTCGGCAGCATTTCGGACGGCCGTCTATAGTCAAAGTTGCGAAGTTCGCTAAAAACATTGTTCACGAGCAGCTTGAGCGTGATGTAGATCGTGTCGCCGAGCACGAAACCGATCATGCTCTCCCACCATCTGACCAGACACGTTCCGTTCATCATCTCGCGACCGAATCGGCGGCAATACGCCGCGTTGAATGAGCCTTTAAATTTTTCAGGGAAATGAGGATCCGATCCGTATTCGACGTTGAAACCGGGCACGTCGTCGATGCCTTTGATCAGATGCTCGTCGGTGCGTAGATACGGAGAATTTAGATACATTTTAGAGTATGTGTCCATCATGATGCACCGTTCGTTTTCAGTGTACCGCAACTCGACGGACTGGACCGTGTCCTCTTCGCCTTCGCGCATAGCCGCCGACCGATCGAGATGGTAACACGCCGGCTGGGCGTACGCCTGCGGCGTGTCCGCGGTTTGCGTGTAGCCAAACGGTGTGTTTCTCGAAATGGGGCCCGTCTCGCGAAACGGATAGCAAGACATACTCTCGCAACCGCGTTTGCTAAACTTTATGTCTACAAACACGGCGCTGTCTCTGATTTTTCGCGGAACGTAAAAGTCCTCGTTGCCCGCCGGCCGGATCGTGTAATTGATCAAAATGTGGGGAAACCGACGGCGCCATCGGGGAATGAATCGCAACATGTACTGATGGTACGCATACTTTTGGGCGTCTAGCAAATCTTGTAGAGTCGGAGAATTTACAGACACGCTCATCTCGTCAATAAAGACTTAATTGTGTAAAATTATAATTTCGATAATAAGTTTTAGCATGAAAATTATGAATAAAACACAAAATTACATTTATTTATTTATTGTTAAGAAGAACAACTGGTGCAATCCGATGATGAAACTGCGAACGCGGCGGCGGCGGTGGCGGCGGCGGCGGTGGCGGCATTCTTGTCGACCGTAAACTGTATGGCGTTTACGGCCGGCTTGGTTCGAAGATAGTACATGCCCGTCTTCAAGCCCATTTTCCACGCGTAAAAATGTATCGAAGTCAACTTTCCATAGCTCGGCTCCGCCATGTACACGTTGAACGATTGACTCTGATCGATGAACGCTCCCCGGTCGGCGGCCATACGTATCATTGTACGCATCGACATCTCCCAAACGGTCTTGTACAACTGCCGGATCTCGAACGGTATCGATTCAATGTTCTGCACGGACCCGTTGTTGTACATGATCAAATTTTTCATCGTATCGTTCCACAGACCGATGGCGGCCAAGTCTTTGACCAGATGGCGGTTGACCACTTGAAACTCGCCGGACAGAACGCGGCGCTGGTAAATGTTGGACGTGAACGGTTCAAAGGATTCATTGTTTCCGAGTATCTGAGCGGTCGAAGCGGTCGGCATCGGAGCCAACAGCAGCGAATTTCTCAAACCGTACTTTGAAATTTTACTCTTGAGCAGCGACCAGTCCCATAGATTCGACGGCGTCGCACCGTTCCACATGTCGTACTGCAACTCGCCGCGGCTGGCCGGACTGCCTTTGTACGTTTCGTACGGACCATCTTTGGCGGCGAGTTCGCAGCTCGCCTCCAACGCGCCGTAGTATATAGTTTCAAAGATTTTCTTGTTCAACTCGGCGGCGGCGTCGCTCTCGTACGGCATGCGCATCGTCACGAACGCGTCCGCCATACCCTGAACGCCTATACCGATCGGTCGGTTTCTTTGATTCGATCTTTCCGCCTCGCGCAGCGGACACTGATTCGCATCGATTATCCTGTTCAAGTTTCTAGTCACAATTTTCGTTATTTCTTTTAGTCTTTCAAAATCGTAGACGCCCGGTTGCGGCGCCACAAACTTGTTGACGGCGATCGAGGCCAGATTGCAAACGGCCACCTCGTCTTTGGACGTGTACTCTACGATCTCGGTACACAAATTGCTGCACTTGATCGTGCCCAGATTGCTCTGGTTGCTTTTTCGATTGCACGAATCCTTGTAGAGCATGTACGGCGTGCCCGTTTCGACCTGCGCCTCGATGATCGCTCTCCACAGGGTCTGGGCGGAGACGCGTTTCACGTACCGACCTTGCTTCTCGTACTTTTCGTACAGCGCTTCAAATTCGACACCGTGACAATCGGCCAGACCGGGCGATTGCATCGGACACATGAGACTCCACATCGCGTCCGTTTCGACGCGTCGCATGAAAAGGTCCGGTATCCACAGGGCGTAGAAGAGTTCGCGGGCGCGCACCTCTTCTTTGCCCGTGTTCTTTTTCAAATCCAAAAAGTCAAACACGTCCGCATGCCACGGCTCGACGTAAACGGCAAACGCGCCCGGCCTCTTGTTGCCGCCCTGATTAACGTAGCGGGCCGTGTTGTTGTACACTCTCAACATTGGCACGAGACCGTTGGCCGCGCCGTCGACGCCCGCCACGCTCGAACCTTTTGCCCGAACGTTGTGAACGTGAAAACCGATGCCTCCGCCCGATTTCGATATCATCGCGCATTGTTTTAGAGTGTCGTAAATGCCCTCGATGCTGTCCTCTTTGATCGCGACCAGAAAGCACGAAGACATTTGCGCTTTGGGCGTAGCGGCAGAAAACAGCGTCGGGCTGGCGTGCGTAAAGTATCCATTCGACATTAGGTTGTACGTCTCGATGGCGGCATCAATGTCTCGGCCGTGTATACCGATGGCGACGCGCATCATCATGTATTGCGGTCTTTCGACCGTGATGCCGTTAATTTTGAACAGATACGAACGTTGCATAGTTTTGAATCCAAAATAATCATAATTAAAGTCGCGATCGTGCATTATGGCCGAATTCAAACGATCCGCATTAGCGGCAATGATGCCATAGTGAAAGTCGGATATCATGGGCGTTGCAGCGCCGGTCTTTTGATCGATCGCTTCGTACATGTCCACGATTACATTGAAAAACAAATCTTTAGTCTCCTTGTGCAGGTTGGACACGGCCAATCTGGCCGCCAGCAATGAATAGTCGGAATGATCGATGGTCATGCTCGCCGCAGTCTCAGCGATGAGATTGTCCAATTCGACGGTGGTGACGCCCGGATAGATTCCTTGGACGACGCGCCTAGTCAGAGACGCCGGATTCACGAAATACATGTCGAGTCCGTAACATTGTTTTTCGATCCGATACTTTATCTTGCGCACGGAGACATCTTCTTTCCTTCCATCCCTCTTGGTAACATAGTCGGAAGACAACATTATCGAATTCAATTCAAGATTAAAATATTGAAATGTATTTATTGTAAATTTTACGTGAACTGTGTCACGTACACATAGATAACACATATCCTGTGATAACGCATATCCTACGTCCTGTGATAACATTGCATAAATATAATTCACACTAACAGATTAATTGATAAACTGTTGCAAAATGGACGCCGGTGTAAAATTTAATTATTCCATTGAATCTACCGCAAATTTTGTCATAAATCACAGTTGGCCTATGGTGAAGATATATGATTTGGAAAAGTTAAAAGAATCATCATCATCATCATCGTATTTAAAGATTAAAAAATATTTCGAGTGTGAATCGGATCTAAAGAGACATTTGAAAAGATTAAAGATTCTTTTCGTGTTCAATTACAAGGAATCCGTTTTGAATGAAACAATCAAAAGACTATTGAATCCCGACTTGATTATGGTGGCGCCGATATGCGACCGCTTCTTTAATCTGCGCGATCGATACATGTTCACGCTTGGAAAAATATTTTACACGCCTATGCGTATAAAACTTGAATGTTTGATATTTTTTGATCTAAAGAATGACACTTTGTTCTTTGTTCACAAGACTTTGGACGATTCTCGATTGGCCGAATTCATATCTTTGTATTTGGCCAAATATGGATTGAAACAGATTGAATTCAAAGTAGGCGACGCAACGACCGAGACTCGGTACAGGGAATGTAGAATTGATGATATGGACGATTACGTGCACAGCGACGGTGATCCTCTGGTGATTGATACTAATAATAAATTTAAAAATTTACATTTTCATTTTACAGAGTTGTTGACGCGCAAAAGAAAAGATGATTATTTGCGCACGATCAATGTTAAATTGAATAAAATTAAAAAATTATTGAAACAGGTCAAGTACGCGTACGCTTTGAATGTAAACAAAGAAAACGAATACGGTCTTGAAGTGGACATTTGTAAAATTGTACAAGACGTCTATGAAAAAATTATATTAATCAATAACGAGTACATGATGGAAAAAGTTAAAGAAATGTCAGAATTCCTTTGCAAATATTACGGCGACGCGGAGGACGGCGTCTCCCCTGCTAAAAAGAGAAAAATGAACGCGCCGCAGCCTCGTAATGTTGAGGAGTCGCAGCCTCGGAATGTTTACGAAAATTCCGACGACTTTGATCCGTGCCATTATACATATCCTCCGATATCGTGCATGTTCAATTTCAAATGCGACAGATCATTAGATTTGACCACGTTGATGATATTTTCCAAAAATTCATTATTCAGCCCAGATTACGCAGATGACGATGACAAGAACACGCAGCGTATCGAAGACATCAAGAAACTGATAAAATCGAAAAATTTTAAAATGTTTAAACCTTTTCTTAAACGCCAATACCAATAAATGATGTTATTATAAAGAGTGTTATTTGATTTGGTTTGATCCCATAGGTTAAAACAGCATACAAACATGTTCATAAAAAGTTGGCCAGGTTTCATTTCAACCCGTCTGACAAATTTACAAGTCCAAACTTGTTAAAAGTCGGCCAGGTTCGAATCGAACGTGTCTGACTGTTTGTAAAAAGTTTAAATGTCTCGGAGGACACAGATCTAATTTTGAACAGTCGGCCACGTTCGATACCAACTTGTCTGACTTTTCGAACACCAACATGTTATGAAAAGTCGGCCAGGTTTGATACCAACTTGTCTGACTTTTTGTGAACATGTCTATGAAAAGTCGGCCAGGTTAAATTCAAACTTGTATGACTTTTCAGTCGACCAAAAGTCGGCCAGGTTTGATTCCAACTTGTCTGACTTTTCGTTGTTAACAGTTCACCAAAAAGTCGACCGCGTTCGATTCAAACTTGTCTGACTTTACGAAAAGTCGGCCAGGTTCGATTCCAACTTGTCTGACTTTACGAAAAGTCGGCCAGGTTCGATTCCAACTTGTCTGACTTTACGAAAAGTCGGCCAGGTTCGATTCCAACTTGTCTGACTTTTCGGTAACCCTAACAGTCGGCCAGGTTTGATTTGAACTTGTATGGCTTTTCTTAGTCGGACACGTATTAAAAATCGACCGGGTTTGACATCAACAGTCGGCCAGGTTCGATTCCAACTTGTCTGACTTTTCGTTGACATCAACGTTCGAATCGAACCGGGTTTGACTTTTCGTAATCGGACACGAAAAATTGACCGGGTTTGACATCAACGGTCAGCCAGGTTCGAATCGAACGTGTCTGACTTTTCGTTAACATCAACAGTCGGCCAGGTTCGATTCCAACTTGTCTGACTGACGCAATTATAAAAAATATGGCGCAATAAGTAAAGGTTATCGATCCAGGCTGATGCAATAATTTAGATGACGAAATAGGTTATCGATCCAAGCTGATGTAATAATTTAGATGATGATTCAAAGGTTATCGATCCAAGATGATGCAATAATGATTCAGCGACATCGGACGAATGATGAAATCATTGTGCAATAATTGCAAAAAGTCAGACAAGTTGCCATCGAACCTGGCCGACGGTTCACCAACATGTTTGTGCATCAGAAACATGTCTATCACTTTTATTTGAAAATGTTAAATTACTTTTATGAACATGTTCAATTAAACAGTTGGACTTTTCATGAACATGTTTATATTAAACCGTTGGACTTTTCATGAACATGTTTGTATTGGAAACAGTTGGACTTTTCATGAACATGTTCAATTAAACCGTTGGACTTTTCATGAACATGTTTGTATTAAACAGTTGGACTTTTCATGAACATGTTTGTATTGGAAACATGTTTGTATTAAACCGTTATGCAAATGCGGCTGCCATTTAATCTTTTGCGAATACACAATAGCAGTCAGAGAGCAATCAAATGTTTCGAGATGAATATCTTGTTCGAGTGTTGTAAAAGTGTAAATTATCATTACGACAAAGACAATGTTTACGGCGAAAAGTATATAAAATTTTGCTCGTGTTGGCCGAATCGTGTGACCGTTCAAATCGAAGCCGCGCCGGAACCGTTCGATGTGTACATTGTCAAGATTGCGTCGCTTGCGACGTCGTCAAACGGTTCTTTATCCGGCGTCGGCGGCGGCGGCGGCAATGTTTCAATCGAACCAAATCGAAAACATCGATGTGTTGTGCGAAGGCTGTACAGACAGTACGCTACAATCAGATTCGAAATATTAGAGTGCGAGCTAAACGAAGCGTTCGTCGTAGCGGTGAACCGATCGCTCTTTTACACGATGAACGAACATCTCGCATACTCGACAAACTTGGACATGGCCGATCGGTTGGACTCGATCGATCACTACTCACTGTTCAACAGGCTGTACAAAGCGTCTTGCTACGAAAACGAGCTCAACTGCCACATGGGGACACATCGGTCGTTTGGATCGAAAGGTAGACTCGTCGCGAACCTGTTGCATTCAATGACCAGCGACGATCACGTATTCGACGCGTGGCCAGATTCTCCGCACCGGTTGCGCGTCAACATGACGGTCGCCATAGAGAGATTTGTGAATCGCATACGAGTGTACACGCTCACGCCGGACGTGATCGATTGCGCGCTCGGCATGGACACAAAGTGTAACCTGCACAGAATCATGTCGAACCGTTCGATGGAACTGCATCTGAGACACAAGTCAAGAGGCACGCTGTTTGGATTCGTGCGATTCATAGAGTTTGATTTCTGCATGAACGATCATTACGACGAAAATTTGATGAGCAACGGGGATTTCGTCAACGTCAAATACATAGTGGGACAGGAAAACTTTAATAAACATGTTATAAATAAAATACACAAAATGCTTTGAGATATGTTTCTTTTATTTACTGATCACATAGTCTGGCATCAAGACTTTATCGATACAATCCGAAATGTCGTAGTACAATAGCGTATACCTTTTTCCAATCTTCCATTTCAAACGTTTCTTGTCGTACTCGATATTGTCCATCACAAACTGTTGATTGTACTTTGAATCCGTGTTGCCGCACCGCGAACAGAACATGATCGGATTGCCGCGATACTGCTTCTTGATCGTGCACTTTTTGCAATAGTAACCGCACTCTCTGTCCACGAATATCTGATACGTCTGCGGATCGTGGTGTACCAACATTTTTATTTCGTAAATGTACGTCTTGTTTTCAAATTTAAATCCAGACTCGATAACCTGCGACAGTCTGCTGCCGTTGGGTGTGATCCGTATCAAGTTTCGCTCCATTACGGCGTCTTCGAATCGTTCCGCGAACACGACGCCTCCGTATGTTTGCAGTTCGATCGACAGAATCTGTTCGTGATCGTGCTTTTTTCGCAGAGTCTCATCGAAAAATTTCATCACATCTCGCTTCGTGTCCGTGATCCGGACGGTTCGAGCGCTGCATCGGCCCGGATCAATTTTGAAGTGAAACTTTTTAAACACACCGAACCTGCACAGCGTCCACACGTCCGATAGACGAACGCGAGGATAGAGTTCGAAACTTTTGTACCGTTTGCTTTCGTCTCGAACGGAAATCTTCCAACAGTCGACGCAGACAAAAAGAAATCTCTCTGTGTTTGTCTTGTCAACTAGACAGTACATCCATCGGGGAAGATCGTGAAAGAATCTATGGCACATGTCGCAGTTTTCGTCATTGGCGCCTTTTGTATAGTTGCTGGCGTAATTATATGTAAATTCTAGCAAATTTCTGTTCTCGAAACTCATAAACCCGACTCGACAATCCGGTATTTTCCCCGCCATCATCTTTGCGCGCTCAAGTCACGTAGAATGCGGCGCGCGCTCGCGTCTTATATACCCGACGCGAGATGATGAGAAGAGTAAAAAAAAAATATGGGACCGGCGACGAGCGCGGCGAGCGCTACTCTCGAGCACCAAATCAAAGATATTGTCGCGACTAAACGGCGACTCCAAATAAAAATGCAACACCTCGAACGAATCAAGTCATTGACCAAAAACGAAATCGAACGACGCGACATCGACAGAAGACTGTTTGAAATGCGCATGACTTTTCTCGAATATGCTCATTTGAAATTTTAATAAAGACTGATTATGTGTACATCATGTTTATTATTTCATTGTCTTCGTATCGATTCAATTCATAGTCTGTATCGTAGTCGTCTCTGCCGCCGCCGCCGCCGCTGCCGTTCATACCCTCGACCTCGTTCGTCGACTGCCTATACTCGTCCCTTTGCCTCTTTCTTCTGCGGCTCTGCGAACGCCATAAACTTTCATCTGAATAGTCGCGGCGGCGAGTGTGGTAACGTCGATTTCGGCTCAGCGAACAGGAAAACACATCGCCGTACGGCATGTACAGTTTGCCGTCCAAACGGCATACGGCCATTGCGGCCGACTTGGTTTTTGCATACACAAAACGTCGAGTGGACATGTGCCAATCGATGTTTTGTAAAACGCGACCGCTGCACGCATAGTTGATGATGGCCTTTATCAGCGATTTGGTGTACCGTTCATTGTGAACGTTCACCACAAACATTTGATTGTCACCGTTCATATTTATACTTATAATAAAAAGAGAATACAATATTTAAAGTGTAAATAATATATTTCAATCAAGGTACAATGTCAATTAGTATCATAGGTTCGGCGGCCAGATAATACTGTTTGCCTTCGACGGTTTTGCTGTCGCTGGTGTGTATTACGCTGTCGCTCTTGGAATGTTTGACTCCGTTGATGACCATTCCGACGATCATGACCTTTTCCTTGATCTCGCCCGCCTTGTCGCCATTGTAGATTTTTTCAAAATCGGCCACAGTATACGGCTCCACTTCGATTCTCTTCTTGTCGTACTCGTCGTGAGATATGATGTCTTCGTTGAGCCGGACGGGCAGCTTGAACATGCGTCGCATAATCGCGCTCTCGTCCTTTGGCAACTTGCATAGCGTCGAAAACTCGAGAGACACTTGCTTGTGTATACTATTATGCATCACCCACTGGAATATAATGTTGTGGTCGCCAATCTTGCTCCACGACGCCTTCATAAAATGCCCGTAAGCACTTTTGCAAATACGAACGTTTGCATAATCGAAAAAGTAGTATTTTTTCAATGAATTGTTCACGATCTTGCCGACCGTGTACGTGGTGGCCATTGCGTGCGCCGGCCGTATCACTCCCAATGCTTTTTCCTTCAACATGTCCGTGTTGCGCGCCAACGGTTCCAATTCCGATATCGGAACATGCGTCTGCACAAAGCTTAGACACTCTTTGAGCGCGTTGAATTTAGACCGGCACGTGATCACCGTTGTGTTGGCCTTGTAAAAATTGTGCACCATCCAAGAGAACCAACCGTTGTCGCCGGCTTCGGAACCGTCTTCATCGAAATAGACAATTTTATGATCGTTCGGATCGACTCGAACGACAACGCCGCCCATAGGCACCAAAGCCTTTTCGTTGTCAAAAGTGGAATTGTTCATGTTGCTCGTCTGATTGATTGTGACCAGACAAGAGTTAATTTATCAAATTTAAACACAAAATACACACACACACACACACGTACGTGCGTACGCTGCCCACGTACGTACAGAGATAAGAGTTAAAACTATGGAGTACAGTTCGTGCGATCTGTTGAAAAACACACCCTTCTCGTCCAAGCTCGAGCTATCTTTTGATCGGTACATGAACATTGTGTATTTATCGAAAGGTCTGGTGCCCACCAATGTCAACGATGACGCGTTTGCCGAACTAGGCAAATTGCGCTTCAAGATTGATCCGGTCACGAGATATGTTCGCAACATTCTCGACTATCAGTTTGTGGTCAAAGACAACGACATGACTACAATTTACGTTACGAATCCGGCGACCAAGGCGCTGGTCGGAGTGCTGCGTATAAACTTTGGAAACACAAACGTGATGAACGTTTTTGTCCAAGACGTCAATTCTACCGAACTCGACGCACTCGTAGATTTCGACGGAGACGCCGAATATAAAATCGAAATGGAATAGGAGAATAAGGTGAATCGAATCAAACATGCAAATCTTTGTAAAGACTCTGACCGGCAAAACCATCACCGTCGACGTCGAACCGTCGGACAGTGTCGAAACGGTCAAACAGAGAATAGCGGACAAGGAAGGCGTGCCGCCCGACCAGCAACGTCTCATATTTGCGGGCAAACAATTAGAAGATTCCATGACAATTAACGATTATAACATTCAAAAAGAATCGACTCTTCATCTGGTGCTGAGACTGAGGGGCGGCCGAGGCGACAACGCCGCCGTTGTTAAATTTCTAAGTCTATTGGCTTTCGTCGTGACGGTTTCGTGTCACGGCTATCTGTCGTACCCGCCGGCCAGGCAGCAGTTGTGCTACGCGGACGGTAACTTTTGGTGGCCGCTCGACGGTGACGCGATACCGGATCGCGCGTGCCGAGACGCGTACAGGAGCGTCTATTACAAATACAGATTGAACGGTTCGTCTGAGGGCGAGGCGGCCAACGCGGCACAATACATGTTTCAGCAGCGACAAGAGTACGCCGCCATAGCGGGACCCGACTACTTGGACAACGTGCGCGACGTTGTCGCATCGGGCTCGCTGTGCTCGGCGGGCGCTACCGATCGTAAACGCGTCTTTGGCGACAAATCGGGCATGGATCTGGTCTCGCCTCATTGGCGTCGTACCACGTTGCCGTCGAACCGGATCACGATTCGTTTCTGTCCGACGGTCGTGCACGATCCGAGCTATTTCGAAGTGTACATCACCAAAGACGGATTCGACGCAGACGGCGGCGGCGGCCCGTTGACTTGGAACGATTTAGAAATTGTCGACACCGTCGAACCTCACGAGTTGATCGAAAACGATAGAGAATTAAAAGACTGCGACGAGAGTCGCGTGTACGTTATAGACGCGATCCTGCCCATGAGGTTCGAACCGTTCGTCCTGTTCGTTCGATGGCAACGCATCGACATTGTCGGCGAGGGATTCTACAATTGTGCCGACGTACAATATTCGGAAAACATTCTAAGTTATTGTACTTGTAATGTTTAAAATAAAAAATACAACATTTTAAAGAGGAAAAATTTTTATTTTTAAAATACATCAATCTGACATGTTGCTGTCGTACACGGAATCGCTAGTCATGTTGTTGCAGTATATCGGCGACTTCATTTGTATCAACTTTTTGACGGCGGTTTTTTTTGCTTGTCGCTGTTTCTTTGCGAGCGGAGGAAGTAGAGGATGCGGAGGAGACGATTGAGTAGTAGTAGTAGTATTAGACTTTTCGTCCGTCACGTTTCGGCGTTTGCCCGATCGGTTCTCCGATGGCGACGGCGATTGGGACGCAATCGTAACCGTGGTCGCGACCGTCGCCGTCACGTCGGTCAGTTTCATAGTTATAAACGACTTAAAATCGGCGACGGCTCTCTCCAATAGGCTCTTTGTCAGTTTAGAGTCGTACACGAGACTGTTCGATGGAGCTCGACCCTTTTCATAAACGTGCTTTAGTACACTGATAAATTCGTGATAGTATTCGTTGCGTTTTCTATTGCTCTCTTCAACGTCGTCAACTATTGTCGCGCCGTTCTTTGTCAAATTACTTTTTTTAGACTGATGCTGCTGCTGCTGCGGTTCAATGCTGCTACCATTGTTAACGCTTTTGGTTATCACAATTTTTTTAATCAAATCTTCAACGTGGTTGAATATCTGCAGAAACTTTTCGTTTCTGCTATCCGATTTTGTATCGTTCCACAGGCTGTAGCTACTGGGCCAGCCGGGCTGTTTTATCTTGGACACGAACGTGTTGAAAAGTATATACTTGTTGCTGCTAGTAATCTTTTTGGGTTTACGATTGGTCTTTTTTTCGTCGCACGGCAGCGCCGTAACGCCAATATAGTACGGCACTTTCATCTTTTCGCACATGACCAGAGCGTGTTTTAAAAATTGCATATTGGTCTTGTTAAACTGTCCGCTCTCTATCCGATTTACAATGTCCTGTTGCTTTTCGATCAATCCCGCTGCCGCTGCCGCATCCGGCACGTTTGCAGTCTCCGACGGGAACGTTTCGGCGTTTTGCTGATTCTTGTGCTGTTCCATCGTATCTCGATATTGAATCTTTGTATTCTTTTTTTAAAGATTGATTTAATTTAAGTAAATTTTCAATGCGCACACGGTGAGGACACAAACGTTTATAACGAAGATCCTTGTGTAATATGATCGCGTCGTCCAGATGGTCTCTTATATAACCTCGGATCGTGTCAAATTCAGAGTCGTGGACGTGTGCCCACACGTTTTTCAAATTGAAATTCCACTTTTTGTCGTTGATCAGCTCTCTCATGTACGCGTACAGGTCGCCTCGGCTCATGCAGCGATCATCGTGCGTTTCTTCCATTGTAGTTGTATGAAAAAGAATAATCGATCGTCGCCGGGATCCTTGTCGTACTCGGATTTTACGCTCTCGACAAACTCGAAAAAATCCAAATAATTGCTAGACTCGTACTTTGTCAGCTGCCGCTCGCGCATGTACCGAAAGTAATGATCCGTAGGCACGATGCATAGAGCCCGCGATATTTCCTTGTTAGCGTAACGTCTGTCCTCCAATTCTACCAAATATCGATTGTGTTTTCGCCGCAGCAGTTTTACACAAAACGTGTTGGGTTTTCGAATGAGCGGTCTGAGGCTGCCCCTCAACAACGCAACATATATCATGTACGTGTAATTGACGCTCTTGTCGGTCCATCGTAGGAAAAACGGTCGCCTGTACACGTACGCTCCGTCGAAAACCGTGCCCGTCTCCTCGATAAATTCCCTAATCGCTGTCTCGTAATCGAAAATGTCTCGACTGTCCCATTTTCCTCGAGGTATCGAAATCTTTTCTAGAAAATTGTCCTCTTCCTCTTCATCGTTGTTGTTGTTGTTGTTGTTGTTTGTCCCGTCGCAGCCGTCGGCGTTGTAGATTCGCCGAGGCGCGTACGATTTGGACGCGTGCAGTAGAATTGCTTCATCGTCGCCGTTTATCAACAACAAACCGGAACACCGCATTGTGACGGTATACAATATCGACTGTCGTTCATACTATACTATATTATATTTTATAGATTATTATAAATCTTAACTATTATAGTTTGTTCAACATGACCATTCTGTGGCCGTAATGGGTGCCAGTCTTGATGCGTTTTCCCTGTATGAAATCAATTTTGATCTCGTTGTCGTTTTGCACGCGTCTCGATTGAGCGGCGGCGCGTTTCAGTGAGTTTAGACGGCGCGTGGACAGTTCGAGGGGATTGTAGATTGCCGACTTTTCCAAAGTGAACGAATTCAAATGTCCCTTGTTGCACCATTCCAGCGACACGATCACGTTGAGCAGAAAAATGATTTCGTGATCCGATTTCAAAAATACAAACTTGTTCTTGAGACAGTAATAATAGAATTTTAGACTGTTGTAAAGGTAAAACATGTATTCGTTGCATTTCATGTAATAATCGAGATCGGTCACGAAAATCACGTTGATGGTTCGACTCTTGATCAGGGGACACAGTTTGACCAAATATTGCATTGAATTCTTGTCGTCGTCCACAGTTATGGCGCAAACGTTTTCCATCAACGCATTGTCCACGACCGTAAACTCTTTGGACATGCACGCTTTCAGTTCATCGGCTCGATCGGGCAACAGTTCGAGGACAATGTACTTGTTCGATCCTCGATGTCGTTTTATAATGTCCGATATTGACGAGAAGGACGATACAAATTTTTCAAAGTTTCGGTCATGCCATCCACGGCCGCCGTATTGTTTGTTGGCGGCGGCGGCGGAGGTGGCGGCGGCCGATGATGTGCCGTTCTCGCCGTCGGCGGCCGCGTTGTCGCTGTGATGTTTGAAATCGAGACCGCTCTGTATCAGTTTAGTCGTGATCCGTATGCTCAACTGTTGCCCGAGCGTGTAGTGATCCTCGTAGCCACGTTCCCAGATCGCGTTGCAAGCGAACGCCACCAGCGCTTTGGGATTGTCGGCGCGTATAATTTTCAACAGTCGCGACCGATCGCCCTTGTACCATCGGTCTCGCATCAACAACTTTAGCATGTACAGTTCGTGCGGCGTGTCGAGTCGTCGGCCGAAACGTACGTCCGCGTAAACGTTCAGGTCTTCGGGCGTGCAGGCCAACACGTCGCCGCGTCTCTCGTCGAACGATACGAACCTGCCCCATATACGCACGAATCCTTCGTGATCGACGAGAATCTTCTTTTCAATTTGGTACACGTCGCACGGATCGACACGACCGTCGGCTATCAGGTCGCGATACAGCAAATGTGTCAGTATCGTTTTGGACAAGTGTTTGCAGCATTGCGGCAATCGCTGACTAGTCACTTCGCGGTACCGCACAAACATAGTCGTCGTCCGAGCTCTTTGATATCATAAAAATGAATGTCGTGAAAGTTTTAAACATTGACAAATTCAACGAACGTCTAGCCCGCATCCAAAGCCTATTGGACGTAGCAAATTCTGCACTGGGCGACATGATCGAAGCGGACGAGATATCGCCGCAAGAATTGTCAACGCTGCGCGTTTCGGACGACACGGCGGCATGGGTATGCGGAAGAATCGAGACAAGCAATTGTGTCACTTTGAGAATAAAATGTTCAGAGTCGTTTCGAGGCAGCAAAGTGCTCATAGAACGACATTTTTACGACGAACATTTTCATCAGGCCGTCGTCAAAAATTTGAATCCAGACCGAGAACATTATATATACTGGAAGTACACGATACCGATGATCAAGTTGATATTTTGCCGAAACGAAGCCGCCTACCATAATCCCATACAAAGACTCGACTATTCTATAAACGTACAAGATTCGACCGTCGAGACGAGAGACTGCGATCACGTTCGAGCACACGCCGCCGACGTCCCTCTAGATCCTATGAACGACTACGACCGCACCATCAACTCTATGCAGGATCTGGTCGAGGAACGTTACGACGATAAAACTGTCCAAATTTCATGCAACTGTTTACGATGAAAAGTCAGACAGGTTCGAATCGAACGTGGCCGACTTTTTGTTATTAATATTTGCTCGAAAAGTCAGACAGGTTCGAATCGAACGTGGCCGACTCCGACCGATTTTTCAACTCGGCCGACTTTTTCAGAAATAAAAGTCAATTTTTAATGAAGCATTTGGTTTTATTTTTTAATTTACAATGACATTGTTACAATGCAAAAGACTGGTGAGCACTTTGTATTCGCCAGACGAATCGGGCAGATTGGTGCCGCCGCGAACGCACTGTAGACCCTCGGCCCATCTGTTGCCGGCGAAAGATTGATTGATAGACCATTGATCGAGACGGGTTCCTTCGATTTTTTCGTGACCCGTGTAATTGTGTCTGTTGAATTCTTTGTAAATATTTTCGGGCGTGTTGTTGAACAGCATGTACGGTATGCGGAACATTGGATAGCGAACGGCCGACGGATCGGTGTGGTCGCCGCCGCGCACCACGTATTTTCGTTCGATATAATCAAAGTTTGACTGCCTCGACAGAAACGAAACGGGCGATAGACAAATTTGCGCGTGCGTGCCGTCTTCGGCCATCCATTCGGTCAGATCTTCCGAACTGTTCATGACACCCTTCTGGCCGTGTATTCCGCAAATCTTTATACCGTCCAGATTGTTGGTGGACGTGACGATCGAAAACTTTACGTACACGAAATCGTTGAGCGTACTCAGTTTTGCGTCTATCAATTCTATTCGTTGCGATCTAATCTTTCTGAGAAACGTGTAAATTTTAAAAATGTAAAACGACTTGTTCTTGCACTGTTCAATCTTGTACCGCTTTCCGTCGTGTGTCCAATTTATTTTCACGTTCGACACGATCACGCCCGCCATGGCGAGAACGTGACCCTCGTTTGTGTCCACAAAATTGTTGCTCTCGCTCTTGAAAAACTTTACGAGGGGCGTTTTCGATTTCGAAGCGTACACCATCTTTCCTTTGAGACGGTTCACCTTGTTGTTGAACAGTTTTACGGGCAGAGTGACGTTCGGTATGTACGGATCCTCGGCGGTCATGAGCCGGCTGTCTCGCACCAGAGTCCACAGATTGATCATCTTGTTGTTGTGCACCGAACCGGGGCTCGCCACGACAGAATTGCCGACCGGCAAGTTTCTAATGAACATGTCGCGGTTTTCGTTCCATTCGACGTCATCGTACTCGATCACGGGCATTGCGTTTTTCAAATTTGTCACGGACACGATCAGTTTGGGCACGGGTATCGTCGCGAAAATGTGCAAATGCGATCGGTAATAGTACTGAAGCGTCTTGGACATTAGCGCAGAGACATGATCGACGTCGACGATCCGGGCTCCGATCTGGCCAATGATAGATTCGACGTTGTGGTACTCGTACGGAGTGAGCAGCGCCGAAATGTTTACTTTTTCATTTATTCGAACCTGCTTGCGTATACATATCATGCCTTCGTGATGGTTGACAAATAGAATACTTTTGGACAGTTTGATCTCGACTGGAAACCGTTTGCGTTTAAACTCGTACACGATGCGTACTAGATGCTTTCGCTTGCACGAAAACGTCGTAGGTCTATTGTTGAACGCGATCATTAGCCATTCGTCGTCGTCGTCGTCGTCACCGCCGCTGCCGTTTTCGTCCTCATCTCGTCGCACTATAAGATTCGATTCAATCAAATCTTTAAATTTTTTCGCTATAGACTCGTAGTCGACGTTCGGAAGTCGCACGTCTCGACACAGAAAAAACTTTTTGCCCGCCACCGTCATCTCGCCGTGAAAAAAACTGTCCACAAATTTTACAAAATCATACTCTTGTTTCAACATGTCCTGTCTCATATTGTCGTTGATGATGCGCACCACCTCGTTGCCGACGCGATACTTGATCATGGGCGGACACATTTCAATGTTGTTATTGCTCGAGTTGTCCTGATGGTTTAAAAAGTTTTTCTTTTGCTTGCTAAACGTTTTTGATATTACGTGTATCAATTTTCCGTTGACTATTGTATCGACAATCTTTTTACAATCTTTCGGATACATCGCGCCGCTCTGATTTCCCCCAAGCTTTCTTAGGGAACCGTTCGATTCGGACACCGCCGCGGCCGAATCGATCTTGCTCGCTTGGTACATTTTTAACACCGGCCTGTACAATAGATGGGTCAAATACGCGTGCTTGTATATGATCTTGTTGGACAGGCTGTCGATGGAATAGTTGATTTCGGCGCGCATGATCATTTTGATTCTATCAAACATTTTGTCCGTTTGATTCTTGTCAAAGTCAAACAGAAAGTTGAGCGGTTCCCACTTTCCGCTGCTCCTCAGATACGTTTCTAACGTTTCGTTTAAATTTTCGCTGACGACATAATCTTTGGCGTACACGTCTCGAGCGAACAGCACGTCTTCGTGATCGTCGTAGACGAGTTGAATGGCCCGGTTTATGCGTTTCTCCTCGTCCACGTTGCCGTACAGGAACATTCTTTTGCAATTTTTCGAATAAAGCTTGTCGTAAAAGTTGTGCATCAATATGTTGTTGTTCATCATTACATTGGGAAAACTCAAAAATCTACCGTCTATCATAAACGTTCCCTTGATGTTGGACCTTTCGTCGATCGCGTCTTGGTCTTGGTCGCCGTCGCCTCCTCCACCGCCGCATGTCGCATCGCCGCCACTAAATTCTTTCTTTCTAAATTTTTTATCCAACCAAGTGCCGAAAACTATAAGCACGCATCTGTGCAACACGCATCGTCCCGTCGATTCGTCGACGGCGCAACAAAAATACGATTTTCTCTCTTGCAAATACTTTATGGTGCAAACGTTGTTCGATCTGTCTGCGCAATTTAAATAATAGTTTAAATTGTAATTATTACGTATAATATTATAGACGTGATCGAAATCAGACACAACGTCCGTCATGATTGACGATCTGGTGAACACAGACGACGCAAACGCCGATTATTACACGGTACTCGGTCTCAAACCGACAGCGACTCGGGAGCAGATACGAAAAAAATTTTTACGACTAACTCGAGTCTCGCACCCCGACAAGGCGCCGTTGACGTCGGAGGCGTTCGTGCTTTTGCGACAGGCGTATTCGGTGATCGGTCTCGAGGATTCAGTGAGAGCCGCATACGATCAGTTCAACGAGGAAAAGACCGAAGCGGCCCGAAAACGGCGACAGATCGAAGCCGAAATGGCGAACGGTGCGCGACGTCTCGCTCAAACCGAATCGGCGATCGCCGAGTTTATAGGCGACGACGTTAGGACTATCATCGAAACGGAACGTAAGAGGCTTCGCGAAACGGGACAGCGTCTGCTCGACATTGAGCGGCAAAACGTCGAAAGACAGATCGCCGCGGCGAAACAAGAACGGCGAATAATGTACAGAAACACGATGCTTAATCGGATTCTGGTTCGATGGGAAACGGTCTCGCAGACCGCCACGGCGTCTCGCATGGAACAGTTTAACGAATCTCACGATTTGAAAACGTTACCAAACGGCGGCTACACCGAATCAATTTTGCGACGATGCCTCGAAAAATACGGCAAAATCGTCGCGATGGTCATGTGTACAAACAGGCCGGGATGTGCCATCGTAGAATTTGCGACCAGAAAGAGCGCCGAGGACGCGATCAAAAACGAAGTCTGCCAACCCGACAACCCGATCGTGACCGATTGGTATCGAGACGTGAAACAGATGCGGTATCCGCTGGGTTCGGCCGCTATGATTGCGGCGCCTATCAGAAACGTAATCGCAACTAGAAACGAGCAAATACGGCAGAGACAGAGGGTCGCGGAACAGTTTGCGTTATCTGTGCGCGCGTAGCGGTCATACGAAGGAAAAAAAAATGTTTAGATTTGTAAACGGCGACACAAACTCGCTCCGCGAACACACCATCGTGCTCGAAACGATTATGCAAAAGTTGTACGTGCGCGACTACGATCCCGTCGTCGTGTACGGCGAGGCGTTGTGCGAAAGGAGACAGCTGTTGACGCACATTGAAAACCTTCTCACCAGCAACGTCATGATCGTGCACAAGATTGCCTCGTCGCCCCGCCTCGCCGAATCGATCGGTGGATTCTGCGTAAACGATGAAAATTTACGCAGATGCTCGGCCGGCGGCAGCATAGTGGTTTTGGTCATGTACGACGTGTCTAACGTGGACGCGCATCGCATAGCGTACGTCGACAAAGAACTTCGCCGCATCACTCGCAAGTCGGACGCGCCGTTTGGTAACATCATGGTGATCGCTTTCGGCGAGCGATACATTCATCCCAGAGACTTGAAGTGTTTCAACGGAACGATCATGTTCAGACCTCTGATCGCGTCTCCTTCCACCATGTACAAGAGGAAGATTATTGAAAAGGATAATGAGGATTATAGTAAAAGACAAAAATTTATGATTGCTATGTATTGAAATAAACTTTTTTTTTCTATATCAAAATATACGTTTTTTACTTTTATATTTTAATCTAACTCCTTTGCGCCGTCTCACTGTCATACATCTGATTTTGTGGGAAATTTTCGAAAATCTCGAAACTGGTACGGCCAGCGTCGTAGCGGCTGCTGCGGCGACGTCGGCGGCGGCGGCAATGTCTAACGGTGGTTGTATCAAGAGAAATAACAATGGCATATTTGTAACTTTTCTTATAATTCCGAATGATGCGAAAACAGTTTTTCGTGACCGAGACCGTCGTGCATGGCGTTTAGTATGTCCCCGTTGTCGGCGTCAATCTCCCAGGCGAAGAGACCGCCTAGATTTTCATCGACGACATACTTTCCCTTGGCGCGCACAGATCTCGCATCGTCAAACGTGACCAGAGCGCCGTCTTTGCGCCGAAAAGCATACGCCGCTTCGGCGTTTGTGTCGTACAAAAAGTCAAACGTTTTCGCAATCGATCTATAATCCAAAACTCCATTTTCCCACGTACCCTCTATCGGTCCGACGGCACGACCCGTGAACGGGTTGCCGTCTTTGTACCCATCGACGCCGGTCCAACCGCGGCCGTACATGGCGACGCCGACGACGATCTTGTCGGAACGAACATTTTGCACGTCGACGAGATGACGGACGGCACGATCGGTAGTGTACGGTTCGAGGGGATTCCAAGGCGGCGCGTACAGTGTCGTATGATAGCCCAGATCAGCGTCGCTCCAAGCTCCCTTAAAGTCGTATGTCATTACAAAAATTCGATCGAGCCGGTGCTGCGTCTCGGAACCGTAGTCGACGACGCGTATCTTGTCCTCGCCGCCGCTAATTGCGGTCGTCAATAGATACGTGCGATTCGACGCCGAGGACAGTTCATCGAGCATGATTCTCAGGTCGCGCATCAGCGCCGAATACGTTTCGCCGTCGACATTTTCGTCGCCGAGCAAAGGATTTGCGCCTTTGCCACCAGGAAACTCCCAGTCTATGTCGACTCCGTCGAAAAATTTCCAAGTGTCTAAAAATTCGCGTACCGAATCGACAAACGTCGCCCGGTTGGACGGATCGTTCATGTAGTAAAACGGATCCGATAGAGTCCAACCGCCTATAGACGGTAAAATTTTCAACGATTTCAACGATCGTTTCGCAGCCATCATCTGACCAAAGTTACCTTTGATCGGTTCGTTCCAATCGCTCACGCCTCGGAGAGGCTTTTGTACCGCGGCCCAGGGATCGTGTATGGACACTTGGAAATCTTTTCGGCCCGCGCATGATCTCTGCAAAGCGGCATGACTGCTAGGTATTTGATTTTTTAGACTTTCGTTGGGCCCGCATATGGGCACAAAGCCGTACAAGAGATGAGAGAGATTCGGCAGCGGCGCCGCGTCCAAAGGATAATTTCGACCGTACACACTCCATTCTACAAAATAGGCGGCGACCACGCGATCCGTGGTCGAGGCGTACGGAACGTTGTTCTCGTTCCAAACGGGTACAAATTTAAACGGAGACATGTGACTACCGTCCGTGTCGGCGACCAAAATCTGCACACTTTCCGCGCTCACCGAACAGCCGTCGGCGTCGCACAATCTGACGCGCGCACTAAACGATCCGCCTCTATCGATCCGGATCGTGGCTCGTTTGGGTTTCGCGTCGCCCGACCACACGATGTCGTGATCGAAATAAACGTACGCCTCATCGCCTCCACCGCCGTTCCACACGTTCCAGCTGATCTCGACATTGACGCTCTCGCTCCTAGTCACCAATTCTTCGTACGCTACCGCCGTCTGGCTGACTTGCACCAGTGCGTAATTTCTGTCGGCCCACTCAATCACGGGCACGCCGGGTGTGCAACCGATAAAGATGAACAATTCACAAATTACCAAAACGCACAACAGCGACCTTCCAATAGTCATTTTATAACACTTATAAAAGTTTGATTCGATCGACACACGGTATGACTTTTCGTTAACATGAACAGTCGGCCAGGTTTGATTTGAACTTGTATGACTTTTCGTTAACATGAACAGTCGGCCAGGTTTGATTCGAACCTGGCCGACTTTTTGTGAACATGTTTATGAAAAGTCAGACAAGTTCAAATCAAACCTGGCCGACTTTTCATAAACATGTTCACAAAAAGTCAGACAAGTTTAAATCGAACCTGGCCGACTTTTTGTGAACATGTTTATGAAAAGTCAGACAAGTTCAAATCAAACCTGGCCGACTTTTTGTGAACATGTTTATGAAAAGTCATGTTCATGTGTTTGATTTTCAAACTTTATGAAAAGTCAGACATGTTCGATTCGAACCTGGCCGACTTTTAGACAATTTATTGCACCATATTTCATCATACAATTGCATCATTATAAATTTTTAAAATGGGTAAAATAGGTAAAGACAGAAATACAGTTTTACATCATTTATTGAAAAAAAACATACAAATTTAAATTGTCATATTTGACATGTAAACATTCAAATCGTCAAACTTTGCCTCGTAATTTATACACTTGGTCATCAACAGTTGAAAATTGTCGTCGTCGTCGTTCACAATTTCTTTTATCACTTGTACAAATTCAAACACATTGTCGTACTCGTTAGCAAGATGCTTTGTGTAATTCCAGTTGACTTCGAACAGCGCCAGTTTTGGAGTAAAATATTCGGTCTCGAAAAAGTCCAAAATCTTGTATTGAATCTGATTGTTCTCATTTATGAAAATGTAGTACAGTTTGCCGTTGTATTTCACAAAGTATCTCGTGCCGAGATGTACATTCAAAACGTTTCTCACCAAATACTGAAATATGGGCATGTTCAGAATGTGAGAATTGTCGAAATCAAATCCTGTGGTATCCGAACCGTATTCGACCATTTTGCCGTCGAGGGTCACATCGTAGGGATAGTACAAGTCCTTCATATTAAAAACCATGTCGAAATCAAATTGCTCATTAGCAATGAACGGATATTTCTCTTCAATGTTCAACTTTTTAAATTCCTCGGCGACAACGGTCACAAATTTTTGACAAGCGTTGTTGATCATCTTGATGGTCATCTTGGTTGGTTGGTTGGTTGTGTATTGTTAGTACAAACAATTGATAACTCTTTCGTGCGATCGAAACTTTTTATATCAAATATTAGGTGGTTTATCAGGCGGATTTGTAATTATTATCAGATAACAAATGAGTTTAATCCGATAGGATTATTGTTATATAGATAATTATGAGTTTAATCCGATAAGATTATTGCCGTGACACAGATCGCACTCGAATCTGGGAAATAGACATTTTTCACAAAACATTTTGTAATCAAAGTCGAAAAACACCATTCCTTCGCCATAGTTGTGGTCGTCGATGTGTTTGCACTGTACACAAGCTTTATACTTTTTGACAATGTAATTTCCGCAACACATGTCTTCTTTACGGCTCTGTTGGCGTTCGCACATCCAAGCCATTTTGATTCTCTCTTTCCATACGACGCGCAAATTGTAATCTACTTCTCCACCGTCTCGCCTCTCCGATGATTCCCAATAGTAGACGCTGAGCAAAGCGAACACCGTCCATTCCGTCGCGCATCGTGTTTCGCAATAGAACAATGGAAAAAAACATTTGGAACAAAAGTATTCGCCCTCCTGGCCTCGAACGCCTCTTTCCTTCTCGTCGGAACATTTGTGACCGCAAAACTCGCAGCACTCGACTCGTTTATATATTTCCGCGCGATCATCGTGCAGCTTGGACGCGATCGCGATGACATCATCGATCCATCGGTCGCGTGTCACGATTCTGTCGTGCGGCGAGACGGAATCTCGAAAACTTTTCGAGTGGCGCACAAACGGTTCGATGTATAGAATAGGATTCATTGTAATTAACTGATCCTCGACCGGACATTGTTCGAGTTTTGTATTCTGTGTCAGATAAGAATAATAAAAGGATGCTGGTCACGTTGGAGATTGACGACCGAAACGCCTACATGTTTAAACTGTTCAAATCGACATGGAATCGTTTTTTAGTCGAATGTCAGATATGTTTCGACCGCATACATGAAGGTGAGGGCGTGATAGCCGTCACCGACTATGCCACTTTGAATGTCGAAAAAATGTTTCACGACCGATGTCTGACCAGATGGCGATCCGAGAACAGACGCGATCCTTTCAATCGAAACGTTCGCATGTGGTTCAATTTTCCTCCACGCGACGTGGCCGAAACTAAAGCGCTGCTGCAAAACATCAAGGGATTCATAGGAGACGAACATGTCGACAGATCGTTTGCAGACGAATATGAACGTATAATGGTCGGTGACGCCGGTGGCGGCGGCGGCGGAGGTGATGGTGTGAGAAAGATTGATTTCGATGTCGATTTCGAATCTCTACTTCAATAATAAAATGTACATATTAATTTGTTTGTACTTTTTTTTTATACGTACAAGTCCGTATTGACCATTTCGACGTCGTACTCTAGCTCTAGAATTTGCTCGGTAAAATTTTTCGCCGGCATGGGATGATCGAAAGTGTCGTCCGCATTGTCGGCCGTATACTTGTACAGCCGTTTCCCTTGTAATTGTATCAGTTTACTGTTATACGAACCGGTTAGCTGAATCTGTATGCTTTGTACGCGACTAGTGACATCTTCGTCGTATAAAATTCGGCTCGACAAATTTTTAGACACGTTCGAAGTCACAAGTCGCTGTTCGATCTTGTTCTCAATGTGTTGAGCGCATGCATTTATGAAATTGATCAGGCTGTACGTGATCTCTCGCGGCCGATTTGTCGAATAGTTTACGTTGACGACCACGTTTAGGAGGACATCGAGAATGTTCGTGAATCCCATGTAATAATTTTCAAACAAGTCTATTATGTGATTCGCGTTGTCTTTATTGGCGCCGTACGCCAGTAGGTTCATTACGATCTCTTCAAAGTATATTTTGTGCTCTTGATTGACGTCGTATGAAATGAAAAATGTCATCATGTCAACGTTTCTATAGTCTATAATGTTTTGTAGGTAATATTTTAAATTGTCTATCGCTTTTTGTACATAGTGAACGTTATTGGGACTCGAGGGAATGTATTGTAACATGGGAGGCACAATTCTAATGGTCATCGGATCGTTGTTGAAATAAATCTCGCTCGGCGTCCTCATGTCAAAACTGAACGATGATACGGTTCGATGATGCGTTTTAGGTAAAAGTTTAGTAGTAGTAGTAGTAGTAGTAGTATTAGTACTAGTAGTATTAGTATTAGTATTAGTATTAGTATTAGTACTAGTAGTAATAGTATTATTACTAGTGGTAATAATATTAGTCTCCGCTTCATGCGAGGTAACAGTAGAGGACGTAGTCGGTGTGTTAGAAACCGCAACAGCGGTACCGGTGTCGTCGGCGGCCGTTTGTGTGGTTGAAATTGATGATTCCTCGCCGAAATCCTCTCTCATGTTAACGTCGGCGTATTCGCCTGCCGGCGGAGGTACGGTTTCATAGTTTGGTAAAATGAATTCATCTTCCGCGACAAGATTAACACCACCACCACCGCCACCGCCGCCGCCGACAACACTGCCGTTTGTTGTTTCCTTGCCGCTTAGACGGCGTCGGCTTACCGACGGAGCCGCTTCGTTCTCGCGGTGCAGCTGACGTTTTTTATCCTTCCTGCCGATCCGGCCGAATAGATTGCTGCCACCGCTTGCGCTCATGTTTTCAATAAACGATTTTCAAATAATCCTTTAGGTTTTCCTTCACCAATATTTGTCTGTCGAATGTTTCGACCTTATTTGTAAATTGATTCGTATAATAGTATACGCCGTTTTTATTGTACAAAAACTTGTATCTGTTCAAGCGTTCGTGTTGGTCGTAAGTCATTAGCTTTATTTTTGCCCTTTCAAATATGTCCACACCGTCGGCTTCGGAGGACGTGTTGTCTGCCATTCTAGAGAACAATTTAGAATTGGTCAACAACACTTATATCATCCTACATGTCTTCGACGACAACGACAAGAGCGGGGACGACGACGACGACAAAATACAACCAATGTGTATCGGAGAAATCGGTTTCGTTCAAACCGATCACATTCAGGAAGAATCAGTGTCCTATTCATCCTCTACGAGCGAACTGTCGAGCGATCAAAACATTTGACGAAGACAATGGTAAAGAAATTATTTACCATTTTACGTTTATCGAAGGCTATTTCAAGCAGTACGACGGAACTCCGTACTATATGCGTCTTTTGCCGCCCGAACGAGACGTGCACGACTATGGCAAACTCGACGTGGCCGAGCTGATGGCGTGCTACGTACGTTTGGATGGTGTCGGCGAAAAGTTTTTCACGATAGACGAGGCGGGCGAGCGAGACACGGCCGTGCTGAGGCGAACGGTCAAGTCTCTCATAGAATACATGCACTATTCGATACGCGGCTACGTGTTGATGTTCGACGAGCCCCAGATCGACGTGATATACTCGCAGTTTAGAACCGTGCTGTTGCCTCAGAGAATGTACATGTTGAGCGGTAGCGAAGATCCGACCGTTCCCGAGCCGTCCGAGTTCGACATATTCACCGTGCCGGACACGGACGCGTCCGTCGAATCGCAAAACATTTACAAAACGTTTCTCGTTTACAACACCACGCTCACCATGATGCTCAACCAGCGCAATCCTTTCAACGCCCACGACAAGAACATATCGATCGTGTTCAGAAACTTGGGCGTGTGCCCCAACAACAGCATGCGCGTGAAATGTTGCGATCTAAAGTATGGAGGCAACGCGTCGCCGGGACACTTTATGTGTCCCACGCGCGAGATTGTCAGGCGCGTTTTCAAATACGGCAAATGGGTTAAAAATCCCAATAATTACAGGCGTTACTTTGAATTGATACTGAGACCCGTGCAACGAGAACGCCGGTTCGACGACGGTCGAACTAGACGCACCGCAGCTTCCGCAAATCTCGACGCGATCATTCTAGATTGGTATAATTTTATGGAAGATTTTAAAACATATCACGTCGGACAACAATAGTATACATGTGTGTGAGTGTATGTAAATTGTTTACATATTCATGACAAATCTTGGAATCGAGCCCGTTTTTGACCTATTTAAACAAATAATGTTCATTGGAGCGACACATTTAATCAAGATTTAACAAGATGGACGTAAATTTTAAATTAGAAAAAGTTATATCAAACACTGTAATCAAACGGTGCGTCGAATCGAACAACGACAAGGGCGGTGATTATAAACGTAGATGCTCACAATCTGTGAAATTGATTAAAGCTGAGGAAATTGGACGTTTCACTACTTACGACGTAGTAGGAGAGAGAAATTATCAGAATATTTACAATATTGAGAAAATAAAGTTTTAATGAATTTGACTACGTCCCAAATTTAGGAGACGGTCTCAAGTGTCGAGCGTCGACGTCGTCTATTATATGAAAATTGTCGTTTACACGACATGTACATTAATTTGTGTCCAATTTGTCTGTTTGTGAAGCCCCTAACGGCGCCAGTAAACGTCCAAATAAACTGATATTGTCATCATTATGACATGTAAATAACTCTACGCAGTTTTCTTTGCCTCACACCACACAATATCGTTTAGATATAAAACGCCATGTTTCGTAAACGTCTTGGTCAGTCTCTAACAAAATGTTTGCATCTTCGATAGGAGCGCGCTATCTCGAAAGAGATGGATACGCTATAGATTTGAGACAAGTGCCTTACGAACAAATTGAAAATTGTTCAAAGTGCGAAGAGTATATAATATTTTTAAACGTCAAGCTCGCCTTCTTTTGCAATTTCCATGTAAGATCGTCCATGTCGCTCGAGTCCATCTCTCTGTACACATTCATGCACGCCAGACATTGCGCCGGAGATGATAACTACGTGAGAACCGACGACGTGCTCGATTTTGTCGAGCGCATGCATCGCGAAGGCGACATTGTTCACATAAACATACATCCGTGGCTTCGTATAGTGATTGCAAAGAAAATTCGAAAAGGCGAACGATACCACCAGCGCATCACCGGCTATATGGATTTTGAAAAGAGACTCGATCATCCCGACACGTTGTCCGCCATCACCGACTACAACGGCACCCGAGACATTTTGGATAGTTATTATGAAAAGGCGATTTATGATAATTTGTGAATACTACTACTACTACTACTACTATTATTAAATAAAAAACTTTATTATAATAATCATTGTCTTTTATTTGGTCTTTTAAAAAAATTTCTTCGTCCATTGAATCTGTTGTACGAGTATTTGCGATTCAAAGATGTAAATTTTGAATCTTGATCGTCGGAATCCTCATCGGAATAACCAAAAGTGTCATCTTCGCTACTGCTGTCGTCGCTCGTCATGGACGATCGAAAAGTACCGTTACCGACACGACCACTACCACCACCATTACCGCCGCCGCCGCCGCCGCCGCGCCGTTTCTGCACAACGGAGACGACTCGCGGAATCGATGAGTGTGGGTTTAGTGATTCGTCTTCGGACGAATCGTCAATGTCGTGTTGCACGATCACTTTGGCCGCCACTTTGGGTATCCATCGATTGTTCAACTTGACGTATTCTCTGTTGACGGCCTCCCATGCGGCACGTATGGCGATCCCTTCGTCGCCGCCGCTGTCTTGGTACCGCCGAAACGTATTTCTGAACAGTCTCTTTGCCCTGGCGGGCATGTCTTGATCGAAATACGGTAGACCGATGACGACGCCGTTGCCGCCGACGTTGCCGCTGCTGCCGCTGCTGTTCAAAGCGTTCATAATGATATTTACTTAATTAATCTGTGTCGGTGTCCGTAGTGGTGTCAGTTTCTGTTGTATCGTAATCGTTCGCGTCGCGTCTGGCCACCCATCGGCCGTTTCTTTTTATATATTTCCGTTTGACCGCCGACCATGCCACTTTAAACGCAGACTGTTCGTTGCCGTATTCTTTATGCGCCGAATTGAAAGCCTTCATAAAGATGCGCTTGCCATGATAGGGCAACTTGTCCACGCTCGCCGGCAGGTCTGATATAGATGAATACATGTTTATGTCTTATTAAGTTTTATATTTTTTGTGTAGACAACGCATCATGCGCCTTTTATACTATTGTACGATAATCGCCGCCGCGACGGCTTCGATCGCGAACGAGAAAATATTCTATGACATTGATTCGGCGTCGGTATACTTTGAAAATTTCATCAAACAACACAACAAAGAATACACTACGCCCGATCAACGCGACGATGCGTTTGTAAACTTTAAACGCAATCTCGTTAACATGAACGCAATGAACAATATCTCCAATCACGCCGTGTACGGCATCAATAAATTCTCGGACATCGACAAGATTACTTTTGCTAACGTACACGCCGGCCTAGTGCTGACGTTAAATGCGACCGACTCAAACTTTGATCCGTACAGGCTGTGCGAATTCGTGACCGTCGCGGGTCCGTCCGCGAGGACGCCCGAATCGTTTGATTGGCGCAAGCTACACAAAGTCACCAAAGTCAAAGAGCAAGGAGTCTGCGGATCGTGTTGGGCGTTTGCGGCAATCGGAAACATTGAAAGTCAATACGCCATCCTGCACGATTCCCTCATTGATCTTTCCGAACAGCAACTGTTAGACTGTGACCGCATCGATCAGGGTTGCGACGGAGGACTCATGCATTTAGCCTTTCAAGAGATTATGCGCATCGGTGGCGTAGAGCACGAAATCGACTATCCGTACCAGGGTATCGAGTACGCTTGTCGATCTGCGCCCAGTAAATTCGCCGTCAGGCTGTCGCACTGCTACCAATACGATTTGCGCGATGAGAGAAAACTACTCGAGCTTTTGTACAAGAACGGACCCATCGCCGTGGCGATTGATTGCAGAGACATTATAGATTATCGAAGCGGCATAGCTACCGTTTGTAACGACAACGGTCTCAACCACGCCGTTCTACTCGTAGGCTATGGAATCGAAAACGACACACCGTACTGGATCTTCAAAAACAGTTGGGGATCGAACTGGGGCGAGAACGGATACTTTAGAGCGCGCCGTAACATAAACGCGTGCGGCATGCTAAACGAGTTTGCTGCGTCAGCTGTGCTATTATAAAATGACACATTAGACGTTATCTGATACAGACGACATACGAACGGCAAAATGTGTGTACTGATACCAACATTCAACGCCTCGGCGACCACGATCGTAGATTGTGCCAATCTGAGCGATAGCTCGATGCGCGATCTGATCTATGTGAACAACGTTGCGGTGTCGAAAAACGGCAATTACATCAATCGAGCTGTGATCATGGCGCTAAATATTAGCGGACCCCTCGTGTGCGTGAATCGGGTGTCCATGCACATTGTGCACATGTACAGATCGCACATCGATAGGGTCTTTGATAAATTCAACAAATTAACATATTCGGCGACCGTGACCGATGGCGGCGGAGCCGATCGAGTTTTTAACTCTGACGACTATACCGTTGTCTGTATGTCACGCGGAGATCTTTTAAACAATTACAAAAATTGTTTGCTCAACGAAATGGGAGCTACGTACGACGACGTCGAAAAGTTTAGAAAATACTGTCTCAAACCTTTAACTGAGACCGAAAATGACATGATGAGCGGCAGCGACGTCGGCGTGGAAGATCAAAAAAAACCGTACGTGGTGATATGTTCGTTGAAACCGAAACTGTTGAATAACAAAAAGACATTGTGCTTCACGTACAAACCTCAGACCGGTCAAGTGATCGTGCCGCTTATGCACGAAATTAACGAAAACGGAAGCGATGTGTATGCGTACGAAGTGATGGCGATGATCAAAGACGTGAGACTGTCGAACAAACCGATCGGTGTGCTGGAACGATTGAAGCGTTCCATGGAACAGATCGTGTTAAATCACAACGAGAACAGATACGTGATGACCAATCAGCTCGAGTCTTTGAATTATTATTTAAAGTCCATCAACTCTAACAAAGAGGACAACGATCTAAACAAACTGATGAGTTTATTGAAAAGTCTGATTGATCAATTGGAAAAAGTTTTGCATAAAAAATCTATTTGTGACTTTTCCGACGACGAAGACGACTGCGATGTTCTCGTTGATGTAAAGTACCACAATGCAATGATCGAAGACAACATACGTATACTTTTGATAAAGATGCAACAGTACATTGATGATCGTCACATGTTTTTGCCGCCGTCGCTGTCATATGAGAATAGTACAAAAATTCGCCTGTTTGAAAACGTAACGTCGTTCATGAAATGTTTCAGTCTTGGAGAATTGTATTCGTTTGTAAAAAAAATTATCGATTGGAAAACACACGAGACCAATCAAAAACTTGCGTGCCCCGAAGTCGTCGACGACAAGTACGCTTTTGTAAAATACGACTACTTTGGCACCGCACACGGATTCGTGTACGATCAAAGGGATCGAACAATGTACGTAAAGTTGCATTGCGGTATAGCCGCGAATCGTAACATTTACATAGATATATAATAATTGTATATGAAAATTGTATATGAAAATAAAAATACTTGTGTAAAATTAAAATGTTTTATTATAAAATGAGATTCACAACCAATAGATTTTAATCACAACCCAGTCTAAATTAATTTTATCACATCGTCTTTGGAATCGTAAATATTATCGATGAGATCGTTGATGTCAGATTCACAAGTCACAATGTGAATTTTGCTCTTGTCGGTCTTTCGCACCATGACGCCCTTTTTACACAGCGATACATACTTGTAGTGCGGCAAGAGGGCGTCTCGAGTCTTCTTCAATAGCAGTTTGTGTTCGGGCGAGGCGGCCACAAAGATTTTTACGGGACCGTCGTAATCGATTTCAAGATCGACATTCTTCAATCTGACCTCTCTGGATTTGTTTTGCCAATCTTTGGCGGTGGCTGCGTCCGACAGACGCACGATCATGTGATTGCGCTCATAGTCCGTGTCGACGACGTGCCTATAGTCCAAATTCAATAGTTGACAAATTTTCTTCACGTAAACGTTTCTGATCTTTTTATTGAACAGTTTCTTGTCTCTCACTCCGTAAATTTCGACGCTGTCGTTGAGCTGCTCGCTTTCCAATTTTTTCAATTTACATTTTAATATGCTAATGTTGTCGTTTACGTTTTTGTCAATTTCGTTTCTAATTAGATTCTTTAAAATGGGCACGTTGATCAGATCGGTTTCCATGTTCAATGATTTGTTCAAAGTCTCAGAGTCGATAATGTACGCACACACACACGCCCACGCGCACACGCCCACACACACCTAATTTAAATTTCCTTCTTATCTGTATATTCAAATTAGATAGAAATGAAAAACCAAAACTTTCTCCATCATTTTATTGTTACTTTAAAAATAAATCCAACAAATGTTCGGGGAATAGAAACTCGCTGGGCAAAGCGCAAATGCTCATGAGTTTGCAGTCATCGCGCTTGTAGCATATCATGTCGTTTTTCATGTAAATGTTCTGCATGACCGTCGTGTTGTGATATATATCGCCGCCGCCCACCTTTACTCGATTGTGCGAAGTTATATGATTGTTGAGACCCTTGATGGCCCGATCGGCTATCGTGTCAATGTCCATCGCGTCCGTGGACTTGTAACGTTTTGTACTTTCGACCAGATCGACGCTTCCCTTGGCACCGCTCTCGATGATGTCTACAAACTCGCCGCTCAGTTCGAATATTTCCTTGTCGCCGCACACCATCTCGCATTTGTCTATTAGCTTGGTCAGCGTCTCGAACAACAAATAGCTAGCGTTTGAGCTGATCAACAAGGCGCAATCGCGAAGCAACATGTCGAGTCGGGCGGCGAACGTTATCGATTTACTGTACGAGTCCCACACGCGAAGCATGAGCGGCATGTTCGCTGACAGGATGTCTCGTATACGATGCTTGTTTTTGTACAAATAGTAAATCTGCTGAGACACAAACGACAATCGATTCTTGTCGAAGCATATGAAATTATATCTCGGGTCACCGTACAGTAAACATTCCAAGTCTATCAGGGAATTGGGCTTGGGCATGTACGTGATCACCTCTTTATCGCCGTCGCAGTCGCGATTCGGTCCGGTGAACGTGCCGAGACCGATCTTGATGTTCCAGTCTTCGTAGTCAGAGGGCTCGCGGACGTTGAACACCTGAGTGCTCAGCTGAGATATGTTGGGATGGCGGGTCGTCCAAGCGCGAACGTTGCTCACGTCGCGACCATAATAGCGGCGCACGCTCGCCTTTGGCGGAACGATCTCGTTGGTCGCGTTGATGCATTGCACGTTTGCGTAGAACGAGGCCGTGTTCAAAAAAGTAGAGTACAGATACTGTCCCGCGTAACCGTTTTTGCTCTGCAGCTGATCTTTGATGACTCCGTGTGTCAGTTTGATCTTTTGAAGCGATCCGTAAATGTCCACCAGGCCCAGATCGTGTTTGGCGTTGAACGATTTGTTCAAGAATATGATAAAATTATGATCCCAGAGAATAAAGTTGGGCAGTATCAAATAGTCAATGTCGTCGGTAAACTTGTTCGTTTTTAATTTTTTGAGAAACACGTTCGACGGCAGATCCGTGATGACGATGCTGGTAGACTTTAGCATCTCGCTCAACGTTTCCGTGTGACGGTTCCTGTCTGAACATTCCGAATAAACGGAGATTAGTTGCTCGACGAGACTGTTGAAAAAATTTGTCTTGATCTTTTTCAAGTCGGCTATGAGATCCTTTAGAAATATCCGAAATCGTTTCAACGTTATAAAATAGACGTTTTCAATGTCCGACGGATCGACGAGTAGATTAAATTTGCTGGCCTCCTTGTCGACAAACTCGACACGACTCTTTGTCGCGAAATTCATGATTGAAATGAAAAGTCAGACACGTTCAAATCTAACCCGGCCGACTTTTCGTGTTTAAACACGTTTGGACAAGTCTAAACACGTACAATAATATGACGCAATAGGTCAAAACACGTTTGTGTAATAATTAAAATTATGGTGCAATAATATCGAAAAGTCGGCCAGGTTAGATTCGAACTTGTATGACCGATGGACAATCGGCGATTCAAACATGTCTGACGCAATAATATCGAAAAGTCGGCCAGGTTTGATTCGAACGTGTCTGACTTTTCGTAAACATCAACGGTCGGCCAGGTTCGATTACTAAACATCAACGGTCGGCCAGGTTCGATTACAACTTGTCTGACTTTTCGTTAACATCAACAGTCGGTCGGGTTTGATTCAAATTTATCTGATCGATGAAAAGTCGGCCAGGTTCGATTCAAACTTGTCTGACTTTTCGTTAACCCCAACAGTCGGACAGGTTTGATATCAACTTGTCTGACTTTTCGTTAACCCCAACAGTCAGACAGGTTTGATACCAACGTGTCTGACTTTTCGTGTTGATAAAAAGTCGGCCAGGTTCGATTCAAACTTGTCTGACTTTTCGTTATTATGAACAGTCGGCCAGGTTCGATTCAAACTTGTATGACTTTTCGTTAACAGAGACGCGTGTTACATAAATTTTTATAAGATTGAGTTATAATGAAAATAATAATAATACTTTTAATAGCACTCTTTTTAGTATGCATTATGATAGCAGCATTACAACAATCGTCGTCGTCGTCGCCGCCGCCGCCACCACCACCTTCGGACATGATCGATCCAAACACTTTTTGTGTAGGTAAAGACATTGGAAACTATCCACATCCATATTTTTGCGATAGATTTGTCATGTGTATATCTCCGAATTTACCGGGCCAAATTATGACATGTGGACACGGATTGCTATTTAGTATAGAAGCGGGCATGTGTATCGCGGCCGAAGAAGTAATTTGTTAAAAAAAAATAAGCCGCTACAATATCTAATAATCATGAAATTGTTAATCATAGCTATATTTTTTGTCTTAATTTTAATTATTATCGGAATCATCCATTTGGTATCGAGCGCATCAAATGAAAAAGATGATACCCCCGACGACGAAATTTCATTTCCAAATTGTAAACCTGGCTATTTTGGAAATATACAGGATCCTGTATACTGCGATAAATTTTATCTTTGTTCAATAGGAAGTGAATTATCTTTTTTCTGTGTAAAAGGCTTTGGTTTTGATAATGAATCAAAAACTTGTCAGCCTATTGAATTTGTAGATTGCGGAGATAGAATTGTGTCTCCAAGATAAAAATTTAAAAGTTTTACACAAAAAGTCAGACACGTTCGATTCAAACCTGGCTGCCTTTTTGTGTAAAATTAGTTACCAAAAACAAATTGAAGAGTCAGTTCGACACTTGTAGTTGCTAGTTTTAGTCCTGACATGTTGGACACTTGCAGTTGCTAGTTTTAGTCCTGACATGTTGGACACTTGCAGTTGCTAGTTTTAGTCCTGACATGTTCGACACTTGCAGTTGCTAGTTTTAGTCTTGACATGTTCGATACTTGCAGTTGCTAGTTTTAGTCTTGACATGTTCGATACTTGCAGTTGCTAGTTTTAGTCTTGACATGTTCGATACTTGCAGTTGCTAGTTTTAGTCCTGACATGTTCGATACTTGCAGTTGCTAGTTTTAGTCTTGACATGTTCGACACTTGTATAAATTCGTATGTATTTGTTTAAACATGTTGGACACTTGCAGATGCTAGTTTTAGTTCTGACATGTTGGACACTTGCAGATGCTAGTTTTGGTCAAACATGTTGGACACTTAACTCTGCTAGTTTTGGTCAAACATGTTGGACACTTGACTTTAGTCTTGACATTTGAACACTTGTATAAATTTGTATGTATTTGTTTAAACATGTTGGACAGTTGCAGATGCCAGTTTTTGTCAAACATGTTAGACACATGACTTTGCTAGTTTTGGTCAAACATGTTAGACACATGACTTTGCTAGTTTTGGTCAAACATGTTGGACACATGACTTTGCTAGTTTTGGTCAAACATGTTGGACACATGACTTTGCCAGTTTTGGTCAAACATGTTGGACACTTAACTTTGCCAGTTTTAGTCAAACATGTTGGACAGTTGCAGATGCTAGTTTTAGTCTAAAGCTTGTATGTGTGAAAAATTAATATTAATTTGTTTGATTTCAACACACAATCTCACGAAAAGTCAGACAGGTTCGAATCGAACGTGGCCAACTTTTTGTTATTAGTAATTGTTCGAAAAGTTGGCCACGTTCGATTTGAACCTGTCTGACTTTTTGGTAAATTAAACACAAAAAATATTATATAGAATAACAATTTATTATTATTATTATATTTGTACAAACAAAGCTTCGGCTCTTTTGGAGCATAAGGTTAATATATTTTTCGACATTTTGATGAATTGCAGTCTCTTCAAGATGAGATTTTGCAATTGATCGCGGTTGTAGCAGTTTACAGCCTTTACATTCGACGAGTTGATAAACGTGTAAAAGCGATACATCGTGACCTTGTTCCAAGTGGAAAAATTGAAAATGTCCAACCATTGGTGGACATCGTACTCGCTGGCCGTGTTACATATCGACTTGATATAGTACATAAATTTAAAATCTTCTTTGTGGATGATAAAATTTTTCATCAAAATTTCATATTGGCCACGGTATATGGAATCGACTAGACTCTCGAGTTTCTGTCTGCCGTCGGGTAATTTTCGAAAGAATACTTTTGAATTTTCAGTCTTCAAATTCAATCGGTACCAATGCGAGTAAATCTTGGCTATCGTCTTCAATTCATCGTCGGTGGCGCGTTCGACGTCTATTGGTTTGAAAAAGTCCTTCAAATCTTCGACTTTACCAATCACGTTCAGCAGACAGAGTCTATGTACAAATTTAAAAGACATCATTTTAATTTTTAAAATTTTCATCTTCTCGTCGGTCATCGGACACCGACAGAACGCAACCGGCGAATTTATATCGGCACATTTATTGCAAATGATCGCCTTCGGCTCGTCAAATTCCAATTTTTCGATCAATGTAACGTCAAACAAATTGGCGTTTTTAGCGTCAATGGTGGTGGTGTCGTGCAGCATAAATTCGGGCACGTCCATGTTTTCTTCAAGCTTTATTTTCGTCATCGTCGTATCTTCTCCATCGGACACGTCGACCACATCGATAATGGGTTCAATTATTTGGACGTCGTCGCACAACAAATTAAAATTGATCGGGTCCGCAATACTGGGACACTCGATGTGATCGGTCATAATGATATCATCGCTCATTTCGGTGGACATTTCAAACAAGTCGTTCTCGTCACCGTCGCAGAGTATCACTGGGCCAACAAAAATGTCGTCGTTTGATTTAAAATGTTGATTCATAGTGTGTGTGTGTGCAATGTTAACATTGAACGGATGCAACAATCATATTTATGCGATAGATAATGATAATGCGGTAGATAATCATTTGTGCGCAGGCGTGCAATCCTCTTTAAAAACTCGGTCAGAGCGGAAACGGTAATCAGTATTTCGATATGTCGTCTGTCCAGATCAATGCGTCGATGGAGCCGCTTTTGCGCGAGAATCCGCGTAGATTTGTCATGTTTCCTATCGAGTATCCCGACATTTGGAACATGTACAAGAAAGCAGAAGCTTCGTTTTGGACCGTCGAAGAGGTGGACCTGTCGAAAGATATGAAAGATTGGGACTCGCTCAAAGAGAGCGAGCGAGACTTTATAAAACACGTGCTGGCGTTTTTTGCCGCGTCCGATGGTATAGTCAATGAAAATTTGGTCGAACGGTTCTCGCAAGAGGTGCAAGTGACGGAGGCGCGATGCTTTTACGGGTTTCAAGTGGCCATGGAAAACGTACATTCGGAAATGTATTCGCTACTCATCGACACGTACGTGCGGGACATTGACGAGAAGCAAAGGCTGTTCAACGCGATCGAGACGATGCCCACGATCGCCAAGAAGGCCCAATGGTCGATCAAATGGATAAAGAGCGATACGGCGACGTTTGCCGAGAGAATAATTGCTTTTGCCGCCGTTGAGGGTATATTCTTTTCGGGCAGTTTTGCGGCAATATTTTGGATGAAGAAACGCGGCTTGCTACCAGGTCTCACGTTTAGCAACGAGTTGATATCGCGCGACGAGGGTCTCCACACCGACTTTGCGTGTCTGATGTACTCGCACATTGTAAATAAACCGACGCGAGAACGCGTCTTGGACATTATCACCGATGCGGTCTCGATAGAGAAGGAGTTTCTCACCGAAGCTTTGCCGGTCGCTATGCTCGGCATGAACAATGATTTAATGTCGCAATACATCGAGTTTGTAGCCGATAGACTTTTGCTCGAATTGATCGGGCAGCGTCATTACAATACAAAGAATCCGTTTGATTTTATGAATCTAATTTCGCTCGAAGGCAAGACAAACTTTTTTGAAAAAAAGGTTAGCGAATATCAAAAGTACGGCGTGATGAAGGGGAGGAGCAGCAACCCGATGGACGACACATTTACTTTGGATGCAGATTTTTAACAGTAAAATAAAAATTGTATGTGTATTTTGTAAAATAAAAATTTAATAAAATTGTATATACAATATTTTCTTTTTGTTATTTACAAATAAACTTTGAACATTTTCACAATGTCCGCTCGACACACGCAGCAAATGTCAATTTTGTCGGCGCACTTTTCGCAAACGGTCACATGATGACAAGGTTCGAAACAAACGGTTCGATTCCGTTCGAAGCACACTTTACATAAAGCGGCGTCGTCGTCGTCGGCGGCGGCGGCGGGAAGGCTTGATTGTGTAGATGATGATGATGATGATAGACTGGATTCAATGCCGAATATTAAACAGTTTGGTGACCATCTGGCGTGCTCGATTCGGATCTCGCTTTTGTCGTATCCGAAAAATTCAATCTTGCAACCGACACACCGAGTACCGATGGAGCATTCATCCGAATCTTTTCGAAATCGATTTGGATTTGGCGGCTTTAGATCCTTTTCCAGTATATTTTTCATTATTGTTCAAAATTTTAAATAGCCTCTTCAATGAACTTATCTGTTTACGAGCAAATTTGATAGTGTGCAAGTTGACGGAGATCGACTCGAGTTTTTTGTCCAACCTGTTTTTACAAACCAGATACCGTTCAGAGTTGCATACTCGAGACGATTCCGGTTTGAATACATGGTACTCTTGAAAATTTCTAACAAAGTCCTCGAGCATATTTCTCGTGTCCGACTCGAACGTGTCAAAGATTTTGACGACGCAATCTCCTCCGACCGACAGGCACGAAAGGATCAGTTCGCATTCGCGACGTATCAGCGGCATCGTGAGAGACTCTTGCCTGTTCTCGTCTCCGGTCACGTCGAAAGCGCCGTCCGCGCACACAAAGTCGCATCGGTTTCCACATTTATTGACAATGTGTCGTACAACAGATTCCGACATTATGTCTCCCGAACCGTTGTCGTCGACGCCGTCGTCGCCGCCGTCACCACCATAAATTCTCTCGAATCTAGATCCGAATCGTTTGACTATTGACTTGTCGTAGTCTAGATGATTGCGCAGCGTGACACCGAAACCGAGCACGGATTCGCCGTTTACGGCGTTCAAATATCTCACAAACTGTCCCGGTCCGCCGCAAATGTCCAGATATGTTCGAATGTCGTCGCACACTTTAAACTTGTCGTTGATCTGTTTCAATTTGTAAAAACACCGCTGACCGGACAAGATGGTCGCAGATGATCTTTCCAGCCGCCGTCTCGCCGACGATATCTCGTAGCTCGAGTAGTCGTCCAGCTTGGATCTCAAAGCGTCGAGTTCGCGTTGATATTTTTCAATCAGTCTGTCGGACGCCGTCGACGCTGTAGCTTTCCGGTCGCCGCCGCCCGTCATGTTCGTATGTGTGGGCAGTAACGGCGGAAATTAATGCGATTAAAAGTGAACAGATAAAAGCGAGGAAGATATAAAGTGGAGTTATATTCAACGGCGCTACGACACGCGACGGTCTGTTCAACGCGACGTTAAAAAACTCACTGTTAATCAACAGATTCCGTTCGTTAATCTCGTACACTATTGGTCTGTTGTAATCGAAATTTTCAAAATCGGCCCTGTTTATTGCCGTCCTGTACGAGACGTAATTTGGACTTGTATGCAATAAATCTATCATCAGATCTTTCCACGCGTGCTCTCTGCTCTCGGGCGACACTTCCACCCGGTCCGAGTTTAATATTCGCCATCGAATTTTAGACATAAATATGAAGCGTCAATTGAGCAACGGCGACGGCGCCAATCAAGAAAACAACGGCAGCGGCGTGCCTTTGAAGAAACCTGCCGCCGGATCGTATTCTATCAATTTCAAAGAGACTAAAGGTGAATTGATTGGCAAGAATATGATCAGTCTGAACAATGAACTTTTTTATATAATGAAATTTTTCATTGAAAACGGCAACAAAGACTATTACGGCAACATGCAACAGTACACCAACATGGAGATTGGCAAGACTTACAAGATAAATTTAAAATATGCCAACCGTAGACTGATCATCGATCGGTACTCTGAGGACAAAACCGTCGAGTTGCGCGTCGATGTCAAGGATCATTTGTTGTACGAAGACTTTATGGAAGATAATATTGTAACGATCGAGACGCAATTCTTGTGCGGCTTTAGGCCCATTTTTACAAATTACATAAAATTTGTGTTCAACGTAAAGTACAAAAACGAAAGGGATCAGATGTCGATAATGCAGGTCGAATCGATTTGTGATACATCTCGCGCCATGAACCTGTTTAACGTCGAAACGCATTCGGACCTGTTCAAGCGTATGATGGAGTTGGAGAAGAAATTTTTAAAATTGACCAGAGTCAAGTGTGTCAACAACAAGAACAACTTTAAAAATTTATCTTTTCTCGAAATGAGCAAGATTGAAGTGACCGAAGACTGCGAGACGCCGCCGTTTGATTGCGACGATTTTGTCGGCAATATAAGTCGAAACAACAAGCAGATATATCACGCCAAAGTGACCAGCTTTAAGGTCAACACGATGTCTAATAACAATATTAAAATTGTGTATAGAGTTGAAGACTACGATCAGGACATTAACGGTGTGATATTTTTGAACAATGATCGAAAAGACACAAAGAATAATGAATATGAAAAGGTGCTGTTGGATCTCAACCAGACTGCGGACACGATCGGTGACCTGAACGACGTCTACATATACACGTCGAGCGATATAAACGGATATTATACCGTTTTAGGTTTAACTTGTTACGATTTGAGTAATTTTGAATATGTTCCCATATGATAATGTATTAATAAAAATACACCAATATTTTTTTGTTTTATTGATATCAAAAAGTCGGACAGGTTCGATTCGAACGTGTCGACCGAGTTGCGTTTAATTTTTTTTAATTTAAAAATTTCAAGTCGATCGAAAAGTCGGACAGGTTCGATTCGAACGTGTCTGACTTTTCGTGTACATTGTTTTACGTAAATCAAAAGTCGGCCAGGTTCAATATCAACTTGGCTGACTTTTCAATCACTCGATCATTGTTTGAGCTTGATAGTCTACGATGATGCGGTTGATCATGTTGTACTGCTGTTCTCTTAGATGGACTTCGTCGATTGCGGACGTGTCGGATCGTTGAACGTTTTCGTAGTCTGCTCGTATCAAATTTAGAATGTTTCTAGACAGACCGATGAGTCTGTCCGGCGACAGGAATCGATTTACATATTTTACAAACGCTTCGACGCCCAACCTTCTGACTAGATACGCGTAACCGTAGCTAGGTCGAGAATTTTCAATGTCATCCACGATCGTAGACAATGTCCACGTCAACGCTGTAGGATTGTCGAGAATCTCTCTAATTATCGAGTATCGGCGCACGTTGATCGCGTACGGATCGTCGCTTTCGTCTTGGGCGGTAGAGGCGGCGGCCGTAGTGATCAATGTCTGATCTGCTGTCGTGTCCGATATTGCTTGTGTCGGAATCGTCACGTTCGACGTGACCGGATACGCTTCGTACCGGGACACCAGATGCCAGGGAATGTTCGTGCCAGATGCCAGGGAATTCGGTTGAGACGGCGACTCGGGCGTTTCGATCGGCGTTTCGGCGCGTCGCTTTCGACTTCTCGTGTTGTATGGACGCGAACGGGGAGACGATCGCCGTTCCGAGTACATGACCAACTCGTTGGCCGGCGCTTTTTCGGTCGTTTTAAATTTATCGATTTCGGCCTGATGTCTAATTTCCATGTCGGACATTTGTTCTCGTATCTGAGCCTCGGCGGCTCGCGCGCGGGCGCGGGCCTCTTGCAGAATTCTGTTCTCGTCCAACTGTTGTCTGAGCATTTCGGAAACGCGTTCGATTTCCATCTTTTGCTGTTCGTACGCCGATCGCATCGCGTTCAACTGTTCGACTTGACTCTCGTAGCCTAGCGTCTGTTGATTAATTACGCTCTGAAGATAATTGTTCTGGTAACGTTCCAAGGTTTGAGTTAGCGTCGATATGGTCGCCTGATCATCGGCTTGGGTATCACGCAACGCGTTCACGGTCTGTTTTAACATACGAATCTCGTCGCCCTCGACGTTTTCCCGATCGCATTCGGCCGTCAGCGCCTCGATGCGTCTGTTCAAAGTTTCCGTGTGCGCCACCAACTGTTCGTACGCCCGTAAGTTGTCGTCGTACTGAGACTTGAGCGTTTTGTACATGGCGACGAGTTTATCTTCGTCGACGGTACGACGCTGCGTCTCCTCGGTCCGGCGACGGTAGTCTTCGAATTCGTCTTTGTCATTTTTGGCGCGTTCTCTCAACGCTTCCAGTTGGACGCGATACGATTCGGCTAGGGAGGACAGTTCATCTCGATCGCGCTGCAAGTCCGAAATCATACCCGTCTGTCGTTTCAGTTCGGCAATGTCGTTTTTGTAACGGTCCTCGCGTTCGACTCGCTGTCGCTCCTCGTCGCGAAGATTTATTGTTCGCGTCGTAAGAAAACGAACTAGTTGCTCGTTGAAATTGTCCAGATCGACGGTCATCAGTCGCGTATCGGGAAATTCGACGAGAGGATTTCGCATGTCGCTGGTGGCCAAGACGACGGCCGAATAGGCGCGTTCGTACGCACGCAAACGGTCGACGCGAGACACGATCTCGGCGGCGGCACGGTCAAGATCGATCGTGTCAAACTCGAGCTCGCTCGACAAATTAAAGAATCGTATGTACAACTGTTTGCATGTTTCATAAAGACTGGACAGTATGTTGCATATTTGACTCAAGTCTCGGTAGTCGCGATTCGTGTTCTTGTTGATACACGCCAACAGATCTTCCATGTCGTTGGCCGAGCGCTGCGCTTCGTCGTAGCGTCTATCAAAACAGTACAACCGTTTCAGCGCTTCGGCAAAGGTGTTATTTTTGAAATATTTGTCCGACATTTTGACAAGCGTGGACACCAAAGCCTTCATGCTGTCGGTGTCTAAGCGTTTGCATGTGTTCTCGATCGCACCGTTCAATTCTTCCAAATCCATCGGTTCTAAGGACGGCTCTTGATTCGATCGAGTCTGCGGCCGCTGTCTGGGTTGCTGTTCGGGCGGAGGTGCAAACGGAGAGGGCGGCGGTGGCGCGGACGCGATCGGTTGACCGAAAGCGTCGTAGGATTGATGAGGAATTGATGCGGCTCCTCCTCCATAATCGTATTTGTAATTGAAATTGTGCGTAGTTATCGAGGGAACGGGCGCGGCGAGGGCCTCGATGACTAGCTCGGGAACGGATACGTCGACGCCGCGCTTGATCAATTGCGGCCGATAAAGCCCTATAATACTTCGTATCTTTGTGAGTGCGTCATCAGTAGCGCTCTGACGTTTAGTACGTTTGCTCATAGAATTGATTGTGCGCAATAGATTCTGAACCGTAGCCGCGTTTACGTCCATTCCCTTGTATCTTGCCGTCATTATGAAGGTGAAGATTCAAAATTTTTATCAATTGCAACGAGAGATGGCAGCCGAAAACGGTTGCCGCAAAGGCGATGTGGTTATATCGACACGCGACGTGTTTCGTATTACGAGAATGTGCTACCGAAACAAATGTCTTTACGTGTTCATGACTGGCTATCTCGAGTCCGATCCGGACAGAGTGTTTCAATTTTACATGCGCAGTTCGTGCGTTCTGTACTCGTACAGGTCTTGCTATAACGTACACATGAATTCGTCGTGCCAATGTCGCAGCTACAAGACTCTGGTCGTGCCCGGTCTCAGTGGATTCGGATGCGACAAGATCAACGTGATCAAGTATGCCAGATATGAACCGTCGTCGCAGCGAAACGGCAGTGCGGCCGGTAGGAAGGGCAACGATTGTGCCGATTACTTTTTAAAAGACATCAACCGAGTGCACATGCAGCTGGGTATAGTCGAGGGAAACTATGTAAAGTTTGCTAACAGTCAGACGGTTCGCGACAACGTGCTCCAGGGCACTTATAAAGATTTGATTGTCGTCGACGCCGAATCCTTGGAACGCCCCATACCCGCCGTGGTCTCGTGTTACGACATTGAGACTTATACGAACGGCATGCGAATGTCGGCGCCCGAGACCGATCACATTATTAGCATTTCGATCGTTACCATACGGGACGGATCGTACAAAAAGATTTGTTTCTATTATACGGCTCAGGGACCGGCTCGAGATTTGTTCGACGGCGACGGCGATGGTGAAACCGTTCACGTCGTATACTTTGACAGCGAAAAGAAAATGATCAAGGCATTTTTCGATCTGATGCCCGTGCTAAATTTCGATTATTTGATCGACTACAACGGCGACGCGTTCGACATGCCCTTTCTGATCGGTCGCAGCACCGCCCTGTCCGACATCAAAGTGAAACGATACGATCTAGATCCCGTAAACGTGGACACGGAACTGTTGTGGGACAAGTTTCAGAACAAATTAAACACTCATCATCTGACATATTATGTGCACATTGATCTGTATCAATTTCTCAGCTCGGACTCGGAACAGAACGATGTGGAAAACTTTCGTCTGAACACTGTCGCTCAGCACTATTTGAACGATACCAAAGTGGATTTGAAAATTTCCGACATGATTTCAATGTATCACGATAACAGGATGCTAAAGATCATCGAGTACAACGTGCACGACGCCGTATTGCCTATAGAGATTTTTTTAAAATTGGAAATCATGGAATTCATGTATACTCAATGTACAGTTTTATTCCTGTGCACCGACGACGTGCTAAAGAACATTTCGCACAAAGTTAGCGTAGTGCTGTTTCAAAAGTCTCTAATAAACGTTCGGCGCGATGGTACGCCCGATCCGTACTTTTTCAACAAGTCCGATTTGAACGTGACGTCGGGACGTATCGGAGGAGGTGGCGACAAACAAATTGTCGATCTGACTCATTTGAATCGAAAATGCATCGTTCCGACAAATATGATACCTCCGACGGCGATAAAACTGTGCGCGCGCCGGGAAAGATGCGTGTACAAGGGGGGCAAAGTTATCGCGCCCATACCCGGCATGTATCGGAGCGTTGTCACTTTGGATTTCAATTCGCTGTATTTGAACATTATGAAAAACGAGGGCATATGTTTGTCGAACGTTTTCATCGCGTCGGACAACAACGTGTACCTTAACAAAAACCGCGACGCCGTCAATCCCAAACTGCTCGAAGAACTGTTGCATTTGAGAAGTGTATACAAAGATTCTCGAGACAAATATCCAAAGACTTCGTTCAAATACAATCTGTACGACAAGATGCAAAACGCCGTCAAGCGCATCGCCAACAGTATATACGGATACTTTGGTATATATTTTAAACCGTTGGCCAATTTCATCACTCGCATAGGTAGAGAGAAATTGTCGGATGCCATAAAAAAGATTGAACTGATGAGCGACGATGCGACGATACTCGAGGATTTCGGTCTATCGAGAATCAAATTCCGCGTCGTATACGGAGACACGGATTCGTCGTTTATTCAAGTGGACTACGAGTCGAGCGAGATCGCCGAGGCGCTTAGACACGATACCGTCGAGCGTATCGTAAATGGGTATGTGCTAAAAAAATTAAACGCTTCGTGGGATGGATACAAAATGGCGCTAGAAAACGTTATGCAGTCGCTGATCCTGTTGAAGAAGAAAAAGTATTGCTATTTGAACACCGAGAATCGGATCAAGTACAAAGGTTGGCTGGTAAAGAAGGACATGCCGATATTTATGCGTAAAAGTTTTCGAAGCTGCGTAGACAAATTGCTGATGGGCCACAGCGTTTTGTGTTCTATGGAAACGCTCAAACGCATGCTGATCGAGAGCTATCGAAACTTTAACGTTTCGAACATGGCCGACTATTGTTTCAGTATGACTTACAACGAGAATCCGGGAGGGAAGAAGCGAAAGTCGGCGTTTGACGACGATCTGCCGACGCAAGAACCGACCGCTAAACGCGCACGCATGCCCACCATCGCGCAACAGTGTGTGGAAATTTTAAAAAACACCAGCACCGACTTTTTGCCGGGCAACGGAGATAGAATTCCGTATCTGTTGAGAGACGAAGCCGGCAGCGTTACGAAAAAGGCGTATCCCACTCACGCGTTCGACCCTATGGTCATGTCCGTCAGTTGGACCAAACATATTGGCATCATGTGCTCGTTCATCAACGAACTGATTCAAGTGCTGGGCGATCGTGGCGAGTTTCAATCTTACTTTAATGAAATTTGCAATGTGTACAATTCAAAGATGATGTACGATGTGCGAGTACCGGTACTCAAAGAGATCACTGAATCGGTCGCGAGAAAAATTAAATGTGGCGTCAAAAAACGAAGCGACGACGACGACGAAGACGACGGCGACGATCAGGATTCTGATTGTGATTCGGACGGCGGTACGCGCGACATCAATATGGGTTTCAAATGCCAATTTTCAATGTTGAAACGAGAGCCGAAAACCGCTGTGAAGCTAAAATTCAATAGACCCGATGTGATCGTTTGTAATGTTTGTTTAAATAAATGACATGTATTAGTACAAATTGTTTTACCCAAATCAAAAGTCGGCCATGTTCGAATCGAACGTGTCTGACTTTTCGTGTAAAATTAGTTACCAAATCAAAAGTCGGCCAGGTTCGAATCGAACGTGTCTGACTTTTCGCGAACATGACAATTTAATTGTATCGACAATTCAACTTGTATAACTTTTATAAACATGTTCCAAAACATGTTTATTTATCAAACTTGTCTGACTTTTCACGAACATGTTTATTTATCAAACTTGTCTGACTTTTCACGAACATGTTTATTTATCAAAAGTCAAAAATGTTTGATATTAACATATTATTAAAAAAAATACAAGTCAATTACATGAAAAAGTCAGACACGTTTAGTATCAACGTGTCCGACTTTTCGTTGATAATCTAAAAGATGTATGCAATCTAATCAGTTTGTGCGACAGATTAGATTAATGTATGTATAAAAGTAGATTAATAAATTTGCACAAGTATATTGTTCACTATGGATTCTGTGACAACCGATTTGCTATTCGATCCGGCTCCGTGGAAGAAATTTCCACTGTTATCGGATATGCCCGACACGTCTGTGATTAATATTGTCAATAAGCTCATTGGTCACATTGAACGTAATGATTATAAAAATTTTATAAATCACGAATTGATGAAATGGATAAAGGAAGAAGAGTCGCTGCCGCCCGAATCGCTGTTGCCCATCAACGACTTGATGAGATTTTGTTGCAAATTCAAGTTTGACAGTGGTTTGAAGCAGACTACGGCGCTGACGGCTGGCAAATTTAAATCTATACCGTACGATTATTTGGTGTGCAAAGATGTCATGAACAGTCTGGAAAATGCCATATTTTGGTCTTTTAAAAACGTCACCATCGGCAACGCTTATGAGATGCTCGAGTTTTACGACGACGTTGCCGAATCTTCGTGCAAGACCGTCGGCGACAAGTACGCCAGCGTGTATAATGCAAAGATGAATAAAATATTTGAAAATCAATACGACATCTTGATGGGTATAAACTATCAGAATGCTGAAAGTATTCATCATATTATTCACTTTAATGCGCTCGTCGAGTTTTGCAAAGTGAGATCCAGAGTGTACAACATGATGTGTAGCGACGCGCCCGACTATATCAACAACAATATCATGTTTAACAAGTTTAAAAGCGCAATTATTAATTATAGATGCGCTTTGGGCGATTTGGACGCACGATTGAAGAAAGATTGCGGTCTCGTCAGGTACAGCGGAACCGTGTACTGCAAATGTCTCAATCGGCACGTAAAAGTGATGCTGATGATGTACTTTAGCATGATCATAAAGACAATGATCAGGCACGTGATTGGTAGCGTTGAAGAATTTGACAAGATACACAGTCTGATGTATTCGTGTCTGATGAACGACATCAAGATTATTGACATAGACCTGCGAGAGAAGCTCGAGTACATTAAAGTGATATCTACAAATTTTAAATACGAGCCGAAAGCATCGCATAAATTCTTCGATAACTTGAGTCGCACGTGTTTGTGTATTATGCGTTCGAAAACATTTTATCATGTGTCCGAAAGTTTGTACTATGTGAACAACAATTTTATTAACATGTTGTATGGCAATGATTTGGATGATTTTTTAATGTAAAATAAAAAAAATGTTTTAAAAAAATTTTGTTTTATTCAATACACACACACACACACACACACACACACACTACTTTTTTACATCTTGCTAACAACGATGGGAACTAGATCGTTTCTGGTTACGATCGAGTCGATCGTGTCTACAGTTTTGGCTTTACTCTTGATTTTTTTACACAACGATTCGAGCATGTCGACGTTCAAATCTTGCGATCCTTTCTTTGCCCACGATTTGTACAGTACAAAATCGTCGAGCACTTCTTCGACCAATTTTACAATATCATCAATCAAAATGTGATAATCTTGTTCGGCGTCACTCTTGAACCAGTCCACTATGAAATTTATTATCCGTTTGATCAGTTTAAAATATTCGACGTAGCTCGCTTTCAAAACAATCTTTTTGTTCAATTTGATTTTATCATTATTAGAATTTAACAAGTCGTCGTCATCATCATCATCATCATCATCGTTTATGTACAATTCTCCGATGTCTTGTATCGCTTTTACGTCGATAGGTGTCGTCGTGTCGTTTGAATGACACTTTTTACATTTGGCCGCCACCACATTGGTGTCGGTTTCGAATACGAGCTTTGGATGTTTCACAAGATTCTTGCAGTTTGAACACTTTTTCACCGACGCGGAGTAAAGGTCGAGCAAGTTTGAAACTTGGGTGTCTTTACAAATGGGTATCACGGCTATAGCCATGATCGAGCGTGATATAATAACAAATTTCAATTTTATCAAATATCTTATTTATTCGTTAAAAATCATCATCATCATCCGTACACGAGCGCGTTGTTGACCTCGTGCACCAAAAACTCGGCCACGTCGTTGACTTCGTCGCTGTTTAACTTTTGCTGTTCAATATACATGTTTGCAATGGACATTATTCTCTCGTTGCCGAACATTCGGCTGCATAGATATTCCAGTTGAGATTTGGATAGTTCTAAGTCTACGGCTTCGACGACGTCCATTAGCGAGTCGACAGACACTTTGCCTTTGACGAACATGTCCAACACGGTTATGAACGTGTTCCGGAAAGAATCGTCCCGTTCCATGTCTTTTAGACAACGATTGATTTGTATGTTTGCAAACGCCACCTTTGTCACCATCGGACCGTACTCGATCACTTGATTCATGAAACTTTTGACAAAATTCATGATTGTTTTGTAGCGATCACTGTTAGTCTGTAGAACTCGTGTTCTTATTAATAATTGCGTCTAGCGCCTTTTCCAAATCTCTTTTCTTTTTTATTCTCTTAGATTTATCGGTTTGAAGATCGGTCGTGTTCGACGCGGGTTTTACGTAATATACGTGCAGCAACGCCACGAAAATTATGAACAATAAAAGCATGAACAGTATTAAATTGGACATGCCGTTGTTGCGATCGAATATAAAACTCAGGGTGATGAGTATGAACGTGAAGAAAATCAACATGTCTCAAAGGGTTTCTTCTTTTATTTACACCAAATCACTTGTTCTTTGAACGCTCTTACTACTTTTAATCATCGTAATCGCGGTCCGTGTCGCCACCGCTACTTTCGTCTTCGTCGTCTTCATGACGATGATTATTGGTCGAAGCGCCTTCACCTCCGTCATCGTCGTCGTCGTCGTCGTCGTCGTCGTCCACGTTCATCGTGGGACCTATGTGAAACTTGTTGAGATAATGTTTTGTGCTAGAAACGGAATTGTGGTTCATCATTTGTGACACTTTGCGCAGTGACATGCCGTCGTTATACATGTTGCTGGTGAGATAGTGGCGGATCATGTTCGATCGAGGTTTGTCCACCTCGACGCCTGCTTCGTCCAGTAGCCGTTTGAAATCTTTGAACGGAGTCGAAGTGTTTTTAGATATTTTCAATATGGACGGATTCTTCGAGTAAATCTCTTTGGCGAGCTGCAGCGACTTTTTGTCGATGACTTTTATAAAGTTAAAGTTTGCGTCTTTGCGTTTCAAATGAATGTTACTTTTGACTTCGCCCCGTTTAATTAGCTTGGACACGTCGTCGACCGTTAATTGGCGCGCCTCGTTGATTCGCATGCCGGTGCCGAGCATGATACAAAACACGATCGCGCCCCGTATCAGACCTCGATCGTGCACGTAGTCGCTGTTCAAATATTTAATTTTGTTTTCTATGCATCGCAACACAGAGTCGATAATCTCTTTTAGAATTAAATTTTTTTCTTTATTTTTAATGTTTTTCAATTCCTTGTCTCGCGGCAACATGACCACTTTGGGAATTTTGTATTCGGTCAGCCCCATGGCGTTTGTGTAAAAATTAATCGTGAGCTGAAGCGTTTCCTTCGTGACCGATCGCAATTCGAGCATTCGTCTGCACAATTCCTCGTTGTCTATCAGCGGTTTTTGTCTGAAAATCGAATCAAACTCTTGAACGAGATCGTGCGAATCAATGTCGCTCAAATGGACGTCATCGATCAGACAGTATATCAATTTGATCAACCTAGACTTGTAGCTTTTGAGCGTCGTGGGCGCAAACGGTTTGGAAAATAAATATTTCGACCATACTTTGCTGTTTTTCACCTCTTCGGGCGTGCAACGTTGGCGTTCGGTCGCGACGGTGAAAAGTTCTTCAAACTTGGGATGATTTTGAATTTTAATTTTCCAATAATTAAAAGAATGTTCGTTTCTCATTTTGATAGTATTTGTGTGTTTTAAATGTACAAAGAGTCGGGACGAGCTGGCGTTCTTGTTGATGTAGGTCGCCGGCGACGTCCTTCTCTTAATAAAAAGAAATATAACAACGCAAACACCACGATCAGCACGCAAAGCACAACAATCACGCCCGTCATTATGCTTAACATGTTTGTGTTCTTGATCGCCGACAGCGCCGGAGCATCTAAATTGGTCGTCGCCGATTTAATGTCTTGTGTGACCGAGTCAACATTATTATTGATTCCGCCGCTGCCGCCGCCGCCGCCGCTGTCGGAATTTACATTTATGGCCAATTTCAAAGGAATGTATTCGACTTTTTCGTTCGTTATACCCAAACGGTCGTAGGGTACGTCCAAATTCATTGTTGCTGTTGCGTATGAGACGATTCGACGCTAGTGTATATATTTTTTTTGTAGCTTAACTTTTGAAAAATGAACCGTCTCAACGCTTCGTTTTGAAACGCCAGCTCGGTCAGGCTCTCCTGGCACGTGTTTTTGCCGCTGTCCTTGTCGCCGACGGCGGCCACGCTGCTCGGTACGTTTAGGAAAGTCGCGTTTTCAAACAGCAACGGTTTCTTGCCTCCGCGCGTCGCCAGATCGGCCATGTATTGAAATATATCGATGGAAGTGGACAAAGGCGCGAGGAACGCGACGTTGTCCTTCAGACTCGATATTCGGGCGCGATTCTTTTCGTTTAGCACGTAGTAATAATAATTTCCATATTTGCCCGTGAACACATCGTCGATTATATTATTGATCAGATCGTTGACCATGTTGAGCTGCCGGTAGCGTCTCGACGCAACGGCCTGTTGAATGTTGCTCGGTATTGTGGCGCGCTGCAAAAGTAGAGTAATGTAATTGTCGGTCAGCTGCTGGCTGAACGGCAACGGAATTGGAGTGTTTCTGGCGATCGCGTCCGCGATCATGTACTGAAGCGCGACGCTGAGATGCCGAGCCGCTTCGGCAACGCTGCCTCCGCTTACGTTTTCGGCGCCAGAGTTGTAAAATTTTTGCGCGTACGACGGCAACACGGACAGAACAAACGACGGTTGAAACACCGTGTCGGGCACGTCGCTTCCGCCCAGCTCTTTGCGCAGCCTCGCATAGTGTTTGATTAGATTCTCGTCGCTGTCGAAACGCTTGACCACGTTGACGCTCACGGGATCCGAATCGATGCACATGTCCCTGATCGTGTTTATCAAGGCAATGTTCTGGGGATTCAATTGCGACATGTCATTGGTACGATAGTATTTGATGATCTTGTCGATGTAGTCGACGCATTTTGTCATCCACATGCCGGAATCGCCGCCGCCGCTACCATTTCCACCACCGTTGTTCATCGTGTGTCTGTTTTTTGTCGTAATGGGCACAGATCGAAACGCTGGGATCTCTTATCATATAATTATTGTTAATGTACAACAGTACAATTATTACGAGAATAAAAAAAAGATGCAGAAACGAAAAAGCCATCAGGTTTATTAGCACGATCAGTAGCGCGATCGTGATTAGCACGGTTTGTACGCTTTTACGTTTGCACAGTATACTTTCGCAGTTTTGAAAAGCAATGTTAAATTTGTTCTCCCCCTTTACGTATTCGATCAATTCCTTTTTACAACAATCGCTGCACATTACGCGCACCATTATCACCGTACCGTTGCTGTGGACGGTTTGAAAGGTTTTAGGCTGACTGCCCGGATGAAATTCGAACGTGTAACCGTTGGCCAGTTTGATGCGAGCGTAATAGTGCGCAAGCATCGTGCCGCCAGTTTTTGTTACTTTGACTTTGCAAATTTTTATAACATTTGTATCATTTTTCTCGTCTTCTTTCCTACCAAACGATCCGTTATCAAACAGATACTTGATCATCAGATCAGGATCGTATTTTACTCTACTGTTGGGTTTCAGAAGATTTTCGTCTCTTTGGCTGCGGTTGACCATCGTCATTATCATGTCCGTCGACGTCGTCTCCATCTGATCGTCCTCCTCGGTCTCCTCGGTCTCCTGCCGATTCGGCGACGACAATTGCATCCTGATCGCTATGTTTTTTCTTTTCAACTTGTTCGTAATAATCGGCGTCGTCGTCGTCGTCGTCTTCGTCTGTGGTAATCGTGCCGTCTGTTACCGTCGACGCCGCTTTCTTATAGTGAATCTTAAAAATACAAACACCCTTTTTCAAAGTGACACAATTCTTGTTAAACAGTATCGCGTTGATACTGTTCGATTCGTTTTCATTGCAGGCGATCAGAAATTCGCCGCACGCTACAATCTTGTCCAACCGATGACTGCCGTCGTTTAGCAGTTTGTTTAAAATTTTGTTAGAGTCGATCACATTGATGGCGTACGCTCCGATGGCTAGTTTTTTTAAGTGACATTCGTCCTGCACGATAAAAGACAACACTTTTTTGTCATTATCGTCGCTAAGGCTGACATCAACAGCTATGTCGACGGTGCCGTTGTTGTTTGTCGTCATTATGATGCTGATACTCTTTTCAATTATATACTTATCTATTCGCAACGACTTCAATGAAAACGAGTTTGAAAACAGGCTGACCGTTCTCACCGAATGGATGAAGCGTAACAACGCCGATATGCCAACGCCCGAAACGCTTTCGTACGTTTCTGCCGTAAACGGCGATATGTACACCCTGACCGAATTTTATACAAACAATATGAGGACGGCACGCGTTACCGTTCACGACGATACCGTGGAGATTTTCGATTTTGTGAATCAGCAAATTATCAAACTGTCCACCGATCCCCGTGATTCGGGACCGAGAGTGCTGCCCGATCCCGAGAACGCAAACGGATTTTTGGCCCGAGGCGACGACGGTTGGATGAGAGTGGCGTGTCCGAAACGAGAACGCTTCGACGTTGACGCTTTGAAATGTGTACCGATGCCTCCGTGTGAAAATCTACCGCCCGGTCTATATCCGATGAACGAAAGCATGATAGATGAACTGGTTTTGAATCATCGCGTTTACAGGGAGAACGACTTTGAAAAAGTTTTGTATCATCCCACTCTGTATCTTCAATGCTCAGAGAACCGATCGCATTCAATACACGAATGTCCCGACGGTCATCTGTTCAACGCGTCCGAACGCCGATGTGAAATGATAAATCCGTGCGTTGATCGGCCCGACGGTTTCGTACTCAGCGGCGATCAATTTTACTCCAATCTCGACGTGCAACAGTACGTGATATGCGATAACGAAGAGGTGTCGATCGGGTCGTGTCCCGACGGCGCAGTGTTCGATAGAATAGTATTGGCGTGCATCTTTTTGCATCCGTGCACGTTTCACGGAACGAATCACACGTACATCACCGGCGATTTGGCGCCTAATCAGTTTTACCGATGCGTTTCAAACACGGTCGCCGAAGTGGTCACTTGTCCGATCGCCAGACGATTTGTTGACGGTCAGTACGATTGTTACGGCGACTTGCAATGTATGAACGTCGAAAACGGCAACGGTTCGATTCTCAAAGAGTTTTACAATCCAGTCGCCAGCTTCTATACCGGCAAAGTTGTGTGCGACAATTACAACGTCGTCTCTGACGTGTCGTGCGATTGGTCGAATCAATTGGAAAATTTCCACTTTAAAAATTTGTATGCCGTCGACGAAAACCTGACCATACCGACTAGAATGTTCTCGGAACAAGCCGATTCGTGCGTTAATTTCGATAAAAACCTAATGATTGAAAACAAATCGACCTTTGCGATCGTGCCCACGTTCTTGGATAACAACGACTACATGATCATTCCAAAGTTTTCGTATTACGGCGTGACATCACAGCTCGATGGATTATTGGTCGCCGACGCCACCGACGAGATGCCATCGCAAACGGTCGTGTATCCCAATACTACGTCCGGTCCATATTTCATCGATCCGTACACGGGCAATGAAATTTTCTGCCCCGGCGGAGGAAGAAAAATATTATTTGACGTCATGAAATCTTTTACTAGGGTGAATCTGTGCGACGAAAACGATCAACTTGTGCAAAGTCGCGACCAAAGCTATTACCGACCGTTGCGCAATGACACCGTTCATATGATCGATCATAGCCTCGGAAATATCAATTCCACATTGAATACCGAAATGTTTATAACAAAAACTTTTGACGTTTCGTGTCCGCCCCAATCGATAGGACAGAAGATTTTCAGCATTTTGCATCAATATACTACGAAACGCTCAAAATATACTACACTGGACACCAAATATACTACACACGTCGAAAAAAGCGGTGTAAATATGGAAAAAATCGAAAAACGCAATGAAAAAGTTGAAATATATTCAGTGAATACACGTTTCGATTTCGTAGAATCGGAGCCCGTATATGAAATGTCAATTGATTTTGACAACCCCGAAGAACATGTTAGAGCGCTTTTTAATCCGTTCGAAATCAGCGGCGGCGCTGACGTCGCTCCCTTCAATACGTTAGAAATCGGCGGCGCCGTCACCGACGACGAAACTGACACCGAAACGGACATCGAAACGGACACCGAAACGGATGATGGCGCCGCCGATTCCGACGTACTTGTAGACGCATCTCAAGAATATGTGTACACAATAATGTACGGTATGCCGTTGTACAGATTGACTAATTTTAATTACGCAAAATACGGTCCTCATCTGACCGAGTCGTGGCGATCGATGCGACAAAACGTCTACGTGCATCCAGATTGCGCAAACGCGTCGGGTCTAATTCACACTATAAACTCGTACGCTTACTTGGGCAACGGTATAGGATGCCGCTGCACAATGTCCGAAAATGGTTTACGGATAGATCGAGTGTCGAATCCTTTAGAGTTTGAAAATTTAGAATTGCAATCAAACGATGCGGTAAAATATAACACCATGTTTAACAAGATTGGCGACAAGTACATGGTGTGTCCGAACGGTTTGACAGACGATGGACAGGATTGCGTCGCCAACCCGGACACGATCATTACGTACATTGAAGATTTTCAACGCGAAGATTTGGCCATGACCGAAACTTTTCCACCTTTTTAATGACGTAATCATTGTGCAATAATCTAGCGCAAAAAAAAACTAGTTTGAATTCTTTGAAATTATTGTGCAATAGTCAGACAGGTTTGAATCGAACGTGGCCGACTTTTCAATCACTGTTTAGATGAAAAGTCATACATGTTCAAATCAAACCTGGCCGACTTTTTGTTATTAATATTTGCTCGAAAAGTCATACATGTTCAAATCAAACCTGGTCGACTTTTGTTATTAATATTTGGTCGAAAAGTCAGACAGGTTCGAATCGAACATGGCCGACTTTTCATCAACACAAAAAGTCATACATGTTTGATTTGAACCTGGCCGACTTTTCAATCACAATGAAAAGTCAGACATGTTCAAAAAAAATATTAATAACAAAAAGTCGGCCACGTTCGAATCGAACCTGTATGACTTTTGATAATGTGTAAAAAATTTAAAAGTAAATAAAAAAAATACAAATGTAATCATATATGTTTTATTTTTACCAAAAATTTAACATGCATCATCTTCGACAATTATAATTTTGGAAACGCAATCATCTTCAAAACGGTCGCTGTCATCTTCCATTGGTATGATTTTATTATTTTCAGTGTCTATCGCCACGACGTCGTCTTTAATGTTGTTCTTGTAATTTTTAATGTTTTTCAACTGTTTCAATAGAAAATTACGATGGATCGTCAGTTGATTGTTTCTAAATTGATATAATTTTCTACGCGATCTCAGTTCGTCGAGACTCTTTCGATACTCTGAGCATTCAGCTTTTATACTGTTCAATTCGGCTTTAGATTTACAAATATCGTTGCGCAAAACTTTGTGTTCGTTCATGCAATCGGCTATCATCAATTTGTACTTTTCGTATTCCGATTTGACATTGTCCGTTTTGATCTCTTCGATTCTTCGATCGTCGCTCTCGTCCCTGTACACGGACGACATGCATTTCTTTGCGTATTCTTTAAAATTGTCAAACGGTATCACGGCGTTCTGCACACACTTTAAATTCGAATTGAATATGATAACTTTTCGATTCGGTCCCCTCGCAACGATCGTGACGCTCGTCGTAATCTGTCTGCACATTGGACACGTGATTTTTTTCAAAGAACCACTCAACCTGCTCATGCACGGAGCGCACAAATGATGGTCACATTTTAATTTTACAAACGGCACAATGAATATGTCGCCAATAATTTCTTGATTTATTACGGTCGTCGACAGACAAATCGTACATTCCAGCACGGTGTTCATGACGGTTGTCCCGAAACGGACGCCGTCCATGTAAATTTATACAATAAATGTAAATTTATCAAATTTCCACAGGAGCCTGCGAACGGATGCCCTGATTGATAGTTTGTGAACCTAGAAACAATTGTACGACCAGTGGATAGCACTCGTATCGCGCGAGTTTCTTGTTTAGCGCGTCAGAGTTGCCGATAAACTGGATTACGTTTCGTATTTCTAGAATGTTGTCGTTCCGGTTGTACAGATACTTGGGTTCGACTTCGTTGTACAGCTGCACGGCCTGCAGACCGTTTGTCGTTATAGACACGGTGGCGCAAGCTTTGAGCGGAAACGTGTTGTTTCCGAGCGTGAGCACCTCGGGCGCGACCAGAGTGTTGATCAAATTTTTTATGAATGGCGGCAGCGAGTTGTACGTTCTGGTCATATCGGCTTCATTTCCAAACGATCTGATGTCATTGGACGCGACGACCGAACAGAACGCCTCTGGGTCCGTGATCTGTATGATACGGTACACCATGCTCGTCACGTTTTCGACGACGTCGCTTCTAAAGTTTTCCTGTTGACGCAGTTGGTTGCATATTTCGGCGGCGGCCGTGCGATTATTGTAAATGAGATGCAATACTAGACGTTCGGCTGGCGGCAGCATCGATACGTTCATTACGGCCTGATAGTTTTCCTGCGTGGGTATAAGGATGCGATCGTTGGCGCGCGCATTGTGGCTAACCAGACTTTTGCCGACGATTCTGTACAGTTTTTGACCGGTTCCGTCGGGTATCGCTATGCTGGTCTTTTCAATTTTAAAAAATCTAGACAAATGATATTGACACATGAACACTCCGTCGTTTTGCGACGCGTCTTCCGAGCACGGAGACCGATAATTTGAACACTGATTAAATTCTATCGGTCTGACCCCTTGGAACGCGCAATAGTTTTTCATTCGCGAGTTGGCATTACCGCCGGACACTAGCGCCATTATGATGATCGTGGAAAAGGAAATCTCTTATACTGTGAACGTCAGTCAAGACTTGCTGTATATTATTTTTGATACTTATATTTCTAAAAAGTTTCAATTCAAACAAGAGTACCGAGATGTGACAGACGAAGACGGTGTGCGAACACGTATCCTTAAAAACGGCGACGACGACGACGACGACGACGACAACGATGGAAAAATTGTAATTGACGATCTGTCGATATGTCGTGTGAAAAAAAGTACAAAGTCGTCTGAACGCTTTGTATATCTGTCCCCTCACGACGGACGCAGCCTGGTGCCCCTTATAAATCGCATCAGCATCGAAGAGAGTCAGATCGATGTCGACGAGACGCAAAAAAAATGCGAGATCAAACGCATCGTACAGTGTAGGGTGTACGGCGAGACCGATTCGCCCATTGAAATTAAATTTGAACAGATATACTTTAGTCGAAATTTTATCGACGGGTTCGATTCGCTGATGGGCAGCAAACAGGTTGCCCTGTTCAATCTTTTGTGTAACAAAAATGAAACTCTAGTGAAAAATTCTCATTTGGGATCCGACGAGATCATGGCTAATCTCCGTATAGAATGTGAATATTCATCGGGATCGAGACCGTCGGACGCGATAATGTCGAGGTTTTCGGAAATCGTCTGTGACATGGATCGAATTTGCTCGAGTCACAACATAAATCCCCATTTGCCACACACGGCCGTCCAGAACACTATAGTGTATAGAAAGTTTGAACACGAACACTTTGTGTACACCGCCTCGAACGAAAACGTGTATAGGTGGTGCGTGAAATTGGACGGCGTCCGGGGCAGAGGTTATTTTACCAGAAATTTTGTCATCGTGTTTATGGACGACATGAGAATGTTTTCGAGTCGAGTCGATCCGTCGTCTCCGTTTCCATTGAACAACTTGGTCGCCTTTCAATGCGAACTGATCGACGACACGAAAACTGTCTACATTACAGACATTCTTCACGTTTTCAAATACGGATACAACAATCGCACCCAATACGACGTGTCCATGGAACCGTACGATGTGTCCGTGTCGGACGCGATCGAATGCATCAACGGTTTTAGCGCCGCAGACGCGCGTCTCGATCTTACGAACATGTCGACCGACGAGAAATTGACAATGAAATTTCAACGATTTCACCCGCCGCCCGTAGATAATTTGGGAGGAGGAGTAGGCGGCGGCAACAGCTATTTTACCGTTCCCACGGACGGTTACGTGATCATCACGTCCGATTTTAAATACGTAAAGTACAAGTATCACAAGACGATCGAGGTGGAATATGAAGCGCGCAAAGATCGATTCGTCACTCTCGATGGGCCCGTGATCGCGCCCGAAAGATATGTGCGCGACGGCGTCGTGCTCAAGGACGGTTCGATTTACGAAGCGTTAATAAACGCGCAACGCATCGACATCATCAAGGCGAGACCGGATCGATTGATACCAAATTAAATAAAAAAATTTATACAACATGTGTTTATTTATTTTATATCCAATTGAGATTTGTAAATGTTCCATTCTTTTCGTTCGTAATTCATTGGATTCTTTATTTTCCTTTGTACGAATCGATAGTCGTTGATGTGATTGTGAAAAACCATGCTAGTGTACAGCATGCCGTGTTTCATGAGAACAATTTCGTTGACGTTCGACGGCAAGATGGCATCGACCATGTCAATGTTCTCGTTGTCGCCCACTCGATTTAGACAAGTTTCGATTCTTTCAATGTAAAATATGAGCTGTCCCTTGGTGGTCATGTAGTGGTCTCGACACGTGCTACAGTTTAGCCGAAAGAACACGTTGTAGAACAACGCTTTGATCTCGACCAGATGGTGTTTGAGTAGATCGTTTGAAACGGCGCCGCCGTTTCGATTCTCGACCATATCATCGACAATCATGCTCAACAAGTGTATAGTGTCCCATATGGTGCTGAATTTAAAAGTGTAATCCTTGGGCTGGATCGCTCTAAGATTCAAACTGTCCATCTTTTCGACGGTCATTATTTTCAACTGTTCATGTTTGTACACTCGTTTCGGTAGAGACATTAGCCAATTTTTTAATTCTTCAATTTCCGTGTCCTGTTTGTCTTTGTACGTCAATATACAGGCCAAATGGTATAGATAAGTGAATTCTTTGGACAATATCTTTGAAAAATTCGGATCGGGCGAATAGTATACTAAATGTACTGTCCAAAAACAGTACAGGAAAAAACTGTCTCTATATCGTGAAAACAGCGGCGTGATCGGAATCATGTTTTCGGAATCACCGTTGCAGCATCAGCAGCAGCAGCAGCAGCAACAGGAACAGAGGCGCACACTCAACTTATTTCTAGGTGAACCACCCGCTAATGTCGAAAACGACAAGTGCGACGATGACGATGTGATATATTTCGAGGGCGTGATCGAGAGCCTTACGGACGACGAGCGCGACAAACACAGTTGTTTCTCCGAAATCAAAAAGGAGGAAGCCTTATTAATGAAAAAGGCCTATTTCGATCTGATGTACCACAGCGCCGGCAACTATTACAAGTATCACACTCTACTCGATGCCCTGTTAATGTATAAGACGTGTGTGGAGTTGATCGACGACAGCGCTTGGTCGGCAAATGTTATAGAATCGTGCGAAACGTTTGTCACGTTCATGTTCAGATTGTTCGGTCTGTTCAATCGAATAGTTGTCGTGGTGCCGGCAAACGTTAATTGGGAAGAGGATAATTTAAGTGCTCTTTTGAAACAATTATCGCAACTGTCCATCATCACAATCGAACAACTGGATACGAGATGATCGGAACGATCGTTTTCATATTGGTCGTGTTGGCCGTCCTGTACTTTTTGTGGGCCAATGATAAATTGAACACAAACTCGATCAATCAGTCGTCGCCGAGCCTCAATCAGTCAAGTGAATCGGTGCAACAGAACGAAGCGGGACAGTACAATGTGAAATTCAACTCTCCCAAAATCAAATCGCTACGCGTTCTATACGGTGACAACGGCATAGGCAAGATCACCGTCGGCGAAGGACAGCTCAGCTACGCCGACGTTATCGATCTGGGCAACCGTACGGTCGGATCGAACACGGTCTTCTTGGGCGTGCTCAACGACGCGTCGTCGGCGGCGACGGCCACGTCGTCGACTTCGGCCTCGCCACAAATACAGACCAGAAACACGGCCAATTTTAACATTAAACAATTCAAGAATCTATTCATAGTGTTCAAAGGAATCGAGCACAGCGAGATCAAAGTCACGTCGAACATGGCACGCTACGAGGCCGAGGGAATGGTGTATTGTCTGATCGATTCTAGCTCTAGCTCGGCGCCCGATCTACGAGACGTATCGTACCCGATCATGGTGTTGACCAACAATGCCAACGTTCAGCTCAAACTCAAAGAATGGAACTACACACAGATCAACGATTCGGGCACCGTCTTCATCAAGAATGAAAAATCATTTAGATTACAATAATTTTTAAATTATATATTTTAATACAAAAAAAAATAATAGCTCTGTGTCATTTAAAATTTTTTTATTAATAAAAAAAAATACAAAAGAAGTAAACAATTTTTTTTTCAACACTTAAAACTCGGTATGTTCAAGTTAAAGTCCCGGGAATGGCGAACCATCGACAGTCCCACGTAGACCTTTTCGTCGGGACGATAGTGTTTGGCGTATACGGTTTTAAATTCGGCAAGCAACTTGTGTTCGTTGTAAGACTTTTTCAATAGTACATGACAAAACTTTTCAATGTGAGGCATCGCGTCCTCCATCACCGCATTCAAATGATTCTCCTCAATAAACGATCCGGGCCGCTCTTGCACTCTCAGCATGTACACGAGCGCGCTAAACGGATGGTTGTTCAAATCCAAACAGGCAAGATTGTGATTGTGCGTCGGATCGTTGATGATAATGTTCTTGTAGTAGACGTACCCGTCGCGAGGATTGCGCATATACTTTAGTATATGAGCGGCGAAAACTCTGACGCCGTTCTTTAAATTTTCATAGTATCCCTTTTCCATCGGGTAACGAGCCGATCTATAGTGATCGTACACGGATCCGTTAAACTTTAAATTTTCGACAAAAACGTGTTTCATGTAAACGACGCAGAATCTGTTTCTAACGCCCTTGTCGTAGTCTTGAATGCACAGCGGCTTATTGTTAACTATCAACAGTTTATAGTTGGCCTCGTACTTTTGACTACCCTCGTACTTTCGACACACACTATTGCTCTTGCTCGAATCGGCGGAATTTTTAAAAAAGGCATCGTTGCACTCCTTCATTTCGTTTATCACGTACAGTTGCGAGATGAGTTTGTTGGCTTCCATTTCGTCGGTTTCCTTTTTGCTCGTGTTGTAGGTCATCGAGTCGCGTTTGTGCGCCACTATGATCGTGTCGAGCAGATCGAAAAAACTCGACTTTCCGCAATTTGATTCGCCGTTTAGATATATGCACATTTTTTCATAGTCGCTCGGTATGGCCAAACTGGCCGTAAAGTGCATCATTACCAGAGAGTTGCTCACGTTAAAATTTGTAAACATTCTAAAATATAGATAGCCCTGTACGAGCGCTCTGAGCACGTACGATGACACATTGCTCGTGTCCACCTTTGACATGATGATGCGCGTATAGAATCTCGCCAGCCATTTGGATAGATCGTCGTTCGGTCTCGCCACGATCAACTTGTCCCACCAAACGCCCCATTTCTTCAAAAGATTTAAAGTTTCGTAGAAATGATCAAAAAACGAGTTCATGTAAACGGGCGAATAGTGCGGTCTCGAAGCTGCAGCCGCTATAGCGTCCATGTCGTCGGAAGCCGTCGGATTCTCGTCGAAAAAGTCTCGTATAATATAGTTTACATCGTTGCTGTGATCGATAATGTCAAAAATGTAATCTGACCGATCAAACTTGTCATACAAACGGTTCACGATTTCTTCGCGATCGCGCTGAATCCGGTCCAAGTAGTTTGACACAAGTCCGTTGTCGTTGGACGATTCCAATACGTACTTTAGCGTGTCGTTGTACGATTTGATCGTGTACATGAGCGACCAGGCCATTTCGATGATCGTATAATTGTTTTCGAAAAAAAGATTGTACACGAGCGCCAATTTAAACGCTCTCAGATCAATACTGATCCTGCCCGATATACAGTTGCATTGCAAATTTGAATTTAGAGGCGCGTTACATTCGCCGCACTGTCCCATGTTGATTCTAAGATCGTGCATCTTGTACAGATTCAGATATATGCCCAACATTACAAACTCGTACTGATCCATGTTCCAAATTTCGCGAAACAATCGATTCAACTCCATTCTCTCGTTGATCTTGCAATGCGAGCAATTGTCGAACACGCTCGTCATCAAAACGTTCTTTTTCAGAATTTTCATTTCGCGCGCCACCTTGGCAACATGATACGCCTTCAGTATGGGAATCTCATTCTCGATATTGGACAGCATGTAATTAATAATACTCTTCGGCGCAAACTCGTTCTCGTCGCGGTTCACAAACGATTTGATCAAACAATTTCCCACTATAAACGGGCAACTGTCGTGATATTTCATCTTTATTACGTTGAACACGCCCTGCTCGGTCAAATACAAATATTTCCAATTGTTAAATTTTAAATTGGACACATTGTACGCGGGCTGTTTGTCCGTCACTTTGAACAGTTCGTCGTCCTTCTTCATGACCGTATAATGCTTTCCGTTGAACACGCTATGCGTATTTTGTATTGTAATCTTTTTAATGAAACCGTTGCAAAGAATCTCCGGATTTATGCCGCATTGAATCGCGTTCTCGATCGAGAACGTCCACAGTCGGTCTTCGTCGCGATTCAGCTCAATCTGTTTCGCATGAATCATATAGTGAATGGCGTAAAAGTGGGCGAGTTCGATGCAAGCGTTTACGAAAAACGTGAGACCCGCGCAAAACTTTTTGTACACAGCCTTGGTGAGCTGAAAGTACGGTTTGCAACAATCGAGCGCACGCTCCATCAGACCGGGACGTTGAGCGAACAGAGTTTCGCACAAGAGTTCCAGATACAGTTTAATGTCCGTTTCGCAGTATTCAAACTTGCGCTCCTTTCTAACATAATTCCATACGACAATGATTATATAATCGAAATTGACAAAGTCACTTTCGTCAAAGTATCGCACCAAAACGTCGCTTCCGACGCCGTCCATAGAAGCGAGGGCTTCCTCCATGTTGTCCGATATCTTGGCGATTGCGTCTCTGACGCTTTTCTTTATAAAATTACCCTCTTCGCTGCTGGGCGTGATCACGTTTATTCTATCTCGCTGACACTTTATCGACAATCGGTTCATGTCAAGACCGCTGTCAGACGAGCACGATTGTCGTTTGTCCTCAAACGTCCTCATGTGATTGGGATCGATGCACAAAAAGTTTACATACTTTTCGTTTATCTCGCACGATTCCAACTGTATGTCGTCCGTTATGTACTCAAATATATCCTTTTTCGAATAGACCAACTTGTCGATAATCTTGCACACACCCTTGTTTCCATTGGTCATGTTAACGGCGAACAGATCGTCGTGATCGGCCGGATTGTAATTCTCGTTACCGGACGTGTTACCGTTCACAAACAAGTTTGATCCGTTTGCGGACATTGCCAGTTCGACGTTTATAAAATATTCCGTGTCGAACACAAACAGATTCACGTTGCCCAGATGGCGGTTGCCGATTATAGGTATGTAGATTCCAATGTCAATGTTGGTCTTCATCATGATGAACATGCGCCATCCAAAAAATGAAACGGTCACATTGGGCCAATACACGTACTCGCCGGCGGGTTCGCATCTGTTCGCGTCGCCGTTTAACACAAAATTTTCAAAATTAAAGTAATCATTGATCATTTCGTAATGTTTCAACAATACAAACGGTCTGATCTTCATCGTCAAATAGTTTGCGTGAACGCTCCAACTGTGACGGGCCGATGAGTCCGACGATCTCGCAATATCATCACGATCATCATCATCATTATCATCATCGCAGTCGTTACCAATGCCGTATTCGATCTTGTCATTGTACGAATCAAAAAAATAATGTTTTGCCGTCCTTCCGACAAAGGTTTTACACTTTCGATGCGTTGGATTTTCAAAGTTTTTCGGCTCGGTATTCTCGTTTGTCATGGTGAAAATTAATTTCTTAAAGTTTTCATAAGACCGAAGACACCTCTTTTCCTTAGTAGTAAAATTCTTAAAGATTATCTTGTCCAAACACGATAAATCTTCGATCCGATCATCGTTGTTCTCCACGATCGGTTCTAATATTTTATCAAATATGATATCCACGTTAATTTGGCTGGGTGTCATGGTGTGTCTAATCGCGTTTGTATACGCGCTCTCCCTTTTAAATCCTTATCGAAATCAATTGCAAAAATTAATAGACGACCACGCGGACACTACACACTTTGGAGTGTTCGTCGACGTGTTTGATTTGAGTCTGAACGAAAATAACGTAGAAAGACTGCTGCTCGTGCGACCGGAAAACGTTATCGTCTACAACGTGGGCGACGTTGTGTATTATTATTTAGAGTCCGGAAGCGTTCTGTGTCCCCGCGAATTTGCCGTCGTACGATTCACTCGCGATAATATCGCGTCGTCGATAAACGAAAACGGCGTGTTCGACACGATATGCACCGGAGTCAACTCCCTTTCGCTGATCGAGCACTTTATGACTCTTAAACATGGCGTGCCCGACGTTCGCGCCATCATGTCAGTCGAAACGGGCGAAATAAACTATAGTATAATGGACATTATCAACTATATGATATACAACGGTCTCGTGAAAATGTAAAAAAAATTTATTTAAAAATTTCATCATATTCGTTCATGTAGTCGACGATCTGGTCGTGATACTTTTGCCAATCGTTTCTTGGAACCGGACTTTTAGACACGTTTACAAAATGATCGTATGAATAATTGTTACTCTTCAAATCATCCACCAGCGTGATGGTCTTGACGCAGTTGACGCCCAAGCGCTGCAAATAGTAGAGCACGATGCGCGGAGACTTTGGTAGTCTGCCGTTTGACGGCGTCACGTCCAAAAAGAACTGTCTGTCTCTGTACGCAATCTTTGAATCGTCCCTATCGGTACGATGTCCATACTTTGTCATCGTCGATGTCGTCGTTCTGTAGCCGCCGCACACAATTTTGTGAAAATATCCACAATCGAGCCGAGTCTTTCGCATAGAATCGCTGACGTGCTCTTCGCTTCCGTACGACCATAGAACCAAAACACATCCACGATTCCGCAACTCGTCGAGACTTTCGTACACGAATTCGTCTCGTATGTTGACGTCCAATTCGTCCGTGATCAGAGTACTGTCCAGATCGAAGACGACGACGTGCGGCGGTTCGATCATTAGAGTTTCGTGTCCCAATATGTAAACGCTGAACGCGTCCTGTACATACCACTCTTTTAAGAACGCGTACGGCGGCACCGACTTATTGATCGCGTACGTGTGTCCCAAATACGACGTTTTGTATGTAATTTTGATATGATTTCTGATATCGTTCATAGTGTCGGCGCACTTGAAAATTTTCATAGTATAGTTTAGAGTGTCAATGGAAGTGTCGGGCGTAAATTTAAAAATTATATATTCAAACAGTTCTAAATGTCTGACGGAGAGTATACGCGCGTCTTCGAATCTATGAACGACGAACAGGTGTCCGCGCAACATAACGGGCCACCTTCGTCTGAGGCAACACCAAAGCTCCATTGCTGCTATGAACTGTACAAAGTGTTCAAGCAATTTCGCGAGAACAATCAGTGTCGAGAACTTATATTATATTTGACGAAAAACTATCCCAACAACGTCAAGAACAAGACATTTAATTTTATAAACACTGGACATTTATTTCATTCGTTGTACGCTTACATTCCGGCACTGACGGGAGCCGAACGGGAACGCAAACAGATCAGGCTATCGGTAGAATGTATACGCAAACTGTTCGAGAGCACCATAAACCCCTTTAAACTGTACGGAGAATTGTTTCAAGTCATAAAATCATCGTCGGCGACCGAGTCGAGCGAAACGTGTCCGTGCGAACTGTTGATATCGAGACGAGAATCGATCAAAGACTACGTAAGAATGATCAAGGAAAAAAAATTTGATACTAAACCACCAAAATTGAAGAAGGACAACATTGACAATATCATGTACAAATACTCGATAAACTGGAAAGCTATACTATTGAAAAAAAAAATTGCAAATGATGTGAAATCAAGCGTCTGCGGCGGCGGAGTTAAACAAGCCGATCCCGCTACATCATTAAACTCGGTCAAAAAAAAGCGAAAAATAAAACAAAGAAAAATTATGACAGACGAGTTTATTAAATTTGATTACAATGAACGACGACTTTTTCCTATAGCCGGTTGGACGTTGAGAGCGCCGTGTGAGAATCACGAGTACGTCGTTGACGAGAAACAACTGCGCGCCGGCGACGAAGCCGTCTCGTTTATCAGACGATGCATTAAATGTGGCACAATATCTTCTCGATCCTGTTAATCGGATCAGCCGATGCGACGCTAATAGTGTCTATAATGATAGCTGTACGGATTGTGATGAGAGCCGCCGCCGCTGCGCCTTCTGCCATGATGACTGCGTCTCCTTCCGCCCGAGCTGCGACGTCTGCGGTAACCACCGCTGCGGCTGCGACGCCTTCTACCATCGCCCGATCCGTAAGATCTACGACGATAACCGGCGCCGCTTCGTCTTCTACCCGCCGAGCTGCGGCGCCTCCTGCCGCCCGAGCTTCGACGTCTTCCTCCGCTGCTTGATCTGCGTCGCATTTTTTATTTGTTGTATATGTATCTTTTAGATTTTTCAAGAATAATAAATCTATTTTCGCCTTATATATATTTTTTTCTTTTCGACGTCGACGAGGACGATCCCAGAGATACGTTTAGCGTGTCGGATCTGAATAGAGAATTTTTATGTGGATCCCTTATGTGATCCATCGACTTGAAAATGTTATTGTAGTCGTCGGGCACAAAGCGACAGTTTGACGTGGCGTAATTTTCCATCGTACTGTAGAATATTGAATTTGCGGCATTGTAAAACATTCGTTCCACTGAAAAATCATCAATAATTTTGACCAAATGATCGACCAGTTCGGTGTCATTGCAGTGCGGTATCTTGGCATTGCTCTCGGTCGCACACTGCGGTTCCAGCCGCTTCATGTTCTCGTACCGTTCGACGATCAAATCTTCAAGATTGCACTGCTGGTCGTGCGACGTGCGATACGTTTCCGCGATAATGATACGCGGATATCTGGCTATAGGATAGTTCATAACTTTTCCCAGAGACGTTTTCATCATGCGCAACGATTCGTAGTCGACCGAATAGGCGGTTAGACCGGTCAGGTCGCGCAACGCGTCCACGTTCTCTTGGATCTGGCGCTCGCTCATCGGAGGCATACACTCGTAATCGTCGCTCATGCTCGTGCGAAGCAATTCGAACAGCGTTCGATATTTGGCCGTATTCGCCAAAAACACCATGCACGCCATCAGGTCGCTGATTTTAAACTCGGCAGACGTCGTGCCGACCGACGTGTAGTATTGCAAAATCTTTTGACATCTTCGTTGAAATGGCGTCACGTTAATCGTACCGGCTCCGGCGATAACGTTTCTAGACGCCGCGGCAGTCTTGAAAATGTTAAAAATGCCCTGCGAACGAGGGGCTGCCGAATCGGACGACGTCGCGTCGACCGCCGTCGGCGCTGTAGCCGTCGAAACAAATTGACTGGTGAGAGCGGCATTGTTTTCGGATCGATCGATTTCCGATATTCGAGCCGTTGTCACGAGAAAATCGTTTATTTCGTCCAAACTCAATTGAATGCTGGCCTGAGGATCGGCGAGCAATGGAAAAAATTTGGGCCAAATGCCCATGTTCATGCGTTTATCGATTTTGTTCTTTATGTTTTCAATTTCCAAAAATAACATTACAGAACTCATCTTGGCGGCGTGCACTTACTACTAAAAACTGCGTGTCACTATGAACGCGCAGCCTATTTCAGATATTTTACAAACAGTCGGACAAGTTTGATATCAACTTGTATGACTTTTCATTTTTTCAAAATTTACAAAAAGTCGGCAAGGTTTGATTCGAACTTGTCTGACTTTTTGTATTGATGAAAAGTCGGCCAGGTTTAACTCGAACTTGTCTGACTTTTTGTATTGATGAACGCGTTTACAAAAAGTCAGCCAGGTTTAACTCGAACTTGTCTGACTTTTGTGTTTACGAACATGTTTACAAAAAGTCGGCCAGGTTTGATTTGAACGTGTCTGACTTTTTGTATTTACGAACATGTTTACAAAAAGTCGGCCAGGTTTGATTCAAACTTGTCTGACTTTTCGTTAACACGAACAGTCGGCCAAGTTTGATTTGAACGTGTCTGACTTTTTGCATTGATGAAAAGTCGGCCAGGTTCGATTCGAACTTGTCTGACTTTTCGTCTACCGCGACAGTTTGAGATTGAAACACAATTGGTTTATTCGGTGACTAAAAATTTATTATCATAAAGATCCGTCATTAGACGCAACAGTTCCATGGTTTCGACGACATTGAATTTTACACGATCATCACGGTTGTTCACAGACGTTACAATTTTTTTCGCAATGTTTGACTGGTTGGCCAAAAGTTGCAGTGTCTCCAATCGGTTGTCGGACCGATCGGCGAGGATGGCATGTGCGCTTGTGTTCACGTCGTTGAGCTCGTTAATGATTTGAGACGGATCGATATTGTTCGCGGCATCGTCGTCGGCGCCGTCCTCTTCCCGCCGACGACGCGAACGGTTTCTTCCACCGCGACCGCCACCGCCGCCGGACAAGATGTCATCGGGTGTCACTATTATACTCATTCTTTATTCGTATTATCCAACAATATTTCAATGTCTTTGTCCACGTTGTACTTGATGCACAGTTGTCTTATAAAACTTTCCGGAATGATATACGATTCCATCAGAGCCACGCACAATTCCATCTTTATACTTTTCAACTTGACAATAAACTCTTCAAACTGTTCCGAATTGTACTGCTTCAGTATCAGACGACAAACGTTTCGAATTTCCAACTCGTCGGCGCCCATCGTCTTGTTTGGTGCCGCGTCCAAATAGTTTCTAAGATAAAAACCCGTGAATATGACCGAGGCAATTTTGTTGACTTTTTTGATTCGAGTTACGCGATTCAACTCTTCCATGAAACGTTTGAAGGGCGCAAACAGTTTTGTGTGATACGAATGTGAATTGAGAGCGGCGAGTAGCATTTCAAGTTCGCGATTTTCGATGCCCACGGTTACTTTTCGACATTCGAGCACGAGACTTTCGCGGGCCTTCCAGTTCATATAGTTTGTAGACGCTTTGTCGCACAACAGATTGTAAAAGAATTGAGCAAACGAATTGGTTATTAGATCGTCGGCTTTGAAAATTTCCTCTTTTTCAAAAGTCGTGTTAAGCAAAATTGTCAAATAGAGCGGCAATCCAAACATGGGTCTGAGGAAAATGTCCCAGCCGTCTTGAATGCCCGAATCGAACGTTGTTATTGATTCGGATAGATATCTACATTTGCAATTAAAGCAAGCCACGATCGATGAACAGTTCTCACATCCGACCGTCACCTTCTCGACAATGTCCGGCTTCGGTATCGGTTTGTAGTATCGTTTCAAGTATTTCATGATGATTTGAAAATTGGGCACTTGACTCATAAATTCATCTTTTAGAAACAACGAGAATATACGCTTCACTTCGGACTGATCCTGTTTCTGTTCAAAGTTTCGCTTTATAAATTCGACGCACTTGTTGAATTCGGTGAAAAACGTCAATCCCTTGACTTGGACGAGATTCTGTTGATCGAAATACACTGAGAATAAGAACGCGAGCGAATCGATCTCGGCCCTTGTCAGGTTTGCTCCAAAGCTCACGTTCTGGAATTCATCGTACCGATTGAATCTCAAACAGTAGTCGACCAAATATCTCTCCATTTTCATTACTCTTATATATTACACGATGGACGAAAACGAGTTGCTGATGAACGCGTCAATGTTGAGATACAGGACTCTTGATGCCAAACTTAAAGCGATATCGACCATGGGCAGCAGAAGCAGTGGCAGATTCGATGCGGACGCGGCCTCTGCTCAAAATCGTCTCGATCAAGTGCGCCCGTTTTTGACTCGCGACGTCGAAAGGTGCGAACGCGAAATGGACTCGATCAATAGATACATTGATGAAAATCTAAATCCTCCCTCCAACGTCGTCTATAGATCGTACGTTATGCCCGACGAGGAAAGAAACGAACTGAGCGTGCCCGCTCCTCTGCCGCCGCCGCCGCCGCAGTCTTCCACTAGAAAACGTACCAATAGCGGCGACGACTATGACGACGACGACGACGACGACGACGAGGATGATTATGAAAATATCAATCCTGCTACCGCTCCCGAATACGCCAGTTGGTTTGTCGATCTGTCCAACATGATTGTGATTCTAGACAATATGGTGCGCAACCGGATCGAACCGATAGAGCAAAATTCTCAAATTTTAAACAATCTAATACTGTTGAAACAACAACGAGAACACGTGTCGACGATCCTGCCTTCGATCGACGTCAACGTCAGGAACATGATCGACAATCCTCCCTTTGAAGATTTCATAAACATTTACCGAAAATATGGTATAGTGAACGTGTCGCACGAACCGCTTCGGGACATTCTAAACCGAATTAGAAGCGAGGGCAAAGAGGCGGATCAGCCGCCGTCTGTGCGCATGTTCATTCGCACGCTCACAAAAAACATAAACAACAGAGTACCGATCAAAGTGAACAGGGCGGACGTCGAACAGGTCACCGATCCGGATGTTAAAACGTTGCTGTACGCGTACCGATTGCAATCAATGCTCAGAGTGGTCGACGTTGACGTGAAAAAGAATCAACCGGCCCCGCCGCCAAAGCGTAGAAAACGACAGCGACAAAATCGAACCGGCACCTCGACCGGAGGATCGGATTCTTTCATAACCGATCCGGACACAGTTCCATCGGGCGGCGGCGGTGGCGTTGGTGGTTCCGACGGCGGAGGACCTTCTATACCGCCCAGCGAAATGATCAAGTCGCCGAGCATCAAAGAAATTTTAGAAGAATTGAGATCCGCTCCCGAAGCCGAACTCGCGATCGCTCCATACGAAGAACCGTTCTACGAAATGTCCACACCGGACGACGAAGACGAGTACGACGATGAGTCTAGATTTGCCGACGGCGACCAAGACTTGGATTTTAGACCTATTGAAACGCAACAATTTGTATCAAACTATTTGTTGCGCGAGGGAATAGGAAGCAGGCATCCGTTGATAACTACCATGTTGGACGTATTGCCGCACAGCGGCGAGCGTCTGGCCATATGCGAACTAAAACAGCACCTGGACGTGCGACGTTATTCGTCCCAGTTTGAATGGGTGCAGACGCTCAATCTGTCGCCAATCGACAGAAACGTGCATCTGTACCAACTCCTCGAACCGTTGACGTATTACGCGACAAACGAGACAATGTCGATGGCAATCGGCTGGTTCGTGGTGAACGCGTACCGCTATTTCATAAACGCCATCGACGACTTTGATCACATACGAAGAGTCGTGATATCGTCTGGTTTCAGAGACGCGGACCGAGTCGCGCTATTCTTTGTCAAATACAACTATCTGTTCATATATAGACAATTATTAAGTGACATGACCGCCATCAGCGGAGACGAACTTGTTCCCGATCGATACATGAACAACCGCATAGTCGTACTGCTCAAGACGTACGACATTATCGTTCAAAAACAATACAACGCTTTCGACTTTTCGTTTCAATCTCCGCCTCAAAATTCCGACAGACCCGTCGACAGGATTGTTCTATTGGCGGTCGGGCAAACCGCCGTTGCCGCCGTAGGCGGTGTCACTTCGACCGCGTCAGAAGCGGTCCGATGACCTTCATATACATTGTGCTGGTGATCGTGCTGACCGTGTGCTTTGTCACAATGCTGTTCGTATTAAGAACAAACCGGCGACATGTCGAAAAGATTCTATATTATCAATACAATTACATACCGAAACCTTTAATAAGCTTGGTAAAAGTATACAAATTAAAATAGTAGAATTCATCATCATCATCCATGCGCTATGGCTTGTCCCGCCAACATCAAAGTGTACGTGAGCGAACAGTTTCTACTGTTCCCCGTCAATTACGTGAAACCGCAGGCGGACGTGGCTAACATGCCGGTGCGCAATCTGATCGTGTACGTTCCCACCGACGCCGACGTACAGTACGTGAGCCGCGAGGCGTTGTTGGGCACATTCGACACGGTGCTCGTGTACAGACACGAAAGTTCGTCTACGGTCGAGGCGAGAGCGCCGCGTAAGAATCCCAACGCTACGATCGTCTATTGGAATCCGGTGTTGGCGATCACCGAGGTGGGCGTCGGCGATACCAGAGTGTTTAGCGTTCTGTTGACCAACAATCTGTACAGTTGCAACACGATGGTCGTCGACACCGAAACGCCACTCTGCCCGATCGAATACCATCGCGCCGCGACCGTCAATGCAGAAAAGTTTACTCCCATAGCGGGAGAGGATCCGTTGTATCAACGGACACAGATCATGGATCCCAATATTGTAGACTTTGTGATATGTTTCAATCGCGAAACGTCCGAAATGATCAAGATTCTAAACACAAAACGCATACTAGCAATGTTGAGCATGCGAAGAGTTCGAGCCAGATATTGGATAAATCTGCCGGACAAGGTGGTCGACAGCATTTACAGCAAGCTAAACTGGGAACGGGTCAGGCGTTTGATGAAAGGTGGCAAATGGGAGGGTCAGTGCATGTTGATTGATCGCGAATCGCTTCGGTACATACGCATGGCTCAGGACGTGCTCGGCGTGCGCGACTATGCCCGATCGACTTTGGACTTTGTCGAAATGTTTGAATCTCTGATCGCGCCCTATCACATGGTGCCCGAGATCATTGTGAGATTGAACAGTTTAGAGGGCAAGGCTCGCGTCAGGCTCTATTGTAAAAATGACAGTTACGCGATCACGAATCACGGCATCGTGCCCAACAACTGTCCCGACATCAATCCCGTATCGTTTGATTACTCGGACGTGAACAGCGTCGGCTACATAAATTCGCTGCGTAAAAATCTCTTTGAACGGAACAATGTCTACGACGTGATCCTCTATCCTGCCTACTACAATTACTTTTTCTAATTTGTTAAAAAAAAAATTAAGTCTTTTTGAGGAAAAAATTATAATACACGTTATACGTACATACTTTTGTATTTTTTTTACATTTCTAAGATATGAACACTTTAAACAAAGACGTTACCAGACAGCCGTCGGTGCTAGATTACGATCAACTTGGACAGATCGTGTCCAGGAATCGAGTGTTTCTGAGAGACTTTGTGCTCGTGATATGCGGTCTGATTGTGTTTATAGTGATCATCGTGTTTATGCTGCTCGTGTACAACATCAACGAAACTGTACGGTTGGAAGAGTCTGCGCGCGAAACGACCCGCCAACGCTATCTAGCCAACTATGACTTTACGCGCCGAACGGTTCCCGCGACCGAAACGTCGGCCGAGAGAGCAGCTAGACTATTGGAAGCACCATCGCGTCCGCCTCCAAGAATCAATACGTAAACCTAAATTGGTTTCCGTGAGCATTGTCGAAATAGAATGCGTCTCCGTTCCTATTGACCGTGCTCGATTTCAAATTGTGAATGTTCAGAGACAATTGTGAAATTATGTGCGACACGCTAACAAACGACAAACGATGGGATTCTCTCGAAAAGTTGTTTGCGCTATTGATCGTGACCTGTCGACTCTCGACATCTTTGATGGCCGCGTACGGAAAGTCGATCGCGCACGAAATCATACCGTTGTTTGCGTTTATCATAAAACCTCCGCCGCCGACGCCGGCGCTGTTGGTGATTCTCGATACGGACACGTCGGTGGGCGCCAAAGACGCGTCGTCGGCGTGCACCAAGCTAAAGCATGCGGCGCCGATGCCCTTGTTGATGTGGTCGGCGGACACGATCTGTTCTAAAATTTGCAATTGAGACGATTCGACGATTCTGGTCGTAAAACTAGGCATCGTGTACGGATTGTTGGCAATGTTGTGGTATACGGCGCTCACGCGATTGTACGTTTTTGTAGTGTTCGATGCGGCCGTCCAACGCGGCTCGTTTGTGTCCTGCGTCAAGTCTCTCGTCAAAATTACACATTTTGCCGGCGTAGACGACGACGACGATGACGACGAAGAAGATTCAAACGTTTTGATCCGATCGTAAACTTGCACCATGCCGCGTTTGTGGTACAGCGTGTAGCTGTAAAATTCAATGCCCAACTCTTCGAATCGAGAATGTGTTATCATGAGACCCGCATTGTCCGTGGCGCAGATGGCCGTGTACGCAAACGTGGGGACGAAGCTGGTCGTGCCGGGCCCGGTCGTCGGTATCGAATGATTGCCTCCCGTCAATATTACGCCCGAATCGATGCCCAGCGTCGCGTTCCGGTACGGCACGATGCGGCCGTCTTCGGCCCAAATCTTTTTAATCATCGCCCACAGAGGCGCGTGTTTGTCGTTGCTTTCGTCGGCCTCGTAGTACGCGACCTGATCCGTGTTTCCGACGACGCTGCCGAAAAACTTTTCGCTTCGGTACGTGAGAACCTTGCTAAAGTCAGCCGAGTAGACGCCGTTTGCGTAATCTATCATGTGCGTCAAACTGTTTGAATGATGAGACACGCTTCGTAAATACAACGCCGGATTGATCAGACCGCGTCTGCTGCCCGCAATGTTGATTGAATTGTTCACGTTGAACATGTTCACGGTGTCACCGCCAAACAGATGGTTATAGTAGTCGAACGTAAAGTATGAATCGATCAGGTTCTGGTAGGCGCGAACGTCGGTCCTATCGAAGAATACATAGTCGCGATGAATGCCGTTTCCGCTCGGCACCAACGAGTATCGAATTTTGTTTAAAATTTTCTGAACGTCATGTTCGTACCTGATCGAGTGGAGAGATTGACCGCGAAGCATCTGGCCGTACACGTATGCCACGCACGTTCTCACCGATTCGGGTTTTGCAATGTAAAAATTGAAAACTCGATGCACGATCGGACTGAGATTGTAGAATCCGCGTAAAACTATGCACGTGTTCATCATGCACTCGGGCATCGTAACGTTAAAATGATACCAATCGTTGCCCCACGGAGGCGAGTTGACGTTGGAGCCGTTCGAATTGGACGAGAACGGCAGCCTGTTGTACACTAGCATTATGCCGATCATCAGGTTGTCGGCCAGGTTCGAATCGAGATAGAGCGCGTCATCTGGATCCCTGAACCTGACTCCGTACCCGATCAAAGTGTGCATGGCGATTCCAAAGTGGGACGCGTTCGACCACGGTTCTAGATCGACAAACATGTTGCCGTCGTTCGAAAACAACCGAGTCGGCGAAGCGATCTTGTCGGATTTTTGTAAAAATTTACGTTTGAGCGTATTCAGATAGTAGTTTTCGAAACGAGCCAAATCGTCATCGTAATAGCTGTTGTGCAAAAAATTATAAAGCTGCTGCTGCTGTTGATCGTATAATGTGAACAGTTTCAATTGGAGACGGCGCCGATTCCGCTTCGCCATCGGCGTTCCATTATTGTTCAAAGAAAAGACAATGACAAGCACGACGACCACTATCAAAACGACTATCAACACCGTGTACATTTTTAGGTCCGAGCTCTTATCTTGGTGTCGTCTTTCACCAAGAGATTGAAATATTTCCATATGTAAACGTCCATGTAGCGGACGGATGTAGTATTATTCTCGTCGTCATCGTACCACGGTTTCCTGTCGCCGTAATAGTTTATCACGAACGGTTCCGTATTCTTTCTCAATCTAAAATACGCTCCGGCGTTCCAGGCGTACATCGGGGACAATTGCTCGACGGACATGCGAAGATCTATTAGCGCTTGCACGAATATTTGTTCGTCGAAACCGTTATGGTAGCGATTGGTGGCGACCGAGAAACATTTGGACGTTTTGATCGAGTTTTGTATGGCGTCGAACAGTACCTTTGACGGCGTAAGCACCACCGTTCCCGTCTTGCACAAGACTCGATTGTATTTCATAAATTTAATCATCCGATGAAAAGTCACGATGTCGCCCCGAGACAGATTGTCGTAGCACGAATAGTATTCGGACCAAAAGCTGACCGACACCGCAGACTTTGACGCAAACAAGTGGTCAATATTTTTCACGACCAAATGGTCCGCGTCCAGGTATACGATTTTTTCATATTCGGTCATGTTGAGACACTGCCATTTGGTGAACGAACACGAAATCCAGTCGCCGTACAATTGATTCTGTCTCTTGGTCAGCATTCGGGGACACTTGCGGCGCACGTACTCGACTCTTTTGATACGATAGTACGTTTTCAACTTGGCCACGGCCGATTCGCTCACGTCGGACGTAACCATGCAGACTAGATCGTGAACCGTGCCGGTCATGAGTAAACTTTTGGCGAGAACCATCGCGCCGGCGACGTATCGGTCTCCCAACATTACCAACGTTACAAAGGCGAACATTGTGTAATACTTGTCACACCTTAATAACGTTGCAAAGACTTTTCAAATATGAACAGTTCATCAAAAAGTCGGCCAGGTTCGATACCAACTTGTATGACTTTTCGAACACCAACATGTTTATGAAAAGTTGGCCGGGTTCGATTCAAACTTGTCTGACTTTTCAAATATGAACAGTTCATCAAAAGTCGGCCAGGTTCGATTCAAACTTGTCTGACTTTTCGTTAACCCCAACAGTCGGACAGGTTTGATACCAACGTGTCTGACTTTTCGTTGTTCACAGTCGATCGAAAAGTCGGCCAGGTTCGATTCGAACTTGTCTGACTTTTTAAATATGAACAGTTACCAAAAAGTCGGCCGCGTTCGATACCAACTCGTCTGACTTTTCATAATAACAAAAAGTCGGTCAGGTTTGATTTGAACGTGTCTGACTTTTTAAATATGAACAGTTCATCAACGGTCGGCCAGGTTTGATTCGAACGTGTCCAAAAAGTATGAACGGTCGGCCAGGTTTGATTCGAATAATGTTATATTTGTTAATGAAATAAAGACCATGTACAATATAAAAATTTTTTTATTTTAAAGATTAGTAATTACAAGTCAAAACAACGGGGCTTATTATAGAGATAAAATCCTCGTCAACATCACACCTTTGAAACGTGAATATTCCCGATGAACGTTTGGTAAACCTTACATTTTCAAACTTGTTTAAAGCGAACAAACAATACTGCATCGCATAGACGTCTAGGTGCTCGCGGTCCTTTCCTTCTAAATCGTACATGACAAATATATCTTCCAGATCACCAAATAGATCATACATTGCGTAAGATAAATTTTTTGCAACTTCGTCGGGCTGACGCGTTGATTTGTAAAGATCAACAATACGTTTATTCACATCGTAATCTTGCTCTTCTTTGCACACAACCATTATTTTAACGCCGTCTTCAAAACGGTAAATGTACCAACCGGGCAAATACTCAGGCAATATAATTTGCAAGTCTTCCATAATAGTTCGAGGCAATTGATCTTTTGTGTCAATTTTTTCCTTAAAAACTTTTCGAAGAACCGTGTCGTATAGAGGTGACGGGTTGTATACTTTAGAAGCGGCCATTGCTGTTGTTATATCAATAGTGATTCATACTGTATACATGCAACTATCGTTTATATACTTTATATTAGATAACATATCAATTTTGTTATGACGTTAGTAGGCCATTTGATTAGCCAGTTAAATTTTCATTAAAGGTTGTTTTTTAGATGCAGCTTTTTAACCGATGTACTCACACCGGCAGCAATAAAAATACAACGCTAGTACTTGAAACATTTTTATCGGTCAGAAAGTCGCTATACGCAATAGGTTCAATTCTAACTATAAAAAAACCGTTAATTTAGCGTACTAAGCGCCAATTATTTAATCTAATCTAAATTTATATCAGAGTATATAATCTAATCTAAATTTATATCCAGCGGTCGATCCGTGATGCAATAACTGCGCACTAGATAATTTTAGATTACGTTCGGCGATATAAGCCGCACCGTGCAATTGCGCTCCCAACAGTTTTATTGAACATGTCAAAGTTTCTAGTAATCGACGGTACCGCCTGCGCGGGCAAGACCACATTCATTAAAAACTACAATGATGTCAAGATGACAAAATATTATGGGGATTACAAGGAAATTTGCGACAAGTACGATTTGACGTCGATTCCTCACGATCTATGCGAGGTAATGTTTTGCGCTCACCGGGCCTACAACGACAACCAATTGAGGATCGAATATCTCGATTGTTTGATAAAAGCCGACAGGCAGCCTACGTCGACGATGGTGTACAAATTGATTCGCGAAAAAGCCGACGAGGCCGAGATAAAACGCGTCGCCGACAAATGCAAGAGAATGGGTCTGATGAGAAACTACGAGACGATTACGGTGCTCGTGAAACCCGGCGCCGAGGCGTACGTTGTCGAAAAAATGAAGCAGCGCAACAACGGAATCGACAACGCGATGAAGGAAGACTATGTGATCGATCAGAACAGAGTATTTAGAGTGTGGTCGGAACATTTAAAATTTCCAATTGTCCAAGTCGACGGCGGAGACTACGAGACTTTGCATAAATTGCTAAACGGCATTATAAAATCTAAAATACGCAAAAACTACTCTATCGGAAACGATTGCAAAGTATGCGAATACAGATTGCCTATTATAAACAAATCTGTGGCAGTCGTAATGATGATGATGATGGACGACGCATCAATTTCAAACGAACAGTTTGCAAATGCCAAAACTAATCTAACAAACATGATAAAGTCAAACATCACCATAATATATTGGTCGAGCGACGAGAGCATTATGGAAAGGATTGTGATGCCTTTGAACGTGCCAGGTGTGGTGTATTTTTGCGCGGACGATGATGCAATTTTACAATCTGTCCCTTTGACGCATTACGGCAACGTGTTGATGAAGAACGAGCTGATCGACGATGACATCAATGTCACAAATAAATACAATTTCAATGATTTGTGTTGTAAAATAATACAATAAATTATTTAATAAATAAAAAATGTATTTATAATTTAATAATTCTATACCACAAACAGAGGTTTAATCATTTTAGATTCTACATGGATGGCTTTACGTTTTCTATTAAAATTCATGGCGTTGGCCAACAAGTTGATCTTCTCTTTTCCCGTTTCATCGTTGGACTTTAAAATTTTTAACGGCCGAGATCCTGCGACCGTTGTGCTGCTAGGCGACGACGTGTTGAGTTCGATTGTACATTTTTTATTGTAGCTGTACACGTCTATGGTTTCGATGAACATTTTTGTGGCAATCTCTTTCACGAACGTGACCAGATGATGTTCGTTGCTGGCCACCGGATCGTCGATCGTGCTCAAGCACTCGTTGTAATGCTGCAGCATGGCACGGGTCGAACTCTTTAGGTCGGGATCGATGCCGTCAAGACGTTTCATCGCCATATCGATCACGTTTCGATGACTCGTAAAGTATTCTTTGCTCTTGTTGAGCATAAACTTTATACCTATGACGACGATGCGTCTGTTGAAATTTTTATAATCGATCCCGTCGTCCACGTATTTTGTCTGACTGAACAGTTTCTTCATCGTTTCGTAATTTTTAGGCGACGGATTCTTAAAGTACTCGTCTCGAGCCGTCCTCACTATGGACAATATGGTCTCGGGTAGCATTTTTTCCTTCTCTATCAAAACGCTACACTTGTGAACTATCAATTGTTTCACGAAATCGTCGACGTCTATCGATTCCATGATAGCCGCGCCTTATATTTCATTTATTCCCAGAGATCATTGCGCGCAACTTGGCCACTTGGACGACGGACGGTAAACGTTTCAGTTCAGACTCTAATTGTTCCCGATGAGCGGCGACTTCGACGCGCACGTTGCACCGATTTTGTTCACAGATCAACACCAACTCGTAGATTCTCTTCAATAGCGCATCAACATATACACCGGCCGCCGCCGAAGCGGGATCGATGGTGGCGGAAAATATTCGCCGTTCGTCGTTCAGGTTGACGTAAACGTTGAAAGGTTTATTGACAACCGTCACCGACCACGATGCGACCAGCGATTCGAAATCGTTTCCCATGCCCACGTTGCACACGTGAGGACGATCATAGTTGACGGGCCGCTCGGTCCACAGATCGGTCATGGAATCATTGTATTTCACGAGATTGGTGATGATCAAATTTGCAGAGTTTGCGAGGGACGCGGCCGTGTATAGCTCGGGATGGGTGGTGAATAGGATCTCTTCAAAAGTTTGATCGTTTCCTATCAAATTGCCGACGCGGTCGCGTTGCCGCTTTCGACACAGCACAATGTCGTCGGGATTAGGAGACGCGGTCGTGGACAGTATGTCGTACACAAAAGACACTCTGCTCGCAATCACGACGGCCGATTCGTCGTTCGCTTCGGCTCCGGATTTGTTGTCGTTTGACGGAACAGTTCTGATTCCGATCCTCTGTTGCAAAAACAATGTTTTCTTTTCGCGCATAGCCATACAAATTTGAAAGATGTAATCGAGAATCGAGTCGAGTTTCTTGATTCTGGCCGGTGTGAACGCGCTGGTCTCGCGCAAGACACCAAAGTCGACGACCGACGTCTGACGAAGGAGTAGGGCGCGCGTCAATATCGAAGCGCACTCTAGACGACTGACGGACGACGCGTCCGGTTCGATCGCTATGTTCTCGGCCAACGCGTTCAATTCATTGTCCAAATCGAACAGTTCCAAATATCGTTGAGACGAACGTTTCGCCAACTGTATAAACTCGTTTTTGGCATTGAATTCGGACGATGGTGCTTTCGTCGGCGATTGAGGCGGCGACGGCGATGGTGCTTCGGCGGGAGGAGGACGCGTGATGGGCGCGATCGAAACGTTTCTCACTTGATCGTTTGCGTTTATAATTTTAAAATACTGCATCATGTTGATGAGCGTGTTGTAATTTGTCTCAATGTCCCGTATGAGAGAGTCTCTAATTTGCACCGCAGACGGAGGCTCGGTGATCTGGCCCAGATCGCGTTCGGCGTGAGATTTTGCATTGATCAGACGGTTCTCGATTTCTACAAACGAATCCTGCGATCCGTCGCCGTCGTCGTGGTATCTGTTCAGCATCGATACACATTCAAAAGTTTCATTCTGAATTCTAGCGATTTTATTGTACAAAATCTCCGGTATAGTCATGTCGGCGGCGACTTCTACTTATACTTTGATAGCCAATAAGCCGAATGCGGATATACACCGATCGCGCATTCGGCACACTCGTTCAGGTCCCATATGGACTCGAGCAGCACACGTTTCGACGGATCGCGTAATAACTTTAGAAACGTCAACAGTTTTGACGACGACGACTTTGAAAATTGCAAACATTGCCGTTCGTATGCGGATTTTAGACATTTTTTAAACTTTTCACACTTGTTCAGATTAGACGCTTCCACGAAACGCATAAAGTTTTTGGGCAACGGGACAGGATCTACGCTCTTTTCGATCATCCACGCGACGCGATCGTTGCGCACGTACAGTTCCTTGATCATGGCCCATACAAATTTCTCGGCAAATTTTTTAAATTTATCATCGTTCATCACCAGATCGATAGCGGTCAGCTTGTTGACCACGTCTATGTCGTTCCCGTATCGATGTTTGTTGGCGGCTTGCCGTTTTGACGCGATCATGTCGCAGTTTTTGTCCAACGAAGCGTACGATTCGATTAGAAACGATATTAACGACGACATGTTAGTTTGACAAACACAATACAAATGATTCGGGTAAACGGATTGAAAATTAACAAGTATAATAATAATACTCTTTATTATAAATTACAATCGTTTATTCTTATTGCACGTACAATATTTCATGCCGACACATTCGATGCAGCCGTGAAGTTTGCTCGAAGAAGGCACCGTGTTGTAGAAAAGTAGCGATATCATAGCGCCTACCACGCAGCCGGCCTGATTCGGTGACCGTTGCTGCTGCTGCTGCTGCTTCATCTTTCTATATTCACAATTGATGCACATTTTTTATAAATTAGTAACTATGCAATGCATTCGAATGCATTTTATACAATTCACATATCTAATCTTTAGATAAAGTGCATAATATAATGCAATCTACACGCATCGATACAATATCAATAATGTCTTCGGCGGTGGTTTTATCGTGCCTTTTCGTAATCGAATTCGGCAACAGCGCAATGAGTACGGCGATGGGTCTGCCGTTCAACGTGGCGCTGCAGCGGATCGGCGATAGAGTCTACGGTCGAGACGAAGGCGGAGCTTCGTTGATTTTCACCAAAGTCGAGATCGTGTCGAGCACAATAACGTTTGTGGTCAGCGCCGTATTTGTCGCGATGAATGCGAACACGCCGAGGACAAAGAGTCGCATGCTGATGATGGCGTGCATAGGTCAAACAATGGAAATGTTCGCTCTCGCATACATGAAACTGTTCATCGACACGATCACTTCGACGCTAGTGTACGCGCTCGTCGTCGGACATTCTCTGCTCGGCGGTAAATTTTTACTCGAAACATGCATATCGGACTCTGTCGCAGCCGTCTTGCCAAAAGCGTCCAAACGCCGACGTACATCGGTGTACATGTGGCTGAAATCGGTCAAACTTATGGGCGTCGTAATGGTACAGATGATTGCGCCAAGATTTTTAGACGAGCGTCAAATGTTTTACATGCTCACACCGATCGCTAGCGCGATCATGCTGCTAGCCTCTATACTTTTTGTGATCGTGGCTCAGAATTATACCGACGGCAGTGGCGACTACGAGGACGACGGCAATGTTGACGAAAAAGTCGCAATGTTGGAAAAGTTTAAACATTACTCTAGATCGCTGACTGTGGATCATTTTGTATTGTTCGCGATCATCACCACTTACTGCGCCCAGAGGGGCGAGTACAAGTTTACGTTTTTCTTTCTAAAAGATCATTTGAAATTTACGCCAGCAAACATACGACTCATCAACGGATGCCAGTACTGCTTGTTTGTCGTATCGTTGTTCATGACAGGCGTCGTGATGCATTGCGAAAAACGCCCGATCGTGACCATGATCGCGTTTTTAATGTCCATGTCGTTCAGCACGGCGGCGAGAATGTTTCAAATTTGGGCGTGGACCGCCACCCGGTTAGACGTTTGGGTCGCGTCCGCAGTCATGTCCACGATGGGACCGATCGCTCAACAGGTGCTGCAGGGCGTACTGTACAAGACGCTCGACGACGCGCGTCTATCCGGTCTGGTGATGCTGACTTGTGATAAATTTTTGCCCGTACCGATCGTGTGGATTTACAATCTAGCTCGCGACTCGCCGTTTTACGTGACGCTATGCCTGATGATCGTGACCACAATCGGTGGAATTTCCACGAAACGTATGCGCAATTGGATGATGAAATAAATTATTCTAATAACTCATTCTAGTATTTTCTTTCCCACATCCGGGTTCATCGTATGATGCAAATGAAATGACGCAAATAAAATGATGCAATAATTAAAAATGTGGCGCAATAAGTCACACGAAAAGTCAGACATGTTCGAATCGAACCTGGCCGACTTTTTGTTATCACGAAAAGTCAGACACGTTCGAATCAAACCTGGCCGACTTTTTGATCGACTGTGAACAACAAAAAGTCAGCCATGTTCGAATCAAACCTGGCCGACTTTTGACCAAACAGTAACTCAATGTAAAAATTTATCGGCATGTTTAACAGTTGACCGGCACATACTTGTTGGACACTTGATTTTGCTCGTTTTGGTATAAACATGTTGGACAGTTTACTTAAACATGTTTGATTTTAATTTGAAACTTTAGCAAAGTCAAGTGTCTAACATGTATATACAAAAACTAGCAAAGTCAAGTGTCCAACATGTTTGACCAAAACTAGCAAAGTCAAGTGTCCAACATGTTTGACCAAAACTAGCAAAGTCAAGTGTCCAACATGTTTGACCAAAACTAGCAAAGTCGTGTGTCCAACATGTTTGACTAAATGGCGGGCGCACGCTAAACATGACGCTAGTCGCCGTACAACTTTTAATTTTCCAACATGTTTATACCAAAACTGGCAAAGTCAAGTGTCCAACATGTTTGACCAAAACTAGCATCTGCAAGTGTTCAACATGTTTGACCAAAACTAGCAGAGTCAAGTGTCCAACATGTTTGACCAAAACTAGCAGAGTCAAGTGTCCAACATGTTTGATTAAAACTTCGTACAAATTCTAATTTTCCCAACATGTTTGACCAAAACTAGCAAAGTCAAGTGTCCAACATGTTTTACCAAAACTAGCAAAGTCAAGTGTCCAACATGTTTGACCAAAACTAGCAAAGTCAAGTGTCCAACATGTTTGACCAAAACTAGCAAAGTCAAGTGTCCAACATGTTTGACCAAAACTAGCAAAGTCAAGTGTCCAACATGTTTGACCAAAACTAGCAAAGTCAAGTGTCCAACATGTTTGACCAAAACTAGCAAAGTCAAGTGTCCAACATGTTTGACCAAAACTAGCAAAGTCAAGTGTCCAACATGTTTGACCAAAACTAGCAAAGTCAAGTGTCCAACATGTTTGACCAAAACTAGCAAAGTCAAGTGTCCAACATGTTTATATTGTCGCCGTCATCGCTATCGCTATCCTGTCACTTTCTGTAACATTTATTTTAAGTGTCCAACATGTTTAAAAGTTAAGAACAAAAAGTCAGACAGGTTGATATCGAACCTGGCCGACTTTTTGTTGAATTATTGCACAATGATTTCATCATGTCATGTCGTCATGTAGATGATTTTAGAATTATTGCACAATGATTTCATCATGTCATCATGTAGATGACCTCAAAATTATTGCACAATGATTTCATCATGTCATGTCATCATGTAGATGACCGCTATTACACAATGATTTTATCATTATTGCACAATGATTTCATCATGTAGATTGAAAAGTCGGCCGAGTTTGATTCGAACATGTCTGACTTTATATGAAAAGTCGGCCAAGTTTGATTCGAACATGTCTGACTAGGACTATATGAAAAGTCGGCCGAGTTATACACCAACATGTCTGACTTTGGTTGCAAAGGAATAAAAAAACTTGTATATGGTTTAATAAATGTATTTGAAAATTTTTACACGTTTACATGTGTTGCAAAATTCTTCTTCTAGTACATGCAGGCATTCAAATTCTGATTCAGATGGAGAACAAGTGCAAAAGTTTTTAACAATCTTTTTCTTGCGTAAGTCCGGATCGAAAAATAATTCTACTGCGCATTCTGAACAAAAACACATTTTTAACGGGTAAACGTCATGTTCGTCCTTTTCATATTCGGTGTCGCACACGTAGCAAATCTGCGAATACATCGAACTGATGTCGAACATGGACACGTACACGTTGTTCGGTAGGGTCGCGTGAAACACTTTTGCGAAATCTTTAAAGTTTTCGAATCCACCGCGTCGGTTCAGTTCCTTGTACCAATTTTCGACGGCCCCCACGACGGCGTACATGTTATAGAAACAATTTTTGTTGCTTTCCGCATAATAGTATGGATGGTGTTCGCAACAATAATATTCGGGATCGTACTCGTAGCTCGTGTCGTCATAGTCGTCAAACTTTAGATTGTACCCAAAGTGCTCGAACCGCTCAGTAAAAATTTCTCGCGCCTTTTCAATTTTTTGATCCAAAGTCACGATCGATTCATCGAACATGTTCGATTCGTCTATTTCGTAGCTCTCGTCGCCGTCGTACTCCGAGCTTTTGTCTGTCTCGGAATCTTTCAAATCCGTCTTGTCATCGGTAGTGTCCAGATCGGTATTGTCCAGATCGGTCTTGTCCAGATCGGTATTGTCCAGATCGGTATTGTCATCGGTATTGTCCAGATCGGTATTGTCCAGATCGGTATTGTCATCGGTATTGTCCAGATCGGTATTGTCCAGATCCGTCTTGTCATCGGTATTGTCCAGATCGGTATTGTCCAGATCCGTCTTGTCATCGGTATTGTCCAGATCGGTATTGTCCAGATCCGTCTTGTCCGTTTCGGTATCGATCGTGTCCGTTTCGGTATTATTCAAATTGATCGTGTCCGATTCAAGAGTGTCCAGATCGATGATCTTGTCCGTTTGATTATTACCAAATAATTTATTCAGTAAATTTCCCATTGTACGTCCGTTCTAGGATAAGTTAGAAATGTATTATGACTTGATAATGATAATTATAGCGCTGCTCGTCGTGTACGGATATTGTTCATACGCCTTTGATAAATTAAACATTGAACGAGATAAGGAAATTGAATCGGCATCGGAGCCGATGCGTCTTGTGTTTGATCGGCCGCCTTTGGTGAATTGCGACGAGACGCGATTACCGTGCGTGTCCGACGAGCAATGTTACGAGAACTGTTCGAATCTAAACATGACCAGCATGATGAGTTGCAATCAAGGTTTCTGTTCGATACGACCGCCGAACGTGGCCGGCGAGCGTCCCGACGATTTCGTATGCGATCAGAAACTAGGTCTCGTCCGAGTGTTTGCCGCTAGCGAGTTTGTCGTATCTCAACTGTGCATAAGTACCTACCGAGACATTGTAGATGACGACGGCAATCCCAGACCGTATATATGTGACGGGGGACGGCTCGACATCGATGTGGTCAACAGACAGTTTACGTCCGACGATTGCGAATGTTCATCGGGCTACACAAAGTATACGTTCGTTCAGGGCGCTTTCGCTAGAGCGGTGCCCGTGTGTATACCGAACCAGTTGGCGCGCATCTATTCTCGCGTTTACAGATTTTGAGCGGCGGCCACGGCGGCGCCGGATGAAACGTATCAAGGTGTCGCCGATCGATTGCAGAGACGCGACACCGTCCGATGCTTGGCGAGACGCGAGCTCGGAGAACCGTTTAGCAAGATGAACGTCGCCCTCAACACGACTCAGCCTTTTGTCATTATCAATTCCACAACAGGTCCCAGTCGAATAAGCGTGCGCAACTGTCCGTCGATGCGGGAAGCCGATTCGATCGGATTCAATATTATGTTGAACAAATTCAAAACGGCGCAGCGTTGTATATTTTGCACAAGGATCTGCGATCCTATGGACTTTAAAATGTCATGTAAAATGTGTACGAGAATAATTACAAAGAAATAGAAAAAAAAATACAATGTTTTTCATTCATTTATTGTTGTTGCACAAAATCACAATTGTTCAAGTGTCCGACTACAATCTCGGGATCGACTTGGACGATTCCGTCGCAGCAAAACAACTTGTAGCGATTCGAATCGGCGGCGTCGCAAAACACTCCAAGTCTCGCCAGATGCGTCTTGTCCGTTGGCAGTGTACACATTCTCGTTGCGATACTCAAATAGTTTTCGTGCTTTTTCATCATCAGTTTTTTGTTTCTAGCGTTATTTTCACAGTCGTCGCCGCCGTCGCCGTGCATCGCAAACACGGTATCGGGATCGGTGTCAATGTCGAAACGTTTCGCGCAAAACGCGCACACCAACTTGCCAAACGAATAGTAGAAACCCTGGCGGGTCAAACGGGCCGCGACCGATTCATCAAAGGGAAGCGATGGGCACACTTTTAGAGATTCTATTCTAAAGTATTGATGATCCAGCCGGTCGTCGTTCTTGTTATTGGTCACGTACGATGCAAACATGTACTTTTCCGATCTGAGTTCCTTGTCGCAAAACTGCGCGTCCCTCTTTACGGTGCTGATGACAATGCTATCTTTAAATTTGACCAGATATACGGCCATCGGTGCGTTCATCACGTACATCTGTCGCTGCATCTGTCTATAGTGAGGATCGGTCTTTTCGACACAAAACACGGGCACGTTCTTGGTGTTGACCGATAGCGCAGTGTGCTTGACCCGATACCGATTCTTCCGTACGCCCAACGACGCCCGCATCTCTTCGACGGTCACGTTTCTGTACGTGATCGGACATTTGATTTCGAGCGGCACGATCTGGCCGTTGTCGAGTAAAAAATACGAATCGGGCGACGCCGAACACAATCCGTACTTGCTCAATATCATGCCGCAATTCAGCACAGTCTGCACAATCTTTGCTTTTAATTCGTTTTCAATCAGCGTTTCGATGTGTTGAATTACAATTTTGTTATCTTTAACTTTTTCCTCTTGAAACAGGCCATAGCTCATGGCACCACAATTGAACACGTCGACGCTCGAACTCAGCGTATGCGCGCCCGACATGGACGCCGTCTTGCGGTTTATTCGCATCAACAACCATAATGGATTTTCAGACTGACCCCGAGTGTGATATTCGATTTCGAAAATTTTCTCGCGACTCAGCGTCGCGTTCTCGTTAATGAGTCGAGTCACGTAGTTTTCGTATTGAAACTCGGCGTAAATCTCTTTCTGTTTGTCGTTCAACAAAAGTTTTAAATCGGCGATACGATTCATGATGCCGGTCGGCGCACACGACTATTTCGCTTAAAAAATACAAATAGACTAAACGAAAAGACATTATAATTTTTCAAACATTTATTTTGATCATATTACAATTTATTAAAACTCTTCACAATCACCGGATTCTCAACTTCTAAATTCATCCGTTTGGCCGCTATCGGCGGCAGAGAAACGTTGGTGTCCTCGATGCTTTCGCGGCAACGCTTCAAATACTTTTTCACACGAGACTCGCTATACACCCTGGGCTCGAAACAGTTGTTGACGACCAGCAGCTTGCTCGTGTCGTTCACTAACATTCCTCGTCTGGTCGCGGGCAAGTCAAAGTTTCGAATTATACCAAAAGCGTTACGAACGGTCATGACATCTTCGTGCATCAACACGATGATTTGAATTTTGTTAAATTCGTTTCCGTAAATCGATTTAATGGCTGAATAGCGGTGACATTCCATAGACTCGCAGTGCGGCCATTTATTTTTCTCCGCATCTTCGGGCGTGCCGGGAAACCGATACTCTTCATTGTGTAATCTTTTAAAATTATACTCTTTGCAAAACTCTTTGGTCAAAATTTTATCGCTGCCATTAAACACAAACACGTCAATGTCTTTGTGATCGATCGTGTCTCCGCATAGATGAGACAAAAACCCTCCGGCTAGCAGCGCTTCGTTGAAATGCGTCTTCAAAAACTTGAAATCAAAGCTCTTGTTTAATTCCTTTTCGAAATTATTCGTCACATCTACCGTTATGTACTTTACAAACGGATCCGATGTCGGAGAGCAACAGACGGTGGCATCTTGTCCGTCACCTTCGTCTTGTCCGTCGTCACCTTCGTCTTGTCCGTCGCCTTCGTCTTGTCCGTCGTCACCTTCGTTGTCGGACCCCCCGAGTGATTCTTCATCATAATACTTTTCGTCGTCATATTCACTACCGTCATCTTCGCCGTCGTCGCCGCCGTCGTCGCCGCCGTCGTCGCCGCCGTCGTCGTTGTTGTCGTCGCCGTCGTTTTCATTTGCCACTTTGTCGCCGTCGCCGTCGTCGTTTTCATTGGCCATTTGTTCTCTCTCTTCGTCGGTAGGTAAAATTAATAGGCTTTTTTTATTTTGTAAATTTTTTCAAATATAAGGTTTTTAATGTTTGACGGCAACGTAATTTCCATTTGAAAATGATTTTTTATCATTGTAGTCTTTACTTGAGGCTCGATCAATGAAGATTCCTCAGACACTTGAGGCTCGATCAATGAAGATTCCTCAGACATGTTGATCACTTGAACCATGTTGATTTGGGAATAAGATTCAATTTGAAACTAAATCCTCTACGAATGACGATTTATTTTATATTAAAGCTCAAGTTGATAAGATTCGAAACATTATCATATTTTATTCCGGTCAGGCATCCGCATGTTGGCGTTAGCGATACGGCTAATCTAATCTGTCTCCGGTCAGAGTGTCGTGTTTCCACAACAGATAGTCGAGACATTGTACGTATACCGGGTTCTCGGGCGCGACTTCGTGTTTGTTGACGAGGAAACATATGAGAAAATTTAGCACACAGCTTTTTTTAAACACTGCGTGTTCCATTTCGATTAGTCCATCAAACAGTTGCCGAAGCGTCGAAACTGAGGACGTGTCTCGATTCCACCACGATGTTATAAGTTTAACGCAGTGATCGCGAAACGATCGATGCGATAACTTTTCTACGGCGGCACGTAGCATCGAAATCAAAACGGGCACTTTGTCTATTATAGCGACATTCAAACCGTTGATCTTGACCGCCGCCGCCGCCGCCGTTGGTTTTTTCGAACAGCGCGGAGACATAATGGACTCGTTGATTAAACAGTTGTACTTTTACAAATCTATACCTTACATCTCCAAAAAGATGATAAACGACTGTCTGACAGAACTGGTCATGAAATCGATCGAGCCTTCGTTTTATTCGAAAATATACAAGTGTGTGACGGACAACGTGCCGGATCGAAGCAAAGTCGTGGTAAAAGGCGGAACCGCGATACGGGCGGTCGCGTGCTGCAACGATTTTGGATCGAGCGATCTAGACCTATTGATTTATACGAACGCGTTTGAAAAATTTGAAGGCGGCGACGACGAGAATGATCGAGTGAAGAGCGCGCTCGGTCTAAATACCGTTCGCGATTGCATCGATCGTGCCGCCGCTGCGTACAGAGACGACGTGTCGGCGAGTTTGCGCGACGTTAAAATTGAAAATTTACAAATGCCCGCGTCGACGACAAATTCGAATAGATTGATTGTGTTCAAGTCGTACGAAAACGAAGCGCTTGTCGTGCACGATCAAAGACACGTCCGTTTCCAACTCAACGAGTCGATGCCGCGCCTAAAAATGACCATGTCCATGTTGAACAGAAACGACGAGAGTGGATATCTGGTCAGGTTTTCATTTAACGTATTGATGACTTGCAGCGACTCGACGATGCATCTCTGTAGTAGATCGAAAGAGAAGCGAATCGTAAAACATTTTCCTCTAGATTTGTACTTTTTGGACGTGATCATAGTACCGTTCGGATCGGTACAAGGACGCCGCCGCGCCATGTGGAAAGACTACATGTACGTGACCATGAACTGCGGAGGCGGAGACGTCGTCGACATGATCGTGGACGCGCCCGAGATCATCGTGTGCGATCAACTCGAGTGTCTTTTCTACAACGTGTTTTACTTTAACGAAAACAAGATTCAAGTGTGCGCGCGTCGCATAGCTCAATTGATCGATATGTTCCGAGATCGGATCATGGTCGAGACTCCGACTCAAGCGTCTCGGGCCCAAACGATCCTGTCTTCGTCGGACAAGTTTTCGGCACAACGACTCAAGCGCATACTCATCGAGACGGGACCGTTGATGGGCGTAAAGGTTCTGGCTCGCCTATACTTTGAACGGCGATTTGTCCACGACGTGACCGACATTACGTATCAAGTCAATTTTCCATATCACATCTGGGACAAGAATTACTTTTCAAAGTGTTGGAAACGATATTTGAGTTTATTAAATGATCTGTTCAAACTAAATCTATGTTTAAAATAAAAGAATTACATGGTGTGTGTAACATATTTTTTTATTTAATAATAATATACATTTTAAAAATTGTGTATAGGATTTGTTCCTTTACATTTATTGGTTCGGTGACATAGAGAGTACTTGTCCTTCATTTTGGCGCAATTGGGCGTCACGAAATCTCCGTCGAAAATGTAATCAATCTCGCGCACGCACTTGTCGTCGTGATCATAGATCACGGCCAGCATGTTCCTGATGCATCTTTTGTCGCATTTTGTGCATCCAAACACGGTGCGCACATAGCTGTTGAATACGAATCGAATAGAATGTCGGTTTCCTCGACATTGTACCTTTAACAGTCTCAGGTTGCGACTCATGCACTCGGGCAACTCGACATTATTGGCTATCGCGTCGATCACCGCTTTCTTCGAAGACAGATACATTTTGAAACAGACGTTTTTTAAACTCTTGCGCTTAGAAGAATTGGTGTTTTCTTTGAATTTTGTAACAAAGGGATTTACTCGCTTGTTGAGATTGAATAGACTCTTGAGACGATTGCCGGACATTATCACGTACATGCCGTTTTTTGCAAACACCGTGTACGGCGAAACGTCAAAGTCAAAGTCGTCCACTCGCACCAGATACTGAACGTTTCGATCCAAATTCTCGATAGAGGGATTCCATATTACAAAATTTTCATCAACAGGTTCCGACGTCGCCTCTGATTGCGTTTTCGCGGTTTCGCCTATTGTTGTTGTTGATGTTGTTGGCATTAAAAATTTGAGGCAAATTTCCTCCGGTTTTGGTGGTGGTGGTGATGACGGCAACGCCTCCCTCGTTCTTGTCTCCGACGATTGCATTGTAATGACGTTCGGTCGAAAACGTGTTATCTTTTATTCTGTTACATAGTTCCGCGCCGCCCACGTTTATAGGAGATGAGGAAGCAGCCGTCGCGTATCTACACACTTCGTACAAGTTTGATCGCATCGTTTGCACGTCGCTCTTGATGCGATCATGATCCATACGGATCCGATTCAGTTCGTTTCTATAATTGTTCATGTTTGGATACAAAAAATTTTCATAACTTATCAACCTCCTAAAATAAGAGATGGCCGGCGACATGTCTACATTTTTCAATTACAATGATCACGAACCGATCGAGGTTTTCGTGATTGAAAACGATTTGGGAGGCGGCGCCGGAGTCGACACTGACTCTTTTGTCGAAATAAAATCTCTATGCAAACTGATCGCGCCTCTGATCAACATTAGACACTTCAATCCGGCCATGCTGTGGTCGACCGCGCAGACTTCGCATCGGCTGATCAAAAACGGCAAAAATTACGTACACATGTTTACGATCTGTAAATACTTGTCGTCGTACAATCTTTCGAATCGAATTCATCCGCACGAATATTACGCGCTCAAACAATTGTTGAGGGACATGTTCATGGGTAGACAGATTGAGAGATCGAATGAGGTGGCTTCGGCGTCGGAAAATTTTGAAGACATTAAAAACAAACTGTGCTCGCTGCAGGAATGTCTGACTGTGAGAGGCGTCGCGGCCGTGGTCGCCTCCGACGATCCCACAATATCTACGCTCAACGAGTGTCTAAAGAACTTGACCGATCTCGTGGGCACCGTTCGATCCGACACGGCCGCCATGTACGCCGACCTCAATTCTGCCATTGAAAATTTAAAAACTCAAACACAACTCGACGTGATGAACAAGATCGCGTTCGGCAACGACACGCTTTTGGACGGCATAAAATCCATAAAAGACATTTTGATGTCGAGAAACAGCAAAAAGCACCAACAGACCGTTTCATAGCAAAAGTCAGACAGGTTCGAATCGAACCCGGCCGACTTTAAACAGACCGTTTCATAGCAAAACTTTTTGTAAATAAACATGTTCATGAAAAGTCAGACAGGTTAACATCAAACCTGGCTGACTTTTTGTAAATAAACATGTTCATGAAAAGTCATACAAGTTCGAATCGAACCCGGCCGACTTTTAACAGACCGTTTCATAGCAAAAGTCAGACAGGTTCGAATCAAACTTGGCCGACTTTTTGTAAAGAAACATGTTTATGAAAAGTCAAACAAGTTCACATCAAACCTGGCCGACTTTTCATAAACATGTTAGTGTGCGAAAAGTTATACAAGTTTGATTCGAACGTGGCCGACTTTTCGTAAACTATTTTTTTTTGTTAACTATTCATTTAAAATCGGGACTTGGCCGACTTTTCGTAAATTTTACACTTGGACATGTCATGTACTTTTCATCACAGATCGAGTTTATTTTAGTTTGTATAAAGTTTCGAATCTGTTCAAAAGCGATTTTCCACATGATGTGGGCGTTTATGGTGCGGAAACGTTTATCTTATCAATACCAATAAAACTTGTTGCATCCGAAACGATCGCGTTAAACTTGTACGAATATGTTTCACGAGAACGTCGTCGTTGTGGTGGCGGCGGCGGCGGCGGCAGCGGTTATCATGTCAGCGGCAGCGACCGAAAACGTCGACAGCATTCATAGATTCAAGAACGCGTGCGTACAGACAAAATTCAAAAGCGCCGAATGCCGACCCGACGTGGTGTACAAGAGAGTGAGAGACGTCGTGGACGCTGGCTTTGATTTTAGACGCGCCGACCACATCAAATTGTATACGCAGACGTTGGTACTTCTCAACAACCTCAACTACTATTCTCCATACAAGACGGACGTTTTTATAGGAATGATGGCAGCAAACTGTCGCCTGCTCTCGTCTCTGGTCGCGGCTAATTCGACTCTGACGCTTGATATGCAACGCGAATCTTCAGAATTGTTTCGATGGACGAGCGACTCGTTGGTTAGATACCATTCGTTCGATCCGAACGTGTTTCTACGCACCTTTGTGGATTTTCAAAATTTCTACAATACATTCGTCTTGTGGAACAATCGAGACACGTACATTCTCGGCATCCTGCTGCTTCACTATCAACGATTGAGGGGCAGGTTCGTGGCGACGGTGCCGAATGAGAAAAATTTAGTCGTCGAACGAATCGACGTGGCCGCCGCTCAGATGGTTCGAATAGCCATCGAGTATCCTCTGTTTGCTGTCGATACAAAGTTTATCAAAGAAACCGCATATGTGGTGTACGTGTCCAAAATGGAAACATCGACGGCCGAGGCGACGGCGGCGACGGCGGCGCTTTTCGACGGGCTATACAGTAATGTTACAAAGATGGAAGTGATGGTGAATCTGTTCAACGTGACCATTGCCGATGGCAACTTGACGTACAACGTGCACCATAGCCGCAACGTGGCGGGCGCCGGCGTCGATTTGATGAAGAGCGAAATCAAAGCTGTATACGGTCGATTTGTCAAAGCGTATTCGTTTCTGGGCGAGCGGAGGTACGGACCTAATGGACGCAAGCACGTCGACGTTTTCGTGCACGCCACCAAGGAACAGTATAAACGTTACGGTCCCATGTGGTCGATACCGACCAACAACGGTGGCTACACTTTTATGGACAGATCGACGGGTCGCATTCAGATGCACGTGTACTACGACGAACGCGCCGTCCTGCCGAGAAATTTTGGTCACGAGACGTTTCACACGATAATGTACGCGATCGACGACGACGAGATCGAATCGATGCCCGACTGGTATGTCGAGGGCGCGGCCAACGCGTACGGCCACGAGGATTGTTTCGACGAGGACCAGACGTTTATGAAGCAGAACGTTCGCAGCGTCAAGATTCGCGAGATTGTCGAGGCAACTTACGATTCGGACATACTGTATCCGATGGGACACGCGCTGGTCAGGTTTTTGCGCGATCAGCGACGGTCGACGCTCAGGCGTATGATCGAGTCTCGCGATTACGGGATCTCGATCAGAGACGGACTCGAAATGCAAACGCGTTTCGAACACTTTGTCTTGGACCGTGTAGAGTTTTGCGATTACAAAATTCGCCAGAGACACGAGTTGATTAATCGCGAGCGTCTCGAAAATGTTCAGCGTCGCTACTTGGAAGATTTGGGAAACGGCGCGAGTTTGCCGTCCGTGTTTGACGATACCCTGTGTCCCGACTACGTGCTGGTCGAGTTTGAAGATTGCTTTTTTCTAATGACACCCAAAATTTTGATCAAAGTGCTGAGACCTCACTACAACAGTCCGATGATCGACGTGGACGAAGAGTTGCTTCGCTACCGATCGGACAATCGATCGTATTCCGTGTCTCGCTACGATTTCGATTGGTTCAAAAAGGGAGCGATCAAGTATGGATTCAAAGTAGCGGCCGCCGCAAACGCGCACATGACCGATTCAATCGAGTCTATAGACACGATCGTTGCAAAATATCTAATGTCCAACATGATATACGACTATAGAACGATCACCGTCACATGTCGATACGGAAACGGTTCGGACGCTTTAATCCGGTACGCCGCCAAAACCAAAGAGTACGCTTCAATAGTCGCGGCCGTGTCCAAAGACGAGAACGAAGATGGCGCCGGCGGCGGCGTTAAAGACTTTCAAATGATCGTAAACAGTTTGATGGAAACGCTGAAAGCGTGCAGGATCATGATGATGCCCGTCGTCGTTTCTCGATTAGACGTCAACACGACAGTTTATCGTATCGCGAAAAATATTAGCGTTGGAGCGCGCATAACTTTTTGGGCCGACGACGAAAGCCAGCTGGTGACACCTATCGACGAACGGGGCGATACATTGATGCATTGGGCCGCTTTGCACGACACAATACTGTACGAATACAGCGTCAATTGGTTCGGAGAAGCAAAAGTGGCTCGAGTTAAAAACAGCGACGGTCGCACCGCTTCCGAGTTGCACAAACACCGAGTAGCTTACAACGATCGGTTCGGGCTCAGAATCGGGGGACGTTACTGTTTTACGTTCTTGCCAATCAATAGTAGTATTAGTGATGCTTTTAATATTACTAGTACTACTCCTACTATTAGTACTAGTACTACTAATACTCCTACTACTAGTACTACTAGTACTACTGGTTATTATTATAACATTACTGCTGCTGCGACTCCTAACACCACCTTTGGGATAAATGAAAATAAAAGTTTTCATAAAAATTTTATTTTTCTATACATAATAGGCACATTGTTATTACTGCTATTTAGTTTTACAATAGGCTTATGTTTAATAATGTATAAAGTTAAAACAACATCAACAATAACAACAGTATTGTATAATAAAGTTAATAATAAATAAATAGTGTAAATTTTATTTAATTTTTGGTAGCGGTTAAAACAAAATGAAATAATAATTCTACAGTGGCGATCCGCGGTCCCGTCCTGCAGTCCACGGACGCCCAATTGGTAAAATTATTAGCCTTTGAGCTGCTATCGCGCACAACCAAATTGTCGTCGTGTTCGTTGTCGCTTTCGTCGTCCGTCTCAAAAATATCCCTCGACAGCTCGAGTTCGGCTTTATTCAAAGTTTCAGAGTCGAGTCTGTGTCTTTTTGACGACGACGACGACGACGACGACGACGGTAAAAATTTCATGTACCATGCGTTACGCGCTCTAGACTCTGGCATGATAGCTTCGTTCAAATACATCATTAATCTAGTATCTGCCGACATTGCCTTGGCCATACGTTTCACACCGACGCCTCGATGATCTTCGACCAAAGAGTTTAGATGGTAAACAACAAACGGTCTAGTCTTGCTGTCGTCTGTCTCGTGATCGATGAATCCGTCAAACTTGATGGGTAGACTTTTGTTTGTCGCGTTGACGACAGCCACGTGCCGATGTTCGCATTTAAATGTCGCTTGCAAAAAACGATCTTCGCTGTCCACCTTCACCACGACCGCTCTTTTGCAATCATCTCGTCCGGAATATTCTATAGTGTACGTGTACACTATAGTTTTATTTTTTAGGTCAATAGATATCCGTGACGGTTCCGTCTCAAGTCCATCCAAAATTACGGTCACGTTGTGTTCTTTCAATTTAAACATTTTGAGATTTCTTTCAAAGACTACTACTACTACTACTCTTGATTAGTTTCCTTTTAATTTTTATTCACTAAAAACATTTGCTGTAATTTGACAGCATACTCTTCGGCAAGAGATTCGTTGATAAATACCAATTTTCGCTTATTTACAATTACATTTTCGTAACCGTAATCTTTACACGCCCTGTTCAATATCATATTACAGTCGATCTTGGGCGAAGCCGTGACGGTGTCAATCAAAATTGTAAATTTTTCGTCCGTCTTCATTATTCGATTTCGTCTGTTGCGCACGTACACGCTCTGACCCGTGATCACGTAAAACGCATTTGAATTTTTTAGCACGCACAATTTTACAAATTCTACATTGTCCGTTTCCTTTTTGGATGACGCGACACTGCTGGTATCTAGGGCAATTTCATTTTTAAATTTCTGTTTGAGAGTGTTACGAAGCAGTCGTATCGTTTGACGCTGCTGCTGCAACGCTTTGCTTTGAAGTCGATTTTTATAATGCAAATATTTCATATTTCCGTATATACTTTTCAAAAAAATTTTCAAATCTTGATCTTTAATAAATCGATGAATCATATTTTTCTTGTATTGCGATTTAATCATTGTGTCGTAACAACACACTCACGCCCACGGACACTCTTCACGCACGTGAATGCTTGCGTATCGACATTCAAATGAATACTGATTAACTCGGCGCACCGTTCTCGTTTTTAACCCAGAGGTTATTACGGTAAAAAAGAAACGCGCACGGCGCGCGCTTTGACGTAAAACCACGAGACCGTGACTAATTGAGTGGTGGAGGCGGAGGTTAAATAAAACTATATATGAATAATTTGCGTAATATTTATTTATATGGACAATATTTTTTGTAGGTACGTCGAAAATATAGTAATGAGCATCGGAAGAATTAAATCGAACATTGCGTATTTAGAATAGGTCACGTTGGCCGCTCTCGTGCCCAAATGTTTTTTTGCTCCTTTTCGTCTGGCCACGTGTTCCGTATACCAGACGGCCTTCTCGAGCGGCCTCATCGGTTGGTCCATGATCGCGTCGCGCAACCAGAGCGTTCCGTTTTTGTACTTTTCGTTGTCTGCGACGTCCATCACGATCTCGGTCAGTTGACGAGCGTCGACGGTCAGCGTGTCCACGCCGCGGCCGATGCCGTACGTCTCGTACATGTACACGTTGTAAAATTGATCGCCCATAATGGGCACACCGACCATCGGTACTCCGGCATCTATGGCTTCGTCTGTCGACTGCACGCCGCCTTGCGTTATAAACACTTTTACGTTTCGATGTTTCAACACTCGACGTTGAGGAAACCAGCGTTGTATCAACACGTTTGACGGTATATTGTCAAATATCTTGTCCGACTTGTCCACTTTCCACAGCACCCGATACGGTATGGATCGAAAAGTCTCGACGAAAACGTTCAACATGTTCGAGTCCATGTCGCTGACGCGCACGCTCGACCCGAGACTTACGTACACGACGCCCATTGTGGAATTTTCCAGAAATTCTGCCAGATCATTGTCGATCTCGTCGGCGACAGAGGTGACGGCGGGATCGATGTGTATGCCTCCCAAATATTGCACATTGGACGGTACCGGTCGATTGTTGTCGAACACTGGATGCGTGTTCACAAACATCATGTGTACGTTTTTACGAAGCGCGTCCACGTCGGGCACTTTGGATCCAAACTGGCGCTTCATCATCGCGCTTTGATCGGCGTCCAGCTGCGAGAATTCCATATAGAGACGAATCTCGGTGAACACTTGTCGAACGGTTTGCCACACGCTGAGACCTTTGAAACGATCCCGCCACATGTTTGGATAGTAGACGGGATGGCGCGCGACGGCGCCCATTGTTTCAAAGTTTTCGGCTGTACCGTGCCCGGACGAAATTTGAATCACGGGCGTGTCTTTGAAGAAATACGATAATATCAACGGATACGAAACAAAAGCTTCGATCACGATCACGTCAAAAGTCTGATTCGATCTCAGCAACCGTTTTACTTGTTCGTGTTCGAATTGAGCGGATATCATCCGCGCCAGTCCGAGGTAGTTTACTCTTGTCACCGTGCTCGAATCGGACACGATACCTCTTTTTCTCGACACTTTTGAATCTTGAAGGAGTCTTTTGAAAAAATTATTGGTCACCGAACCGACATCTATTTCGGTCAAATTTTCGTGACGATGATGCCGATGACCGTGGTTGTGGTTGTGGATTTTTGGTGATATCACCACCAGACTGTGACCGCGTCTCAACAAGGCGTTTACGTACACATCGAAAACGGTCTGGTGACTGTACGACGGCGTAGGAAACATGCAAAGTACCCGGACCGCGGCCGAGTTTCTCAGCACGTGCAACGAGACGACTAATATTATCATCTTCATGATGATGACGACGACGATGCTGTGTGGGACGACACGGATACGTGTCCCCATTTATAAAATGTGTCACCGTGTCGCACGCACGCACACACACACATACAGATTCATCTCGTCGTTTACATTATTGTCACGTGCGCGCAGAGTGTTTATTAGCCGCGGCGGTCGTGACCCTTGCAAACGTCATGAGGTCTCCGATAACGATAGTCGTGGCGATCGCGGTGGCGACATGCTGCTGGTGCATGCCCGCGCACGGCACTCGCCGACAAATTCAAATGTTTGTAAAGAATCAATACATTGCCGTGGACGGCAACGGTGATGTGATGGGTTCCAGGGATCGTACTGCGTCCCGTACGGTTTTCTATAGAATATCGATATCGCACAATCTGCTGTCGCTGGTCAACAGCGTTTCGTGCAGATACGTGTGCATAAACGCATGCGGCTACGTGTATACATTGGCGATGAACGGCGCCGGAGGCATCAGTCAAGACTGTCTGTTGCGCGAACACATGACCGAATCGTATTACAATTGGTATTATAGAGAAGACAATGATACGAGATCGTTCCTGGCGCTCAACAAGTACGGTCGGACCAAACGGGTGAGGATAAAGAGCGATGACGTTTTACACAACAACATCAATTCCATCAACGTAATCACCGGTCAATGGGACGGGCCGTCGATCACGAACCGATGCATCGAAAATGACAAAAGAAACATTATGCCTTCGAGCGGCGTTTGCGAAGAAGACGGCGTCGCGGGCGAGGACGGAAGGCGTAAAAAAAATTTCTATTCCATAGACGAAGATGATATATCAATACAACTGTTGCCGAACAACACGACGACGACCACGACGACGACTGTTGCTGCGCCTATGCCTCCGTTTGTGATGCGAGACGAATGTGAAATGTACAATTAAAAGTACAATTAAAAGTATATATAAATTTATTGTGAATCTCGAATTAAACTAATTTTACACAATTGAGTTTTTCTTTTTTTCTGTACGTCTTGCAGCCGTTCAATGTGACGCCGGCATTCTTCTAACTTGTGCTCGTCGGCGTTTTCCATGCGCGTTAGAAATTTACAACAAATCCTGTAGCACTGTATCGCCCGATGAGTATGGCCCAGACTTTCAAACTTGTCGGCGAGATACAGCGCCTCATCTACAATGGCCTGCATGTCTCTAACGAACGCTATAGTTTGGGTACGTGTCCAACAGTTGCCTTAAAATTCCGTGTTCTTCTTCGGCTAGAGTGATAATGCCGAATACAGTGTTCAAAATGTTATCATTTGGTCGTACCGATTGTAAAAAATTACCGCTTACTACCAACGTCAATATAAAGTATTCGGCGTAACGGACCGCGGTCGTGGCCATTTTGATGATTTCATCTGTGTCTCTGACACCAAAGCAGGTGCGTTCGAAGCGCGATTCGGATCCTAATAGGATACAAGTGATATGGGGAAACGTAAGCGTACACGAACTGTACGCGGGACGTCTGAAGCATACCGACGATAACGGACGCTCTTTTTGTCTCACGTTGTACGCGATCGCGTGGTCGGTTAATTGGTTTATTATATGTTCAAACCCCGGCGTCACCGTTCGAGGCGTGTACGATACGCTAAATTTAAAAATAAACTTGTTAATGCTCCAATTTTCATCATACAAGGTATCGTGACCGCCGAGCAACGTGGGAAACAGCATAACTCTATACTCGGGGTTAACTTCGTCGGGCGACACGTTAGCCACGATATCGGCGTCGGCGGTGTCCTCTTCGTTTCTCGCCCAAAACACTTTGTACAAAAACTGTGGTTGATACGAAGTGAACGGTTTAATGCACGAGTTCACCAAAGTCTTGTTGCTCGGTCTCAACATTGATCCGCCCGACGAGTACACGGGAAAAATTCCAATAATAGATGTACAGCCGCACCAAGTGTTGTCGTCGTCGTACATTATAATTCCATTGTGGCGTTCGCCCGTGATCGGATCGATGGCGCACGGATTTGGGACACATGCGTTTCTATTGCGCAAATACTGAGCGTAACTATTGGGCAGACCGGGATGGTCGACTTGAATATAGTTCGGGGGACACGGCGCGACCGGCACGAAATTGGTGTCATTCAAAACGTCTCGAAACGTTTGAGACCTGCAGTACGGAATCTCGGTGTTGGGCAGGAAATCGGACACAAATCCCGAGTTGCATTTGCATCTGATCGGTTTCTCGTTAATGTCGGCGACGACGCCGTGCGGCAAGCAACCGACGGGCACGTCGCAGTCTTCGTACATGTTGACCTGGGTGACGAGACCGGGAGCCGTGCAACTGCATATCAAAGAAAATCCCACGTCCGACTCGGTCAGCAGCCAGACGCCCGTGTTGGGATTGCATCTTCTCGCCCTCTGTCTGTCCAACGCCATGCAATACGATTCGCCCGGTTCGATTTTGTACTCTACGGTTTCGCCAAATTGATCTTGAAGTCTGAGCGTCACCGGCTCGTCAAAGTATTGACAGTTGGCCATCGCTTCGCGGCACAAATCGCAATCGCGATGCGTCGAACATGGCGTGAGTTGTTTGTGACATTCGTGTGTGTTTCCCTCGACTATGATAGAAGTCGGCGGCGAAATGTAAGGAACGTGCGAGTTGTCAAAGAGACGCACGACGTCGCGATCGGCCTTTTCATCTTCGACCCTATACAGCTGACCAACGTATCTGACTAATATTAAAACGACCACCAGAAACAATACTATCAATAGTATCTTGTACATGTCGAAGGCTTAAACTAAGCCGGGTTCGAATCAAACCTGTATGAACATGTTCCGTGCGCCCGCACACACACACACACACACACACACACACACACCAACGGTCGGCCAAGTTCGATTCGACCCTGTCTGACTTTTTGAGAATCTCGAACCCGGCCGACTTTTCATAGATATTTACCAAAAGTCGGACGCGTTCGAATCGAACCTGGCCGACTTTTCATAGACATTTTGGTTTAAATAAAACTAAAAATATATAATACATAAAAAATTTATTGCGATGAAGATGATATTATATTATTAACAAAAGATTTGGCCGATTCCAACGGCAAGTCGTCGATGCGCACACTGCTTCTGGACAATTTTGTGACTTTATAATTTTTAGATTCCAACTCTTCGCACAGTCTGATGAATTCCAATTGAGGATTTGGATGGACGTTGTCGTAGATTAATTGTTGTCCAAATTTTCGTTTTCTATACTGCCGATCACAATACTGATGTTGGCCCGCGATAAACTTGATTATGGTCGCGCCGTTGTCTTCATTGGTCTCGATCAAAACGCACAGACGCGGCCGTTTCGACAAATCTCGGGGATATCGCACGACGGCCGTATTGTCGATCCACCGACCATCATGCTGCTGTTGCCGTTCTGATGCAATGGGAAACTGTTTCTTGTTGTGTTCCGTGTACTCTTTGAGTCGATCGTACAGAGTGTCTATTCGATCTAGACACGCGATTCTCTCGCTCAAACTGTTCAGCCGAATGTCGTAATCTTTAAAGTTGGACACGACCGTGTTTCTAAACTCGGCGTCGCCGCGCTTGATCTGTTCGACGCTGTCGAGTATTCGGTTTAATATTTCACCGTCTTTCTTTTCGAGTCTGGCGACGATGTCGTTTAAAAACCAAACGGTGAAATCCGATTTGTCTTCAAAATCTTCGATCGCGTCCAACAGCTGCAGGCATCCGTGCTTGTCTATACACCAAACCGTCGCGTCGCCGCCGACATAGTCTTGATCGTTATTTAAAAGTTGGTCCAATGATCGCCTATACCGTTTCTCGACATATCTATGCGAATCTCGAACGTCGTCATGACCAATGCCTCGGGCAAAATCGTGGGCCACGAACCAGGTCGCATCTTCCACGATCACGTATCGAATGTAAAATGAAAATAAATTTTTAAAGTGTAAAAGTTTTCTGCCGAGTCGTTTCGCCGCCGAAGAAGCTATATGCAACTCTCGGTCGTCGTCGTCGTCGTCGTCGGTTTTGAGAATCGAAAATGTCTTTTGTATAAAATTTTTAAACATGTTCATAGTCGTCTGAAAACTTTTGACCTTTGCAATTGTAACTGTACGGAGCGCGTATTTGATTCAAATTGCAAAAGACCGCTTCGTCGACGGGCGGAAACAGCACTTCGAGCAGGCGACTTCGATCTTGATATATATCGGAAAACAATAGTTTTATCCTTTGCTTTAACGGCTCCGATTCGATTGCCTCGTCGAGGGCGTGAATGAATGATCCGGCTCTAATGTTTTCGCATCGAACCGGCGGGTTCAATTTGAGAGCCTTATAATAACGCTGCCGTATATCGCGCGTAGTGTGCACGCTGAACGCGTTAATCTTGAGCCAAACGTGAAGTCCACGATTGCCCGTGAACATGATGCGATTAACGTTGTCTTTGTAGAACAGTTTAAACGCTTTCGCGGCAACGTCCATCCGGAGCGCCAGTCTGCGTGGGTCCGATTCGACAAAATCCACGTCGATCACCCACTCGCGGCCGCCGTCGTTGATCGCCTTGACGTGTACGTCCGTGATGCGATTATTCTCAATGTACTCGACAAACGTGTTCAAAGTGAAATCAATGTCGGGATGATGCCACCGTTTCAGATGAGCCGAAAAGAATGCCCACTTTCGGCAAAAGTTGTACGGCACAGCGTTCCACATCCGTTCGATGCGATCCTTCGTGTACACGGACTTAAGCGCTTTCGTGTTCATGATTCACAGTGTAATTTAGCTCTTGGATAGTAATGTTATCGCGACTGTTGCGACGGTTGCGCCGTTTGCTTTTATTAAACCATTCCGACACGCGAGGGCATTTGAGTTTGATAAAAATTATAAACATGAGCAAAGATACAAACAGTGTTATCTTTGTGTAATTGTGTGCGTGCGCTTCTTCGTTTTCGAGTCTCGCCACTTCCTCCAGTATCTCATCAAATAGGCTGTCGACGATCTGGATCGATGAATTGTGATGCAAAACGTTTTCTGTTGCGTTCTCGGCGGCGGCGGCGGCGGCGGCAACGGCTGATGATGATGATTCTCCTCCGCCGTCGAATACGACAATAATGATATTTGTAAAAATCATGATTGACTTAAAAACTTGGGAACTCTTGTTCCATACGTTTTGTACAAAAAGTTATCGTGAATAACGTTCAAAAAGTACGGATTCGGTGTCCATTCGACGCATCCGCGTATGTAATAGCTGTAGTTGAAGTGTACGCAGTACAATTTGTACGTAAGATCGTCGACCACGTACGGAAGAATAAACTCGAAAGCTATACGACGATTCGGTTCGTCACAATACATATCAACGACTTGGTACACGTAGTATGTGGACCGATCGATGGGCGACGTTACCTTGGCTTGCTGTTTGATTAGGGGATTCTTGTTCTTGTCGTACAAATCTTCGTCATAGTCAATGTCGTCGTACACGTATCTCATTCGATAGTAGCCGTTTCCTTCGCTCACGCACGTATAGGAATCCGGTTCGAGAAACGGCACAATCAGCGGATAGTCGCCCGGTTCGTAATTTTCAAACGCCAGCTTTTCGTCTAAATCGTCGATCCGGTACACTTGCGATCTGGGATGTTTCGACGGCGACGGCGCAGACATTTTTGTTATCTATTTCCTGAGCGGAGGCGTTAATATTTCTAGAATCGCGTCAATCTTTTGCAACAGATCGTTGAGCAATGACGAGATCGCGTCGAGGTTCAAATTGCCTAGCGTCTGCGCGATATTGTTCAGCGTTGATATCATGTTTCCAATGCTGGCGGCCAAGTTGGATATGACCGAATTGAGCGAGGTGATCTCGGCGCGGACCGTCTCCTGTAAACGCGCCAAAGCGTCGTTCAACACGTTGAGAGCGCCGGACAGTCGGGTTTCGAGGCCGGCTATTAAAGTTTCCAACGACCGTTCGACGTTCTCGAAACCCGCCTCGATCGCTTCTTGTATGGCCGACACCTGAGCCGCGATCGAAGCGTTTTGAGCGCGTATAGCGCCGACAGCGTTGTTCAGTTCGACAAATTGATTGGTCGCGTTCGCGGACAATTGATTGACATTATTCAATATTGTCTCGTTTTGTTTGGCCAGAGCTTCATTCTGTTTGGCGATGCGTTCGAGTAAAACAGTTTGATGATGATGATGGTGATGGTGGTGGTGGCGACGTCGTCGACACGATGAGCTGCGTCGTCGGCTACAATTGCTGCCGGTTCGGCGTCGTCCACCTCCGCCGCTGCCGCTTCTGCGTCGTCCGCCGCCGCCGCTACTTCTTCGACGCCGGCCGCCACCGCTGCTAGTTCTGCGACGTCGATTGCTACCGCTTCGACGCCGGCCGCTGCTCGTTCTGCGTCTATGTTCGAGACACGAAATTTCCTGATAGACTTCGGCGACAAACGTGGTCAAAAGATAGTCGCAAATGTTGCAGTTTGATCGACTGCACAGAATGCTCAGACCGAGAAGGTCTACGAAAACTTTGTTATTATCGAACCGGCACGTATGCGAGCACCTGAAATCGCCGAGGCATCGGCGGTGTCGCGGTGGCACCGATTGGATCACGCACGATCCGGGCAGCCGCAGCAATTGCACGAGCTCGTCGGCCGACAGCCATATGACCCAACACGGTTCCACGAGAACCGTGATCGTCACGTCTTGGACTTTTTTCGTTATAATTTTAAAAGCCGACATGATATTGTAGGTTTGTCGTAGAGTTTTGATGTATTACTTATCGACATATGCGCTTTGACCATCGGTTCGTGTGCACGTATCATCAATTATGGAAGAAAAATTAAAACAGTGCCGAAACAAAGAGAGCAACCTCATGTCCCAATACGACAATCGCGTCTTTGGATTCTTGCGCGATTCCTCCAAAGACGATCGCCGGTCGGCCGACATCAAGCTGCTGTCGTGTACGATTTACGGTCAGCGCCATCAAACCGTTTGGTTGGACAGTTTGGACAAGATTCGCAGCGAAAACAAATATTTGGACACGATCAACGATCTTACAGATTTGAAACTCGATGCGCAACAGATTGAATCGCTCGTGAACATCGCCGACGGCCGGGAAAGGTACGAAGCGACGCGCATCATAGTCGGCAACATTGACGAATGGAAAGATTTTTACAAAGAAATCACAATGACCCATTGTGGAAAATTTGCAAAGATCCTAAAGCAGTTTGTGGCCAAACGAAACGCCATGCGTCGCAGCAGCAGCAGCAGCAGCAGCGACATAGTCTTGGAACTTGTTTTACTCAAATCGAATCTTGTCAAAATAAAATGTACTATAGACAAATTAATTTGTATATCGGAAAAATAAAACAATTTATTGTATAATTTTGGTATATTTTATTTAACATTTCGATTTAACATATAGCGGCGGAGGCGGAGGAAACAATTTGTCTTGGTCGTCGATCTCGTCGATCTCGTGAGGCGGCGCCGAAGACGATAAATCGGTGTATTGACTACTTTTGAGATCGAATCCGTCCGTCTGCCGACATAGTCTGTCGAACATGTTCTGTATAAAGAGAAAATTAGCCATAACGCTGGCAGCCACCAAAACGAACAGGGTCCAGTAGTGTCGTCTCGCAAACGTCATCTCGTCACACACATACTCTGATCTGCACTCGACGCACATCATTTTGCGCACGCAGCAATTGCTCGTGTCGTTGATAAAGTTGCGTCGCTCGAGCCCCGTCCAACAGACGCTGTTCTTGTCGTGATCCCTGTAAGCGGCGTCGGCGATGGGTAGATGCAAATGCTGCGACACCGACGCGATGGACATGAACATTGATATCTGTAGAACGGCGAGAAAAACGGCTATCGGCACGGCCACGTGCATGAAACGTTTGATTCTAGAAAAGTATCCAATCGATCCAACTACAGTGACGAGGGCCAGCAGCGATCCGTACGCCAGCATTAAATAGACGACGGTCTCGGGGCCTGTACCGTTTTCGTAGTCGAGAGTGGGCTCGAACCGTTCGTCTATCACGCCCAATATTCCGAATGCGACGCACAGCGACGCCGTAGACAGCATGAACACGATCAGTGCCAAGTGAACGGTCTTGGTCAGCGCCGACATGTTGTCAATGTGATCGGTAAACTAAGTATGGTGGACGGCGTCATGTACGTGGTGATTTTTATATTACTGATAATTTTCGTGTTGGCGTTGGCGCGTCCGATGCAAATCGCGTACGAGACCATACGTGGGCGACAAATTGATTACGAGAACCGAATCGATGAACGGATAAACTATATGCAAAACGTGCTCGGCCGACGGCGCTACGTGCCGCTGAGCTCGCTGCCCAACATTGACTTTGGGGCCACGCTCGAGACGATATCCGAGGGCGAGATTCGATGTCTGTCCGTGCCGGCGTTTGTGAGCCGATTCAACACGCCCAATTTCGATTGTACCGAAATGTGCGACGATCCGTCGGCGACGTATTTTTACGTCGGCCCATTCGATCGGTTCGTGGTGAACGGCGAAATGTTGACTAGCGGCGGCTACTGTACGACAAACAGCGTGCCGCGCCAATGCAACCGCGAGACTTCGGTGATCGTGCACGGTCTCAATCAGTGGACGTGCATAGCCGAAGACCCTAGATACTTTGCCGGCGAACAGAACATGGTCCAAACGGCGGGCAGGCAGCATGTCGACTCGATCCGTCCCGACCAGATCGATAGAATCGTACTGTTCGATCGCCAACTGGGCATGCCCGTGGACGTGTCTCGTAACACGTTCCGCAGCCACTGGGACGAGACACTGTCGGACGGATCGAGACGGTTCGAAGTAAGATGCGACGCTCGGGACATCAATAACAATTCAATGTTCATAAACCCCCTGAATCCGATAGAATGTCTACCGAACGTGTGCACAAACGTGCAATACGTCCATCCGGCGGTCAGGCCGGATTTCGAACGGGGCGTGTGCGACTGCGGCGATCCGGACGTGACCAGAGTCGTTCACGTCGATCCGAACGATCCGAGTTCCATGTGCGCTTCGATCGTGCACAATTTGAATCAGAAAGAGCTGACATACGAATTTAGAATAGACTGCATCAACATGAACACGCCGGTCAGCCGGATCCGCACAAACATGCTGCTGTGTCCCGAGCATTTGATGGAATCGACCGGCGACGCGGCATACACATTCGTGATGCCCGGCGCGTTTCCAATGTCCACAAACGGCATTGAGGAACCCAACTACAGATTGTGGTTGGACGTGAGGAATAGAGTCAACTTTTTCCAACGAAGACACGACACCATTACATCCGAAGCGGCTCTAGCAATGGCCAAATTCAAAATTCCCAACAAAAAGTCAGACAAGTTTGAATCGAACGCGGCCGACTTTTCGTACAGACAGAATAACATTTGATGCTGCAAGGCATGTTAGATTTTACTAAACATGTTCACAAACATGTTCGTGAACTTGTTATATTTTATAATTAAAAAAAAATTTTGCAAGACTTTATCAAACATGTTAGATTTTTACTGAACATGTTCACAATCATGTTCATGAACATGTTGAGTAAAATCTAACATGTTCACAATCATGTTCATGAACTAAACATGATACCCAACATGTTCACAATCCGGTTCGGGGTCGGGAATGAAACATGAAAAAGATTCACGTTAGGTTGATACCAAACATGTTTACACAAACATGTTCATGAAAAGTCATACAGGTTGCATATCAACTTGTATGACTTTTCATCCACCAGTTTACAAAATTTGAGGATATACCGCAAACAAGTTTGATTAAACTTGTCTGACTTTTTGTTAACATGTTCTGGAAATGAAAAGTCGGCCAGGTTCGAATCGAACACGGCCGACTTTTCGATTGTATGTATATACATTTTTTTTAATAAGTGAGTCGTACATAAAAGGAACGCGATTTGTCTCTCGGGAACAAACGACACTACGATGCTGTTAATAGCAACCGTCGCCGTAGCATCGATGTTGATTTTGAGTCGGGGCCAAGCAAAAATTGTAAACGTGGTCCCGTTCAAGCACGAAGACGGAGGTGGCATTTATTTTGAACACGTCAACGCCGTCAACTTTGTATCGGACACTTGGCATTTTGTGATCGAAGTGGATCACAACTATTTGTTCGGCAAGGTGCACAATGTCTTTAATGAGGCCGAATCGTTGATCCGCGTCGCCGGATCGACTGAAATGAATTCGTGTCACAATCGAGAAGTGGTCAAGATGGACGTGCATTTGCACATTATGGAAAAGTGTAAAGTTTTGCAAAAATACCACAGGGACATTGAAAGCAAAGTCAAGATGATAGACGAGTTTATAAACGATCCGGCCCCCGATCTGATCACGAAAGCGCCCCTCTTTGAATCGGCGCGCCGCAGCCGTCGTAGCGTGTCCGACGCTAGTCGCGTCCAGCGTCGTCGCAAACGGGGCGCTTTCGATTTCGTGGGTAAAGTGGACAATTATTTGTTCGGCGTGATGGACAGCGACGACGCGGCCGAGCTGCATCGCGTCGCCATCGGCGAGAACTCGATCAATTCTCAGGTGAAGAATCTCACGAGCGCGGTCATCGAGATGGCGGACAATATCGACAAGCGACTGCGCTGCATCGAACAGGCCCGCGACTTGGACAAGTGTAACTATCTCGAAAAGAAATATCAAGCTTTAAAAGACGAACTCGTCGAGATTGAAAAGTCATACGACAAATTGAACACGGCCATCGATTTTGCAAAAGGCAATCGTCTCAGCACGTACGTGATAACTCCCGAGACTTTAATGTTTGCCATGGCGAACGTGACTTCAAAACTGCCACCGGACACGAGCTGGCCCGTAGAGACTAAACTGAAACAAATGCACACGCTAATCGACAACGTGATGAACACGCACGTTTTCGTCACGACAAACAGAAAACTACTGTTCATACTCGAAGTGCCGCTGATCAAGACTGCGTCGTACAACTTGTTCGAAGCCATTTCGGTGCCAATGTGCGGCGGCGACGGAAGAGGCCGTCACGGCAAGGTGGTGGAAAACATTTGCGCGATCGTATTACCATCGAGCCGGTACATTGGCATCTCGAATGACAAACACACGTATATTCGAATGGACGATACGCTTTCGTGTCGCCAGACCGAAGACCGAATGCTGTGTTTCAAGCCGCACACCATTTACATCACGGCGGAGACGGCGCTGTGTGACATTCGAATCATGATGAAGGAAAACGTGTCCACGTACGATAATTGCGACGTGCGAGTCGGCCGATTCAATGACGAAATATTCCACCCGATCGCCGACTACAATCGATGGCTTTACATGGTGCGCGTGCCGACCGAACTCAACATGCTGTGTTCGTCTCTGCTCGACGAGGACTCGACCATCGTGCTGCCGGCAGGCGTCGGCGTGATTAGCGGCGACGGTTCGCAATCGTGCGAACTGGCCACCAAACGCAGCACCATATCCGTGCACAAATTGAAATCCGATCTCATGAGTACTATACGAATAAACTTTACGGCTTCTCTGTACGATCTCAACGAGGCCATCGAAACGGCCAAACGCATCATGTTGGACGGCACGAAATCGTCGTCGTCGTCGTCATCATCGAACAATTTGAACAGAGACTCACTAAAGAGCGTAACCATCAGACTCAACGAGTTGAGAAAGCAAATGAACAATAATACCATATTCACAGGAAAAGAAATCGGAGAGGGCGACGACAACGACAACGGTTGGTTTGACGCTTTCGATTTTGGATTTTGGAAAGATGTAAAAATAATTTTATACTGCGCCATAGTAGTAGCGATAGCTGTCGTGGCGTTCAAAGTGTACGCATTCTGCGGCGGATGCAACACGAGCCGGACAAAGACGACGACGATCATACGGAACAATTACGATCGAGAAATGGTGTACTTGAAAGGGGACAAATCCGAGCCTTCGGCGCCGCCACCGTCGGCTCGAAAATTGTACGACGAACATGCATTTTAAATAAAAAAAATTATATATTACTTGTGTGTTTTATTATGTTATTAAATTAAATATTTGAATATCAAACTCTTCCATTTCTTTCTCAGCTTCAATATTTTCCAACTCGTCCAACTCGTCATAATCGATGTCGTCGTCCTCTTCATCGACATCGTACCTCGTCTTTTTGATGGGCGGATGTGTGATGCGAAGGGTTTCGCGTTTCGCGATCCTCGCCAGAGCATCTTCGGAGAACACATCGAAATCATTGTGAATCGTTAGAATGTCGATTTTCATGTCATCATCAATTGAAAACTCTTCGTTTTCGACACCGTCATGCATGTCCAAATCGATGGGGTCTCGGTCGTCGCCCGAAACGATTATGTCGCGATCGTTGTGATACTTTTCAAACAGTTCATCCATAATGCACTCGAACAAGTCTCTATCGTGTTTTCTAATGATCCTCATGCATAGATAGTGTCTAAGCCATCTGTACACAAACTTGCCGTCGAAATGGTGCAAATGATGCACACAATCAATTTTTAACACAAAATTGCTGCATTCGCTAAATTTTGTATAAAAGAGACTTCGCTTCAGCGACGAGACCGAAATCAAGGTGTTTGGCAAGGGAAATATGTCTCGAATGTGCGGAACTGCAAACTCTAAAACGTGAGCGTCGAATAGAATGCGGCCCGTTTTGTTTTCAATCTTGTACTCGACATCGCGATCCAGTACGTTGAAAAAGTTTACATTAATGATGCCCGTGTGAATTATAGACGAAGACATTGTTGATAATGAGTGTTTGGTTGTCGTCAGACGGGTATTAAATGTGACGAATCTTATCGCGCTGTCTCAGTGTATTGCATGAATCACACGCGCGGCGCTCGAAAATGTTTTTCGACTCGAATCATTTGTACATCTGTAAAACCAAAACGATGGTCGAACACGTCTGGCCCGTGTACGATACGCGTCAGTCGCATCTGCCCTCGTTCGAACCGTACGCAAGGATGATAGATCGAGCCATCCGGTCGACGAGCAAACGATCGAAGAAGGCTCGCCTTTTGGCGTACAAGATTTGCATGAGCGTAAAGTCCGAGTTGAAAAAGTCTCTGAGAAGATTATATTTTGCCATCGCCCAACAGCGCGTCGGCACGATCGAGTGCATGCTAAACACTGAAATTTTGAATCCCAATCTGTTTCGTGTTGAAAACGTGCGCATCGTCAACGGTCATCAGCTTCACGCAACCATCGAGTTTGCCAATTACGATTATGACACGCGGCGACCGTGCTTTGTGTACTATTCGACAGAGGAACGCGCGCTCAGAATTATCTTCAAGCCGATAATCGTGTACGATCAAGAGTTTTGGTACCGCTACATTGATCTGTATGGAATGATGAGAGACAAGAATTTTTATCATCCACAAATCGATCGGTTCGTGCACGACTCCAACTCATCGGTTTTCACATCGTGGCCCCCAATCTCTCGCTACGAGACGGGTTCGATCGATGACAGATCGTTCGAATCGATCATGTTTACTGCTCACCAGCGGCGTCCCAAAGATCGGATGCCGGCGTGTCGGGGTGTCGTGAAAAAGTTTAAAGTGCTCAATGGTCAATGTAAAAATTTCTCGTACAAGTATCAAAGAAATTTTATAATAAAATTGTAAAATATAAATTTTTGTTTTAATCAAGGAATCGAACCTGACCGCAGGACAGGTTTGAGACTTTGGAATCGAACGTGACAAACGAGTTTATGAAAAGTCGGACAGGTTTGAATCGAACGTGTCTGACTTTTTGTAACTTAAAATTTTTACAACAAGTTTATGAAAAGTCGGACAAGTTTGAATCGAACGTGTCTGACTTTTGTACCATGTGTAGTCGGCCAGTATCAAACATGTTCACGAAACATGTTCAGTTATTTTGCCAGTCCAGTATCAAACATGTTTATGGCCAGTATTTTATGGATAGTATCAAAGTGGCTAGCATCAAACATGTTCATGAAAAGTTATGGTCGGCCAATATGAAACATGTTCAAGTTATGGCTAGCATTAAACACAAACATGTTCGCGAAAAGTTATGGTCAGCATCAAACATGTTCGCGAACATGTTCACGAAAAGTTATGGCCAGATCAATACCCGGCCAGCAAGTTATCGACCGTTCTAGAAGCGCAAAGTGGATGATGCAATAATGACGCAATTTGTTTTTCAACTTTTTCCAAGAATTCCAAGACATTAACCTCGTGACGTAATTTGTTTTTCAACTTTTTCCAAGAATTTAAATACATTGACCTCAATTATTGCATCATTTTTAGACATGTTTCGACTTGTTCCATGATTATTGCATCATTATTAGACATGTCTGGACTTGTCCATGCCGAGAACAGTTCACAAACATGTTCATAGAACATGCCGAGAACAGTTCTATACATGTTCATATAACAGTTAACAAACATGTTCATGAACATGTTCATAAAAAACTTAAATAATGTTCACAAACATGTTCATAAACACAAACATGTTCATAAACACAAACATGTTCATAAACACAAACATGTTCATAAACATGTTCATAGACATGTTCATAAAAAACTTAAATAAAAAACAAGTTTAATATAATTATAATTTATTGTATATCAACCTAAGCTTTGAACAAAGTCAGTTACAAGTTTGATTTCACTTGGCGTTATTTTATCTCTAAAGTTAAACATTGGACGAAACATGAACACGTCAAACCAATTTTTACGACATTCTTCATCATCATTCATCATGCAGCTCCACGAACGTTGAAACCAATTTGCGGTAAAGTAACAGTTGATGGGAGGATACTTGAAGTGATCGGAATTAAAGTTGTTGTAATCGTATTTGTGTATTATCATGTCCGACAACTTGTAGGAATAATCCGTGTAATCTATCGTGTCCGTCAAATTGTACAATTCCAAATAACGTCTAAAATGTTCAAATTGTCCGTCCTCGTCTATATAAAGAGATTTGACGACAAAGAATAAAATTTTCGTGACCGGATCAAAGCACATTACGCATTTTTTAGTCACATCGGGCACTTTGAAATGCATTGATCCAAACAGCCCCAAGACGCGAGTGTCGAAGACTCGCGTACTGCCAAAACTGTCGAACTTGACCACGTTGGGACATGCTATCTTAAATGTCATCAGTTCGGGATTGAAAATTTCTCGACATACACGATTCACCAGCTTCCGTTTGACACGGTGCACCATCATCCAACTGTCGTTAACTTTGCGTCCCACTTTGATATTTCCAAATAATTGTTTCACCACCGTCTGATCGCTTTTCACGTACGACGTGAACACATTTTTGTACACGAGTCTAATGTTTCTCCTCAATTTTTGCTGACATTTGCGAGCCAAATTTAGCTCCAAGGCGCGTAACTCTAAATGTCCACATATGGTACAATCCTTACAATGATGTCTGCACAATCGCCTGACTATGGGCCAGGTGTGCGAAAAGAAAGGATCATCTGACCACAAAACGTTTTCAAACATGATTGACCGGTTAATGATCCGTCCGCCAGGTTCCTTGCAAATTTATATTACAAAAACGATTAGATAGCGAGTGCGAACGTGATCATGAACATGTTCCACAATTATGCGTACGTGACTAGATAAAATTTTAATCTAAAAGCGTACGTGACAGATAAAATTTTAATCTATAGATAGAAAGATAAAATTTTAATCTATAGATAAAAGTAAAGTATTTAGATAAAATTTTATCTAAAAATTTTAATCTAAAGATAAAATATTGACATGCGATTTCTCAATACCAATGAAGATCAAGTGATGATAAGGAATTTATTACTATCGTTCTAGATAGTGAAAAATCAAATATCCCATA